CGCTTGGTCAACCACCAGGTCATTGCGTCTGTGATTTCTACGGTCTTGGCTGGTCTCTTCATGGATCATTCCTCCTTTGGGGTATAAAATACTGACACAGATCATTAGGGGATCGGATGAAGATACTCGTAAATAATTCCACGACTACCGTCGTATCCCCTGATAATGAATTGATATCGGGATTACGAAGACTTTTTACCATGAGAGATAAATCTAAAGAGTATCAAGTCAACCGTATGTCAAAAAATCCCTACGCTCGTATGTCTAAGGCGTATGAGCAGCTCAAATCCCAGGTCTACACCTCGCTACTAGATGAGTCTGTACCAGGTCAAGTCTCGTTCCCCACTCCGCTACTGGAGGTCTCTGGTCTACAGCCTACTGTAGACAGTAGATCTAGCACGGGCAAGACTATTTCCCTACCCTGGGACTCGTCCTACAAACCGGTGCAGCTCAGGCCGTACCAAGTCGAAGCCGTAGAGAAGGCAGCCAAATCCCAACGCGGCATCATCAACATGGCTACCGGCTTGGGCAAGTCTAAGGTCGCCATCTTCCTTACTCGCCAACTCAAGAAGCGTACGCTCATAGTGGCACCCAACAAATCAATCGCCAACCAACTGTACGACGAGCTCTGTCAGTGCTTCGGCAAGCACTGCATCGGCTTCTACGGCTCCGGCAAGAAGAAGCTGGGTGACGTCACCGTGGGTATAGCGCAGACCGTAGTCAACCACGTAGATGACTTCAAAGCCCACGACCTAGGCTTGGTGATAGTCGATGAAGCGCACCACACCGCAGCCACCACATTCTACTCCATAGTGGAGTCACTCTCCCACGTGGGCAACATCTACGGCCTCACCGCTACCGCCTTCAGGTCCGACGGCAAGGACCTACTGCTGAACGCTGCGTGCGGGTTCCCTGTAGTCGAGTACGATGTGAAGTGGGGAATCCAGAACGGCTGGTTGGCAGAGCCAGTGTTCATCACTCGTAAGATTCGAACCTCGACCCCGGACTACGATGATAAGCTGATGGCATACAAATCCCACATCCTCTCGGCCACAGAGATATCCTCTAGGATAGAGATCGATGCCCAGAAGATGATGCAGGCAGGTAAGGCTACTCTGATACTAGTGGACACCATCGAGCACGGCGAGGCGCTCTCGAAGTCGCTGGGTATACCGTTCGCCAAGGGCGAGGACAAGCAGTCGGAGGCTTACGTAGACCAACTCAACCAAGGCAAGATAGTTGGATTAGTTGCCACGGAGGGCAAGGCAGGAGAAGGCACCGATACCCGCAACGTAGACTGCCTCATCATGGCTCAGTTCACTGCAAGCAAAGGCGCAGTACTCCAAGCAGTAGGAAGAGGATTGCGTAAACAAGGCAATAAAACTCATTGTTACATTCTAGACTACTGGCCGACCTCCAGCCGTATGCTAGGTAGGCACGCAGCAAAGCGAGTAGAATTCTACCAAGAAATCACAGATCAAGTAAAAGTCCTAGATCAGTAGGGAGATCCACATGCAAGAAGTAAAGATGATTGGTCATGGGCGTTACTCAATCTCTAGAGTCGGAGATGGAGTTGGTGACTCTGGTCCAATGCTAGAGTCAATCAACCCAGAAACACTAGAGACCACCTCTGGTGTAATCAAGGTAGGTTGCCGCATCCGCTGCGGTTCTATATACGCCAGGACCTACGCTAGCCAAGACTGGTGGCTGACCTCCAAGGTGACTGAGATCTTCGATCACGAAGAAGGTGAGTTCTCCTCGTCGTGTAAGTTTAGGACTGAGTCTAACTCCGTCTACATCTGCAAGAATTTCTGACTTACCCTGTATCTGATGACAGTACAATCAACGACGTACCGTGTCATAAACAAGGAGACCCAATGTACTCGAATTCAAAAAGCGTCAATAGTGTTCTCACCAACAATGTTGCAACAGTTGAGTCTAATTTATCGAAAAGCACTCTAGAGCTATTAGAACAGTTCAGATCCCTCCCAGAAGGATCCTATACCCGGGATGAAAGTCTAAAAATTCTAAGTCGACACCCTACTGAGCTATCAGACGCAGAAGTAAGCTCTTTTCTAAGAGAGGTTTTAGATCAAAACCCAACTAGCCGTTTAGATGATCTGAATGCGTTGACGCTAGCAGATGGTACACATTTGTTGACCGCTTACTTCCGCCAATAAGAAATCATGAACAAGGAGACACAATGTCATTAAATCCAGAGAACAAGTGCGCCCAGCTTCTAAGCAACCCAGTAGCAGAGCTAGAGCTTGGCGAGCAGTCGCTGGTCAAGATGTTTGACATGCAGAAATCTCTGCAAGAGAGACTTGGCTACGACTTCGACAATCTGACCATGGAGCAAAGAGTTGCCCACTTGAAGGAGAATTGGATCGCGCTTAGTGACGAGTTCAGCGAGACGCTCGAGCGTTTGCCGTGGAAGAAGTGGAAGAAGTATACTCCAGAGGCAAAAGCCGACTGGACCTCAGAGGAGCAGAAAGTTGAGACACAGTTCGAAGTTATCGATATGTTTCACTTCATGATCAACATGGCCCTCCTGGTGGGCATTGATGGAGAAACTGCGTGGAAGATGTACGCGCAAAAGAACGCAGAGAATTTCGCACGTCAAGATAGAGGCTACTAACACCACTACCTAAGTACAACCCTCCTCACAGGAGGATTCATGAGAATCACGCCATCCGCTTTCCCATCGGCCATAAACATAAAGCACGCCAAGCCGCTAGATAAAGAGAGTATCTGGCCGATGAACGTGGAGCTTGCCGTTTTTAGCGTACCCATCCGTAAGAAAGATGGGTACGACCTTGCTTCTGTGCGATCGCTTGCAACTAAGCTTAAAGCCTCTATGGCACCAAATGGCAAGGTATTTATAAACTGCTATGCCCCAGCGGAATGTAAGTCTAGACCTTTCGAGGTGGCAAGTGAGATGGCCAAAGCTGGCTTCAACCATGTCGAGAATCTAGTGATAGAAAAGACATGGATGCCAGGTAGGAAGTCGGACTCTACTCTGGTCAACACCCATGAGTTCGTGTTCTTCTTCGTGAACGGCGAGCAGTGGACGATAGACAGAGCACCAGTGAGGCAGTATCTCATGCTGCCAGAGGATCAGCCATGCTGTGGAAACACTTGGCTGGTACAGTCAGGCTCCCTAGACGAAGCTTACTCAGATGACCTGGCAGAGCTGATAGTCCGCTTCTCAGACCTGCTTCCAGGTAGCTCGGTGTTTGACCCGTACATGGGTAACACCGGCATCATCAAGGCGTGTCTTAAGTTAGGTCACTCACTCACGGGCTTCGAGTCCGACCTAAAGAAGATCAAGCAGTATCAGAAAATAATCGAAGAATTTAAATTGGAGGAGTAACATGAGCATCGCTTACATCAAGTCTAAGGCCAAGACTACGGTCTCAGGTCAGAGTGAACTAGAGAAAATTGTGGACGAGACTTTGGCCCACGCCGCTACGGTAGTGGGAAGAACACTCGGGCCAAGTGGGCGCCCCATAGTTCTGGAGCGAGAGGGACTTTCACCCATCATCACCAAAGATGGTGTCACGGTGCTCAAGCACCTAGGTCTACCTTCTGCAACCCACAATCTCATCCTGGACACAGTGAAGGAGGTATCCCTCAACACAGCCAGGGACGCAGGTGACGGCACTACTACCGCTATCGTGCTGGCAGATGCCATCGTGCGTGAGGGTAAGAAGTATCTGCGTGAGAATCCAAAGTCAAACCCACAGCGCGTGATGCGCGAGCTACAACACTGCTACAGCTCTGTAGTTGTTCCTTTCCTAGAGAGGGTATCAACCCCAGTAACTACCGACGAGCACCTACATCGCGTAGCCATGATCTCCGCCAACGGCGACGAGGAGATCGCCGCTTCGGTGGTCAAGGCCGTAACTGCTGCAGGCGAAGACGGAACTGTCCTGATCCAGGAAGATCAGGGCGGAGGGATGCGAGTAGAGACAGTCGACGGTTACATCGTCACGACTGGACTTAGGGACATCGGTGCTATCGGCGTAGCTTTCGTCAACGACCGTGCTGGGCAGCAAGTCAAGATGGACGCGGGACTAGTAGTACTGTTCGACGGCACACTGAACGATCTCGTACTACCTGCTGCGATCCAGAGTGCTTGCGAGAACAACCCCGATTTGTACGGTAAACCCATCGTCGTATTCGCACACGACTTCTCCGACCCCGTCATCGAGAAGTTCTTGAAATCGACCAAGGCGGGAGTCACAGTACTTCCAATCAAGACACCCAAGTCTACGCTCACCAACAGCAGAACTATGTTTCTGCAAGACATGTCGGCTTACGCCGGTGGCACGGTCATGGACCCAGCTACCGCACCTGGCTTTACCGAGAACAACTTCGGCTTCTTCACTCAAGTCAGATGTGGCTACTACGAGACCTTCTTGCAAGCAGAGGTAGACTCGGAGCAACTAGAGAGTCGCGTAGAGGAGCTCAAGGCAATTCTAGCTGGAGCTAGATCAGAGCACGATCAAGCCCACTTGCGAGCACACCTAGGTAAGCTCACTGGCGGTATCGCTACGGTTTGGGTAGGCGGAATGACGGATGCTGAGATCCGTGAGCGCAAAGATAGAGTGCAAGACGCAGTTGAGGCAGTTAGATCTGCAGTAGCAGAAGGTATCGTACCCGGTGGCTGCTCTACTCACTTGTCTCTAGCGGTAGAGATCCTCGGCAGCAAGTCGTATGCTCACTCCTGGAAGATCCTCAGCCAAGCCCTTAATCAGCCTATCATAAAACTACTCTCCAACTGCGGAGAAGAAGAGCTGATCCCAGAGGTCATGACTAACATCTGCGACAGCATCAACTCGAACGGCATCGCCACTAAGACCTTCGACGCAGATGTCCACAAGATGGTGGACGCGGTAGAAGCAGGGATAGTAGAACCAAGCAAGGTCCACCGTATTGCCATCGGCAACGCGCTATCCGTAGCAGGTGTGCTGATGACCGTAGGTGGTATCGTAGTTTCTCCACGTGACTACAATCTAGAGACTCAACTAGAGCTCTCTAGGGACGCTTTTAAGAACATGCTGAACCAAGGAGACGAGCAATGATCAAGACAATTTTAGAGCAGCTGTGGGCGAACGAGAAGACCAGGTACGTGCTACTGGTAGTTGGTGGGCTACTGGTCGGAGTACTGTCGACCGTGCTCCTGTATCCAACCAAGCAGATCCGAGAAGAAGCACAGAAAGAACTACGTGAGCAAGTGCAGCAGGAAGCACAGTCCTCTTTTGCAAAGAGAGAGCAAGAGCTTACAGAGCGCTTCACAAAAGAAGTGAATACGCTTACCTCCCAAGTAGAGAAGTCCATGCAAGAGCAATCTTCCCTCCAGAAGAAAGTATCCTCTCTGACCACCGAGAACACGCAGCTCAAGCAGAAGCGAAGGGTTGAGACTATCATCGTCAAGAAGCCAGATGGTACAGAAGAGACCCACATCGTTGACGTCACGGATACCGAGTCTATCTCATCCAAGCACGAGCAGCAGATCTCAGAGCTAAACGAGACCCACAAGCAAGAAGTAAAAGAGCTGGAAAACAAGCACCAAGAGCAGATCGTGGCTGAGCAAAACAAGTCACAGAAGAAAATAGATGAGGTCTCGCAGGAGCTCTCGAAGTCCAAGCAGACAATCGAGCTCCTAGAGAAGACCAGTAAAACCATCACTACCAACGTGCGCAACTTTGGTATCGGCGCTGGATACACTACTGATCGCGACTACTCCGGCGAGGTGTCGTACCAGTTCTGGGGTCCAGTCTACATGCAGCTCTCAGGTGACTCTGACTTCAAGTCAGATTACCTCGGCAGAGCAACCCTGGGGATCCGCTTCTAATATGCCCAAATATACGTTTCAATGTACTAAGTGTGGACACAAAAAAGCTGCGTACACGAACACTAACATTCGTGTTGCTCCGTGCCAAGAGTGTCATAGCCCTGCAATCAGGTTACCTCCAAACACCAACAAGGCTAATGTCACAGAACTGATCGATTCCTATTCCGGAGTACATCTATCCCCAGAATACAGGAACGAGATGGATCAGAGATCTCTAGATCACTTCTGGGCAGTCGAAGTGCCGAGACTAGTTGGTGAGCACCCAGAAGCCGAGTGTCTAGCCAATGGCTGGCTCTACAAGAATGAAAAGGGAGAGCTCTGTATTCAGACCAAGCCGCCCAACAGGAGATGATGCTTGCAGATACAGTCGATCAAGATAAGTAACTTCCTCAGTATCGGGGAAGCAGAAGTACAGTTCCCAAATCAAGGCATGCTACTAATAGAGGGTTGGAACCATGACAATCAGTCAAGCAACGGCGCTGGCAAATCTTCTATTCTGTCTGCAGCATCTTGGTGTCTATACGGTAAACTCCCCCGTGGGATCACATCTACTTCTGTTACTAGATCCGGAGAAAAGTCCACATCTGTATCACTTGAATATAGATCTAATACTGGACACTTTAATATCCAGAGAACTAGAGGCCCTAACGCGCTCTGGCTCTCGGTGGATGGTGAGGACCCAAAGCAAGTAGATCAAGAGCAGCTTGATGAGATACTTGGCTTATCCTACGAACGCTTCCTACAGATAGCTTACTTCGCACAAGGTCTAGGCCAGAGGTTCCTAGATCTGTCAGATACAGATAAGAAGCAGCTATTCCTAGATCTGTCCAACTCGGTAGACTACTCTGCAGCAAAGCAGAAGGTTGAGGCAAAGCTCAAAACTCTTGTCTCTGAAAAATCAGCGTTAGAGCTTAGGTCAGCGCAGGTCAATGCTAAGCTAGAAGAGCTGTCCTCTGTAACTATAGATACGGTTGCATTAAACCAAACCTTAGAGCAACTATACTTGCAGCGAAGCAAGCAGCAACTCCACATGTTAGAACTATCTAAAACTCTGAACCCTCCAGATACAGCTAAACACAAAGATCTTTTGTCCAAGCTCAGAGGGCAGCTATCTAAGATACAAGAAGCGAAAGGCGAGTTGCGGCAGCTGCACATTCAGCTCAAGCAGCTCAGCGCACCCATTGAGAAACCCTCGCCTCTGCCTTGCCCACACTGTAATGGCGCTCTAACCATAGACGAAGACACAGTAGTTGTCTGCGATACCCAAGCCATGGAAGACTCCTACTTCAGGCTACTAACTAGACAGAAAACCAGAGTCGAGGACATCAAGTCTAAGATCATCGACGTCGATTCCTTGGTCTCAAAAGAAGAGAGAACCAGAGAGGCGATCGAAGCCTGTGAGCAAGAAGTGCGAGATCTATCCACTAAGTACCTTGAGACAAAGTCTGACATGGATCAACTGACCATGGCTATCAGTAAGACCAACCATTCTGTTGAAATCACGCTAGCAGAGGTGTCTAGAGCAGAGGCACTGTCCTCTAGGTTGGGTAAACTCAGGGACGAAGCCGAATCCATATCTGTCGATATCGCCGAGCTGAATTCAAAGATCCTCATCCTGAGTGAAGCGATAAGTGTCCTTGGACCATCCGGTATCCAAGCCTACGTGCTTGATTCCATCATAGACCAGTTCAATGAGTTCGTTAGAGGCGTCTTGTCTGAGGCTTGGCCATCTATAACCTACGAGTTGCTGTCGTTCAAAGAGAATAAAACTGGGGTCGTATCCACTAGGTTCTCAGACTCTGTGTCTATAGACGGTAGGGTTACCACTATAGGAGCCATGTCTGGTGGCGAGAGGCGCTGTCTATCTATAGCCATAGACCTCGCGGTATCCAAGGTACACTCCCTATACTCTGGTGTCCAGGTTGCCCCGCTGATACTAGACGAGCCCTTTGACCACATGGACTCTACCAATAGAGAGCGAGCTATCTCCATACTCCAGACCGTGGCTAACGATACCACAATTGTGGTAGTCGATCATGCCAATGAAGTCAAGGGGTTATTCGATTCCATCATCACCGTGGAGAAGAAGGGTGGTATATCTGCCGTCAGGGTAGAATAGATATAGCCACATCGGAGACCTTGGTGACAGATAAACTAGACAAAGCCATACCAGGCATCCCATCACCTACTGCGCCAAAGCCACCCAAGGTGCCTTCTATGGCACCTACGTCTAAGAAGTCTGCGGTCAAGCAGATAGAGCAGCTCAAAAGTCCACAGATGAACGAGCTGCACATGAAGCAAGCCAAGACCATGGAAGCTAGCCTCAAGAACCCTATGGCCATGACCAAGGACGAGAACGAGCAATCCTTCCACGTCACCAAGGACGGTTCTAGGGTCACTACCGAGCCTATCCCCCTAAGCCATATCGATTCCCACCTGGGCGGCAAAGATCGCCTAGAGCAAGCAGGATACAACCTGGTCCCAGTCAAGCGCGAGCGACTAGTCAAGCAACCAAACGGTCAGTGGTCCATCGAAGAGTACTGAGTACAACTACCTCAATGTGAGGTAACCATGACGATATTTATCGCTCTCGATCCAGCGCAGTCGACTGGATTTGCACTCGCTAGAGTAGACGGTACTCACTGCGAGATCTTCGACTACGGCTTCATTGACGTAGACAACTCCTCCGCTTACGTTGGAGATTGGTGCATCGACTTAATGTCGCGCATAGACACCATCCACGCAGCACACAAATTTACCGACATCGCCGTAGAGTCCTTCTTCTTCTCCTCGCGTTTCGTCAGTGGAACAGATATCAACCCAGCTTACAGAACCGCCATCCACATCTGGGCGCGGCAGAGAAACCTACCATACTCGATCCTGAACATCTCCTCGTGGAAGACGATCGTGGCTGGACGCTCTACTCCAACCAAGGAGCAGAAGGCAAAGTACGGCAAGGAAGCAGCCAAGAAGATCATGATCGTGCAAGCACTCTGGGAGCGTCACGGTATTCGCTTACCCAACCACTCTATCTCAGAGGCTACTGGTAAACCGATACTATTTCGCTACGACATCGGTGACGCCATCGGCCAAGCCATCTACCACGCTTACGAGAAGTATCGCTGCAAGACGTTCTCGTGTTCTGTTCCCGTTCCACCAGACGTCACTTTCCCACGTGTCTCCAAGAAACACTTCTCGTATGATGATCTCTGTATAACCCCTTCTGAAAAGGAGGACACAAATGGCAAAAAGAGTAAGTCTAGGAAAAGCAGATCAGGTACTATCTAAGAGCTTCGTCGATTCTATCGCAGAGTTGGGTGAGGACGAGTTGGAGCAACTGATCGTCAAGACAGAGCAAGAGATCCGCAAGATCAAGACAGAGAAGAAGAACGACTCTAAGTTGAACTCAGCCAAAGAGATCGCGAAGGATCTGTCTGCAGCTTACACGGCAGCTATCGCTCACAACGATGCAAAGAAGAACTTTCTGCTGGACAAGCTGGAAGAGCTGCAAGGTGGCGACGATGCTGACGAGTAGTATTCTGATGACGGTCTTGCTTGCTGCCTCCTCTGGAGAAGGCAAGAATAAGCCAGAGGCGAAGGAACCAGGGCAGGTCTATATCTGTGAGGCTGAGACAAGTGGCCCAGACAAAGACATCGATCTAAAGAACTGCAAGAAGCTGAAGCCAGAGCCTACACCTTCTCCCACGCCTAGGCCACCAAGTCCTCCTCGCCACTGATGTGGTATAATCCTACTATACTATAGGAGGGTTTATGTCTGAGATTTCACTGAAAAGTCAATACCTTGAGGGAGCCACGGGTTTAACCCAAAAGTTGGCGGACGCCTTTGAGCTCGGCAGAAGGTTCATTAGACCCCAATTTGATGACGTCCCTTTCAAGGACGCCGTAGCAGTGTCTACGACTTCGCCACACTTCACTATTTCAAACTCTGGTAGCAATACCTTGCTGTTAGCTGGCTACACCGTGCGTTATGATAACGCGGGTACTGAAGTAGAGCGCATAGTTGCTAGTCCACTGGTTGCTGGCTCTACATTTGACGTAACAGTAGCTCCTCCTGCTGCGGTTACCGGCAAGTCTCTACGCTACTCTAGCCCTAGACCTGCTGGCTACACCACTCTAGCCAATGAGCTTACCTCTGCAGCTGCTGCTGGCAAGACCTCATTCTCTGTATCCATCGAGACTTCCGACAACCCTTCCTACCTGCGCCTACAAGGCCACTATATGAACGCTTACTTCGCGGGTATTGAGTACGCTCTAGGTAAGGAAGGCATCTTCCCCACTTACGAGGTCAAGTTGACGTTGGACACCTCTGATACACTTGCTACCAAGGTTAAGTTCGCTTTCACATTCTGCTAATGTCTTGCCCTGATCTGGTATAAATATTCTTGCGACGAATCACGGGAGGAACATGCGTGAAATGGTCTGAGCAGCAAGAATTATTCCAAAGTATGGTAAACGAAGAGAAGCTACTACTTGAGAACAAGGGTAGGGAGTACTCATCAGATACCGACTCTCTGGCCAATTTCAAGACCAAGGCTGACATTGGTCTAACTCCAATGCAGGTAGCGATGGTGTTCATGGACAAGCACTACTCATCCATCAAATCGTACGTAAAGAACGGCAAGGAACTCTCCAGCGAGAGTATCGAGGGTAGAATCGCAGACATGCGTAACTACCTATTCCTTTTAGCTGCTCTCATCAAAGAGAAGAAGTCAGGAGAATAAATGGCTGTAGACAAGAAGACTCAGATACTTCGAAAGTATGCTGCCACGGCCAAGAAGCTTAGGCGCGATCCTAAGATGTCTGACCTGAAGGCAATTGGCGTAACCAAGGATATGGTCACACACCACTTCAATTCTCTAGGCTCCCTCAATCTTGCTGCACGAGAAGCTCACCCCGACAGTTTCTTCGACGTATCTATCGACTCCATCTACTCCAACAAGGCTCTAACAAATCTGCGCACAGAGGTGTCTAAGAACAAGCGGTTCGTGGTAACAACTGCGGTTACTGGGTGTAAGGTAAGTGATAATTTCTACGCGTCTATTAAAAACTACTGCAAAGTAAACGATGCTTGCCTCCTGATTCTAACTGCATCCGACCCAGCCAGCTCAGTAACTGCCTCCAGCTTTGGCATGATCGATACCAAGCTGCAGAACGAGACTATTGTGTTCGAGGACACGAAGCTAAACTCCAACGTGTTTCTGTCTACGATCAAGATGTCGGCCAAGCACATCGATCCCATCACTGGACTATCCAGAATCGGTCAGCGTAACGGTACGTTCCTGTACGCTTCTCCAAAGCAAAGACTGCAGGCAGTAGCGGTAGGTAACAATAAACTCCCTCACTTCCTCATGACTACTGGTGCCATCACAGAACCCAACTACAAGACCGAGCGGTATATGTCAGACCGCACCGCCTACATCGCAAACAACGACCACGTCATGGGTGCGGTGATAGTAGAGATACAAGACGACGAGATCTTCTTCTTCCGTCAGGTGCAGGCAAATGCCAAAGGCGAGTTCCCGGATCTTGGCGTGATGTACACTCCTAGCTCTTCTAAGCCTTACGCGCCTTCTGCTTTCGTCCTAGGTGACTGGCACTCTGGATCTACTGACCCAGATGCTAGATCCTGCTGGGAAGAAGTGATCCAGACGCTCAAGCCCAACATGGTCGTCTTACACGACTTATTCGACGGTAGGTCCATCAGCCACCACGAAGAGAAGGACATCGTACTCAGGTCGCAGCGCGCTGGACGCGACGAGCTCTCACTAGAGCTAGAGCTGCAGGGAGTAGCACAAGATCTGCAAGACCTATCTGAGATCACCAACAAGCTCATCGTAGTAAAGTCCAACCACGACCTCTTCCTAGAGCGCTACCTCAGAGAAGGTAGGTACGTCAAGGACCCATTCAACCACAGACTATGCCTGATCCTCGCACTAGACCTTATTGATGGTAACGACCCACTCAAGTCTGGAGTGGAAGTGTTTCTCGACAAGAAGGTCTCTGATAAGATATCGTGGCTCGGCATGGACGAAGATTTCAAGATCGCAGGTGTTCAGCTAGGCGCGCATGGACATGCAGGATCAAATGGATCCAAAGGCTCACTCCCTGCCATGGAACATGCTTACGGCAACTCCATCACTGGACACACGCACACACCTAGTATCCTCAGAGGCGCGTGGCAAGTAGGTACTAGCTCGTATCTGAAACTAAGCTACGTCAAGGGCTCTAGCTCCTGGCTACACAGTTCGTGCTTGCTCTATCCCAATGGATCTAGACAACTGATCAATTGCATTGATGGCAACTGGCGCCTCAAATAATCCCTCCGTATAATCTCAATATCAGAAACCCCAATCCTGGAGAAAACAGTGATTGCATTACTTTACCATGACGTCGAGACGACAGGTCTCGATTCTCGCCTCAACGATGTCATTCAGCTTGCTTGCATCCCAGTAATCAACGGTGTAGAGCAGAAGCACTTCAATGAGTTCTGTCAGCCGCTGAACTACGAGACCGTAGAGCAAGGCGCCATAGATGCCCACGGCATCACCGTTCAGAAGATGAAGACGTTTCAACTCCAGTCAGAGATGATCAAGTCTTTCGTGGCCTACCTCAAGCAGTTCAACTGCAACTTCGTCATGGCTGGCTTCAACATCAACTTCGACCGTAAGTTCCTAGGCGCCCTATTCCAAAAGCATGGGTTCAACGAGGAGTACCGAGAGTTCTTCTCCAACAACGTGCACGACGTGTACACTCGCGCCAAGCTACTCAAGTCCCAGAAGAAGATTGCCTCTGCTAAACTGGGTGTAGTGGCCGAGTACCTAGGTGTCACCCTAGACAACGCCCACGACGCGCTCAATGACATCAGGGCTACTATAGAAGTAGACGAGAAACTATCTGACCTTCTTGGCGAGCATCAGATGGAGACCAACTCCTCTGTTGTCCTACCTGACTTCGACGTATCAGAGCCTCCTGCGCTACACCTCCACTCCGAGTACTCCGTCTACGACTCTGCAACTACCTCCGCACAGTGGCTCAAGTGGGCACAGAAGAACAAGGTCTCTGGAGTTGCGTTCCCGGACCACGTCTATGCTACTAGCTTATTCACCTCGGTCAACCCACCGATGAACAAAGAGACGAAACAACCCCTGTACCCAGACGTAACGATGGTGCCAGCTATATCCATATGGGTCAGGGACAACGGCCTAGAGTACACCCTCAACGCTTGGGCCACTAGCAACACCGGCTACCGCAATCTGATGAAGCTCTCTTCGCTGGGTTGGACCAACCCATACTCACTAGATGGCGACAAGAAAGTAGCGCCGTGCGTAGACCTAGAGACACTCAGCTCCCACAACGAAGACGTAGTGTTCGGCTCTGCTTGCGACAAAGGACTGCTGAGCGCCATACTGGACAGCACCATGGACTTCGATTCTGCGGTCAAGTACGTGACGCATCTGTCCACTAATTTTTCGCTCATGTTCGAGCTACTCACGCTAGATATCAACAAGTACTACAGCCAGGTGTACGGTATGACAGCCTACAACAAGCCAGCTCTGTCGCCGTATCAGAACAGAGCCAAGGCTATAAACAATCTGGCTTGGTCGCTCTCGAAGCGAAGCACCATCAGGTGTATCGTCTCTTCTGCGGCACACTTCATCGACGAGTCCGAGAAGATCGTCCAGGACTGCAAGATGAAGAACTCGTTCAAGGACGAGAGATACTTCTGGGAGTCCCGCCACCAGCGCAGTGCCAAGGAGCAGTACGCCATACTGGCATCCCACATAGAGGGATTCTCTTTGGGTTCTTGGATTGCACTCTGCAACAACGCCCAAGACATCGTAGAAGCGGCCAAATCAATCAAGATAAAGCACGACTACTTGCTACCAAAGATCGAGATCCCAGATGATATCAGATCTAAGACCGACGACTATGATAAGCAACTGTATTACTTGACCATGAAGAAAGTTGTAGAGCACGGCAGGTGGAATGAAGATCCTACCTACGTAGCTCGCTTCAAGAAAGAGCTGGACGTGATCTGGAAGAACGACACCATGAACTTCCTCGCGTACTTCTTGCTGTACGAGGATATCGGCTCCTACGCTAGGTCACAGGGCGTTCTACAAGGTCTTGCACGAGGATCTGCTGGTGGTAGTCTACTAAGCTACTACCTCAAGATCACCCACCTAGACCCAGTGAAGAACGATCTTCCATTCGAGCGATTTCTCTCACATGCTCGAATCAAGGCAGGATCATTCCCTGACGTCGACTCTGACTTTGGAAACCGCACCCCTATCATCGCGTATCTGAAGAACAAGTACGGTCTAGGCTTCGCACAAGTAGGTACGTTCCTAAAGATGAAGGTGAAGTCGGCGATCAAGCAGGCGATGTTTGCACTGTACGGTAGACCATCAAACGACTTTGAGATCGCTAGACTCTGTGACCTCATCCCAGACTCTCCACAGGGACTAGATGAGTTCAAGTTCGTCTACGGCTACGTGGACAGCGAAGATGTATCCCACAAAGGTGCAGTAGAGACAACACCAGAGCTGGCTAATTTCTTCAACCAGTACCCAGACTGTGAAGAGCTAGTAAAGAAGCTTCTAGGGCTACCAGCCTCACTTGGCCGTCATGCTTCTGCGTTCGTGGTATCTACGGTTGATTTGTCTGATGGTCGGGTTCCAACGTTCTCCATTGACGACAACGATCTGGGCGCTATCCAAGTGGTACAACTAGACGGCGCGATGACTGAGAAGTCGGGTCTAGTCAAGGCGGATATCTTGGGCGTGACTACGATTCAAACCATCTCTGACTGCATTAAGCGCATAGGTAAGAGACATAGAGCAGATCTGCTAGAAGAAGACGACAAAGGCGTAGCACTCATATATCGCCTACCCGAAGATCCATCCGTGTACACTGATTTCTACAACAGGAAGACCGACTCCAGCTTCCAGTTCAACACGGATTTGATCAAGGGTTTTGTAAGAGACTTCGCGCCACAGTCAATCAAAGACCTCGCGGACCTCACGGCCCTAGCTAGACCCGGTGCACTCGATGTCGAAGCGGCACCAGGTATCTCTGCGACCAAGCAGTACACCTTAGTGCGCAATGGTCAAGCTGACCCAATATACGTCCACTCAGAGCTAGAGCCAATACTCAAAGAAACGTATGGGGTTGTAGCCTACCAAGAGCAGCTCATGAAGATCCTGGTAGATATTGCTGGCTACACTCTAGAGGAGTCTGACCAGATCCGCTCTGCCATCGCGAAGAAGAAGCGAGACGTGATGACCAAGGCTTTCGAGCGGATACGCGAAGCTACGGCCAAGCGTGGCTGGACACCAGTGCAAGCACAGGGACTTTGCGACGTCTTGACTGCATACTCTAACTATAGCTTTAACCGTAGTCACAGCTTCGCCTACGCTTCTCTCGGCTACATCACTATGTACCTCAAGCACCACTATCCGCTAGAGTGGTGGGCATCTGAACTCAACCTCTCCAACGAGGACAAGCTCCGTAAGTACATGGGTGTGATCGGCAACCTCATCCAACCACCCAATCTCAAAGTCCCGTCCATGGAGTGGGAGATAGTTGACGACAAGATCTCTGCGCCGCTTACTTCCGTGAAGGGCATCGGCGAGAAACCAGTCAAGCAACTGATGGTGAATGCACCGTATGAATCCTTCGAGGAGTTGCTGAACACCAACGAGGGCCGCATCTTTCACATAGGTTCGTTCTCTGCCTGTCTCAAGGCCAGAGCCACTGATTGCTTCCTGGACCCATCACTACCCTACAAAGAAGCGAAGAAGAAACTGGTCTCTGCTTTCTTCGCTGCTCGCGGTAAGGATCCACGCCTAGTTGACAACGTACACAAGCGCAACGACATCAAGAAGAAGCAAGTAAAGCAGAAAGCGTTCGATCCGATATTCGAGGAGTCAGACCCTTTCAAGCTGTACCTTATGGAGCGAGAGGTATCCAAGGTCTTCTCGAAGTCTTTGCTGTCGGACGGTATGATTCGTGGCTGGCTTGAGTCTAACCTTGCAGCACTCAAACCAACCGGTAAGTCTCCGCTGCCGTACGTTATGGGGGAAGATCAAACGCCATTTCTCAGGGACGTGGATGTGATGGCCAGACTACTAGAGAAGAATCCAGATATGGACAACTCGTTCTACGGGATCTTCCTGTTTCAGGGTTCAAGTGGAAAGAGTGGCACTTCAAAGAAATCTGGCAGACCATGGCAGAAATTGGAAGTAGAACTATCAGACGGAGTTAGAACTATCTATTGTACCATTTGGGACACAGATAAGCCGTTGAGATGGAACGTAGATATGCCAGTTATAGTCTATGGAAAGCTAGCACTAGACTGGCGCTCTAGGCCAACACTAGTTATTAAAAGTATCGAGAAGATAGAAGATATTATTTTTAGGAGAAAGAATGACAAAGTTCGTAATATCTAAAGAAGTCCCAGCGGAGCTGTCCAACTATGAGATGAGGATAGATCCACCAACGCTTCTACAAGAAGTGCAGAACTGCTGGAACCACAGACCGGTAAATGGCTTGACTGGCCCAAACTGGCTTAGGCAGATCGCTAACGAGATCACAAAGTGGGATAAGAGCTTCAACCCATATCGTACTATCACCCCAAGCGAGTTCCAGGGTATCCCATACTCTACCCCAGAAGAAGTAGCGGCTATCGTACTTAGGATGGTAACAGAGCGATACCCTGGCCTCACCGACGCTTGGGTCGAGCACTGCATAAAGCACAAGCCGCCGTTCACGAAGCTGATCTGGTTCACTGGTGACTTCAAGCAGACAAGTAAGTTCTCTGCTAATTTCGTCGACCAAATTGATTTGTCTGAGGTAGACGAGTACATGGGTCGCCACGCCGTCAAGAAGCCAACTGGGATGCCGCTAGGCAAAGGCACTAAGGGTAAGCAAGAGAAGACCATCCAACAAGTAGATGAGCTCACGCTGTCGCTAGAAGATTAACCCTGCAAGATATATCAATGGGTATAAATACGTACGAAGAGAATTTCCTCTTCGTATTTTTTTATTGGAGTCAATATGACACGAGCAAAGACAGCACTGAACGTACGCGCATTCGAAGACAAGCGAGAGATGACACGCCACAAAGTAAACTCAGGTGAAAACATCTATCGAATCCTCCCTCCATTTGGGGAGCAAGCAGATGGCTATCCCTACAAGCGATGGACACTGGCTTGGCTTCTAGATCCTTCAACCGGTAACCGTCGACCATTCGCGTCGCCATGGTCGTTCGGTCACGAAGCATGCCCAATCGGCGAGTATGTGCGTCAACTCCAAGACAAGAAAGAAAGCATCGAGCAGAAGCTTGCTGCTACAATGGAAAAGGATGAGATCAAGGAAAAAGTCAAGTCTATTACGGAAACCATCAACGCAGTCAAGGCTAAGTCGACCTTCTTCTACAACGCAGCCAATAAGTCAGGTCAAGTAGGTGTTCTGGAACTCAAGAAATCTGCTCACGACGCTCTCAAGAAGGTCTACACTGGGTATATCTCGGACTACAGTTTCGACCCTACCTCGCTCAACTCAGACCAAGATGACTCTGGCGTATGGGTCAAGATCTCTCGTACCGGATCCGGCATGAGCACCGAGTATGCGGTAGAAAAGAACCAGAACAAGGTCAAGAACAAAGAGACAGGCAAGATCTCGTTCGAAGACGATCAGTCCGAGCTTCCAGCTGGAATAGTAGACAACTACGATTCCATGGCTACTGACCTATTCAAGTTGTATCGAGAAGTTTCCTACGACGATCTCAAGGACATATTGCTCTTCAACCTAGCGCAGCTCCATTCTTCTTTCGTCAAGGATCTGGGTGAGAAAGCAGCAAACCTAATCCTCGTCCCAGGATTCGAGTTTGACCACCTACTCGATGAGGAGCCAGCACCTAAGACAGCACCTAAGCCGCAACCACAAGCTGCACCTAAGGCTAAGGCTATGCCTAAGTTTGACGACGAAGAGGAAGAAGAACAACCACGCCGCACATCTAGACCTGCTGCAGTGCTTGTATCAGATGAAGATCTCGATATCCAAGTTAAACCAACCAAGAAGACGCTCAGTAAGTCTAGCGTATTTGATCTCGCAGAGGACATCTTGAGCTAAGGGGATAACCATGTCTGCTCTGATACCTTTAGAGGACATAGAGTCTCGACTAGACTCTATCGATATAAATAAGCTAAACGACTACGTACGTAAGCTACAAAACATAGATCAGGGTCACAACAAGAACCTCGCGCCAGGGATGATGCGAGACTTCATCGTGGCTCAGGATATAGCATCTGTATTGCTTGCTCGTGCCGTCCAAGCAGAGATGCTCGCTAAGTCCGCGGTAGAGACAGCAGAGGCTATCGCTACCCTAGACAAGGCGGACGATTACTTCTCAGCCAAGAACCAGAAGGCTACAGACAAGATGCGACAGGCTTATGTAGCACTAGACCCAGACGTCAAGCAAGCCAAGGAACTACATGCTAGGTCGGTAGCTATAGTTACCCTGGTGAAGAATAGAGTGTATGAATTCAAGTCGGGTTACGAAGCGGTGAAGCAGTTGTGTAGAGATACCCAGCAGACCCCATGGGAGGGGATTGGGTGATTAGTGTTCATGAAAATAAAATAAAGGAGAACTACAATGACAAACAAGTGGATGAGTAAACTTACACGTGAGTTCGGCACACAGGCGTCAGAACTCAAACAGCCCAAGTGGGCTCCAGTGCCGTTACCGTCGCCTTCACTGAATTGGGCAACTACAGCCGGCGGTTTCACACCAGGCAAGGTGACGATAGCTTACGGACCAGAGTCAAGCGGTAAGTCAATGATCTGCATGATGGCTATTGCCGAGCTGCAGAAACGCGACTCAGAAGCTATCGCTATCTGGTTCGACGCTGAGTATAGCTTTAATGCAACTATGTTCGAGAAGGTAGGCGGCGATCCAAGCAGGTTGGTTGTTCGTAAGTCTAATGACCCCCTGAAGATCTTCGACTACATCGGCGGCGAGATGCTAGAGATGCTACAGGACGGAGCTCCGATCAAGGCTATCGTGATCGACTCCATCAAGTCTATTAGGTATCCAAAGGATGTCAGGAAGCAGACTACTGATCAAATTATGGGTGGCTCTGGTTCACAGTACCTCGGTAGTGCTCTCAAGCTCGTCATCCCAGTTATTGCCGAGTACGGACTACTGGGTATGTTTATCCAACAAGTCACGGCGCAGCTCGATCCGATGAAGGCTCTGCGTAATCCGTACGTGATCAGTGAGGGTCACGCGCTCAAGCACGCAGCCGACCTCATGCTCGAGATTACCAGGGTCGACTCTAAGAAGGGTGTTCTAGAGCACGGCGAAACTATCTCTGGTGCTGCTGCTCAAGTAGGCCATATGGTCAGGGTCAAAGTGAAGAAGAATCGTCTCGGTGCACCAGCGCGTCAGGCACAGTTCATGTTCCACTACGACAAAGGTGTGATCAACCAAGGTGAAGAGATATACGATCTGGCCAAATCATTGGGTGTGATCTATCACCCCAAGAACCCAGAGACAGGCAAGGAGAACACCATGATGTGGCAGTTCAGCAATCTGCCACCAGTGCGTGGTGAGCCTGCTATGAAGCAGATGGTCACATCAGACAAAGCCCTGCAGAACAAGATACTAGAGGCCTGCTATGCTTATGCTGATGTCCCTGCTGTTACTGACGCGGATGGCTTTGTCTCAGACCTCTCCGACGAGGAACTCATCTGATGCAGACTAGAAGACAGAGTGTCTACGAGGCTTGGACCAACACGATACTCGGGTTGGCCATCAGCCAAGGGGTGCTCATGTTGTTCGAAGTGCCTGCGGGTAAGGCTGCGATTATGGCCATAGTGATGGTCTTCATCTCTACGCTTAGAAACTATATGGTTAGAAGGGTTTTCAATAGGATGAGCACAGATGTCTAAGATTCTCTGCGTAGGCGATCTTCATCTCAGTCACACCCGGCTTGCGCTGTGTAGCAGTGTCTTGAAGTGGATCGCTTCGACTATAGTCGAACACGAACCAGACGCCGTGGTTTACCTAGGTGACGTCTTCGATACCCACGCCGTAATACGCTCGGAGTGTTTGGGTATCTGGACCAACCATCTACGCAACACCCTAGACTACTGCGCCACCTATTGGATCGCGGGTAACCATGAATTTTTCAAACCCAATGACTCCACTTACAATGCCCTCATCCCGTTCGCTGCTTGGCAGCACAAGCACTTAAAGATCGTAACTCAAACAGTAAAACTAGACGGTCTTGGCTTCGTGCCGTATCTACCGCACGGCCAGTCTTGGAAGGAGGCGACTAGTGGGTTTCGATCAGATGTTACGTTCACACACAATACTTTTCTTGGAGCAGACCTTGGATCGCGACTCGCTGAACAAGGTATTGCTGGCGAAGAAGTTTCTGGAGACCTTATCGTTTCTGGGCATATACATAAGCGACAACAACTCTCAATGGGACGAGGCTCATCTCCTACTACAGTACTCTACCCAGGAACACCATACTCCTGGTCGGCGAACGACGTAGATATGACCAAGGGTCTAACCATCCTAGACTCTGACACACTGCAAACTGAGTTCATCGAGTCCCCGTTTCCAACGTGGCGTAAGGTCGAGGTAGACTTATCTGTAGCCACCGAGATCTCCATACCAGATAGGGTTAGCGCCAAGGATCATCTCTTGCTGCATCTTACCGGCTCCAGAGCTACTATAAAACCCATAGTAGGCGGTAGGCTAGTAGAAGACCTTAGGTCTAAGTACGCCTCGGTCTCTGTTTCAACTAAATTCATAGACTCTGCCAAATCCAATGCCAGTGTAAGCAGCGTCAGCACTAGCTCCATATCTGAAACGGTAGAATCCTTTATGTCAAGGGTATATAAGGGCTCAGCACAGGCAGAAGACGTCAAGAGGGTGGTTCTAAACGCCCTAGGGGAGAAGAGATGAGCATAAGAGAAGAAGATCTTAAGGATCCATCCTACTGGCTAAAGTGGTCTATAAACGCGGGCTTGGCTACAGATGCAGTCAAAAATTCTTTGTATAGCTACGGATACCTATCCCACAAAGACGTGAAAGCCGCTGAAGTTGTTATAAATGTTGAGTCAAAGCAAGTTGACTATAAGCTCTACCTGCCAAAGAAAACCCACGCCTCTTACTTCAAATACCATGAGTTGATGAAGTCTGGGGGTATAATTGACCTATGGCGCGCTAAGCGTCTGTTGAAGAGGTATGGTAACTTGGAGATACACAACGTGCTTATGGACTTCGTATCTAAGCTGTGTGGATCTGATTGGGCTACCACTGTTTACATCGGACTTGAGGAAGACTTTGTTGAAGACGGAGGAGAAGAGACGGCTTGATGCCATAATGAATCTGACCGAGGACCATGAGCTCCAATCTGAGCTGTGGATACTTCTCTCAGAGACTCCCTCTCTTTCTCCAAAGCAAGCTCTAGAAGAAGCTATTCGCAAAGCAAAGACCGATGACCTGGTTTTCAGAGCTATGGGTGATCTACTAAAGACACAACCTAAGACTCACACGTTGGTACTGCTTGACTCTCTAGAGCCAATAGAGAGATCCATAGTGGTCATGATGATGCTGGGTCTCAAGCAAGACACAATACGCGAGTACAACCACTTAAGTTATATACGGTATAACCAAGCGGTTAGCGCCTTAGTATCTTCTAAGGCCTGGGGGATCTTCATTGAAGAAGAAGCTAAATCTAGAACAGAGACAGGGCTTAGAAGAAGCCCAGGTAAGAACTGCTGAGACATACCTAAACATCCATGGTAACAACCCGCTTTCTGACTTAGAGTCAGCCCCGATGCTGGAAGCATTTCTGGTTGGCTACTCTATAGACGAAGTGGCAGACCGGTATCCGCACGCAGATAGGCAGAAGCTTATCTACACGGCTGCAGTTAATGGGTGGGCAAAGAAGCGCCAAGAGGTAGCAGCATCTATCTATGACAGGGTTAGAGCTAAGTTAGTTCGCTCTGTCGTGGAGCAAGTAGACCACATGACCGACTTGCTTTCGGTAGCGTCCACAGAATCCAAGGCACAGATAGCGGCGTATCTACAAGACCCTGTTGCAAACCCGCCGCCGCAGAATAGAATTAGATCCATGAAGGAATACAAAGACGCCATCGAGTCTTTGATGAAACTAACCGAGAAGGTATCGGTCCTAGGCTCCAACAGGGACAACGCTAAAGGTAGCTCTAAGCAGAAGGCTAGAGCAAAGACAGACTCTGGCTACTCTTCTAAGGAAGCAGCTACGCTAGCTCTACTCGCTGGTGATGACAGTGAGTAAGCATCGAAAACAAATGTTGAACGTAGGCAAGAAGTGTACTTATGGTGTATGTGAGAAGCCCGCATTCTCCCGCACACTCTGTAGGTACCATTACCGTCTAGTTCACGACGAAGGTGGTCTAGCAGAAGAGAAGAAGCTAAATAAAGAGCTAGACAAGAAAGAGGCGAAGGAGAAGAAGCGTCTTCAGACGCTCAGTGCTCTTTCTGATGAAGAGCTTAAAACTCTATTTCTGACGCCGTGCAAGACTAGACAAGAGCTCATGAACTTCGTTAAGTTCTTCTTTGGTCTCCACATGCCCGAAGTCAACGTATCTCGCTACACGGATACAAATCCGTTCGATGCTCTATGGGAACTGTACCAAATAACGGTCCTAAATAAGAACCCAGATAATATAAAAGAACTTGTGTACTGCGCCAGTCGTGGCTCAGGGAAAACGCTTTCTGTTGCTATTGCTCAGCTACTTGCTGTTGTTCATGGTAAGCGAGACGTGGTTCACGTTGGAGCTATCCTAAGTCAGGCCGAGCGTTGCTACGCTTATGTCAAGGGCTTCATACTCGCTCGATATGTCAAGAACATTCTTTCTCCGCCAGGAGTCACAGAAGACAACCGAATCCTACGCAAAGACACGATGCACAAGTCGATCCTAAACTTCGGCACTCGCGACCATACCATCGAGATCGTACCTTGTACGCTCAAGGCTGTCAACGGACCACACGTTAGTTTTGTTACTGTGGACGAAGTGGATACGCTTGCTACTGGTGAGCAGATGAAGGCCTACAAAGACATCTCGGGTATGCTTGACTCTCGTGATGGCAAGAAGCCACTGCGTGTAAACATCTCTACCAGAAAGTCCCGCTACGGACTGATGAACCAACTCATGGAGAACGCGGAGAAGCAGGGTAGGACGGTTCGTCGCTGGACTGTCTTTGAGTTCATGGAACGTTGCCCAGAATCTAGGTCTGGAGTTGGCAAGCAGTCTTACTACATCGATCAGATGAAGTTCGACACTAAGACCGAAGCCGAGTTCGTGAATGTACCAGAACAGGCCAAGAAAGAATACGCGAAGCACGACATGTACGTAGGTTGCTACAAGTGTCCAATCGCACCAATTTGCCTAGGTGATGCCAAGAAGCAAGTCTCTAAGTCACCGATGCTCAAATCTATCGATGAGATCGGTCAGAAGGTGTTATCTGAAGGACCAGACTGGGCTCTGTCTCAGCTCATGAATCTGAAGCCATCTGTTGAGGGCATAGTCTACAAAGAGTTCGATGAGCGCCAACACATCTGCTCATGGAACAAGATGTGGGAGAAACTAACATCAACTAACTTCCCCGGTACTTGCGACCACGACACCTTCGTGAAGAAGTGTTTATCCATGGGGCTACAAGCTTACGCCGGTATCGACTGGGGTTGGAGTAACCCATCTACGTTAGTCGTATTTTTTATAGATAAGAAAGAGAACGTGTTTGTCGTTAGGTGCGATGGGCAAACCTATATCTCCAACCCTACTTGGATCAACTACATTAAAACTAAGTGGCACAATAAATACAAGGTGAGCCTATACTCCCCTGACTCCGCAGATCCAGGCAACATACAGGAGATGCAGAAAGCTGGTCTGCCTACCTCAGATAAAGCAGGCAAGTCTAAGATCTCTACTGGGGTGCAGGTTATCAAAAAGTGGCTCAAGGCGCCTGGCTCAGGTGAGGCCAAGATCTTCCTCTCAGAAGAGACCTGTCTGCCAATGATCAAAGAGTTCCAGTCCTACCACTATAAGACCTCGCCTGATGGCATAGTGAGCGACGATATCGACACAGAGTACGACCACTGGTTGGACGCGCTTCGCTACGCTATGGAGGGGATCTTCGGTAAGGCCTCAGTAATACTATCTTCTGAGTCTATGGAGTCCATGGACACTACAACTATAGTCAACGCCAGTGGTCAGTACCTAAGACCGCCCACACCATCCGAGTGGGCGCAAGTCAATAATATTACGATCAATAGCCCAGATACAACCAAGATAGGCAAGGTGGGCAGGTGGTCAGAGCTAGAGGGCGATGATGACCTAGATGTGGGTGGCGAAGGCGGCATGATGTGGACGTTCTGAAAAAGTATAAGGCCACTATTGCGTTGTGCTACCTAATAAAGAGCAATAAGGTATAATCATTAAGAAGCATTAGGAGAAGCAGATGGCCAATTGGTTTGACGACCTACGAAATTCGCTGATAGACTCGTTGAAGTCTGACATCAAACAAGCCACTTTAACTGGCTTGGAAGAGCCACTCGAGAAGTCTGCCGCACCAGATAATGGTGAGACTGTGGGCCGCAAGGCGCTACTGCTCGATCCTTACTACGAGAACACCTCTGCCAACTACTACCTCACTAGAGGTAGACTATCTCGTATCTCAAACAGGACGCTCAAGGACATATCGGTTCGCGACTGGCTTGTTTCCGTAATCATTCAAAACCGCGTAGACACTTTCCTACGCTTTGCTAGACCTGCCCACGACCGCTTCAAGATGGGTTACAAGTTCTCCCGCCGCGATGGTCAACAGGTGACAGATGAAGACAGAGAGCAGATTCATTTTCTAGAAAACTTCGTCTACAATTGCGGCAGAACAGACAGTCTCCCCAGTGGCGATGAGATGAACTTCGGTGAGTTCCTAAAACTGACCGTCAGAGACGCACTTACGTTTGGCTACATCGGTGTCGAGAAGATCCTCACCAGAAGCCAAACACTACACCGCTTCCGACCAATCCCTGCTGAGACTCTCTATAGGATCAACCCGCAGAGCAGCAGGGAAGTGGTTGAACAAACTGCAGAAAGTGCTAGGTCTACCTACCACAGGAAGAAATCAGACAACGATCCCAAGTCAGAAGGTACCATATACCCACGTGAGATCGACTACTACAAATACGTTCAAGTCACTTCAGATGGGTTGCCTATTGCTGTGTTTGGTGACGAAGACCTTATCTTCAAACTAGCCAACGCACAGAACTTCGCTGACTCCAATGGCTACTGTATCTCAGTGGTTGAGCAAGCTGTGATCATGATCACCAGCCACTTGAATGTAGAGAACTACAACGCAAACTACTTCACCCACGGCTACGCTTCCAAGGGTATACTGCACCTCAAGGGTACGGTCACACAGAATGCGCTAGCTGCGTTTCGCCGTCAATTCTACAACACCATCTCTGGTACTCAGAACGCTTGGCGCACACCTATAGTCGCTGGTCTAGATGATGTACAGTGGGTGCCAATGTCTGGCTCCGCTAGAGAGATGGAGTATATCAACTTCAACTCGCATATCATGCGTGCCATCTGCGCTCAGTTCCAAATCGACCCGATCGAAGTCGGTCTAGACTACCTCACTTCGGCCAATGGTCGTGCTGCATCCAATGCCAAGGAATCAGGCCAATTCAAGATCACCTACTCCCGTGAGCGCGGCTTATTGCCACTACTGCTCATGGTCGAAGACATGATCAACAGCGATATAATCAAGGCCTATGACTCGGAGTTGGCCGATAAGTATATCTTCAAGTTTCATGGCTATGACGATAACACCGCTCAGACTGACGTGGCACTGCGCCAAGCCCAGATGACTACGTTTGCTTCGATGAATGACCTGCTAGTAGCAGAGGGTAAGAAGAAGATAGAGCTACCAGTGGCTGATGTGCCGCTGAACCAATCTTTCTGGGGCTTGATTGAGAAAAACTACACTCGTGGCGAAATTAGAGAGTTCTTCTTCGGTGACAAAGGTGCATCTAAGCGACCTGAACTCCAGTATCTGCCTGCTGATCCACAGTTCCTAGCTTGGTCGCAGATGCTCCTAACCATGTCTTCCCAGAAGAAGCAAATGGAAGACCAGAAGGAAGCACAAGAGCAACAGCAGCAACAACAGCAGCAGCAGTTGGAGCAACAGCAGGAGCAAGCCGACCACGACAAGCAGCTACAGCTAGGCCAAGACCAACGTGAGCAAGAAAAGCACAAGCAAGAGATGTCTACTGTAGAAGATCAGAAAGCACAAGCAGCAGTCAACCATGGCCAAAGTCTACACGACGCAGCGAAGTTATTTGGCGCCAGTGGCGCAGACCACGTGGGTGGCAAGATAATGAAGAACCCAATGAATTTGTTTTCAGATGAAGAATAAGAAAGCGTCTACCCAGTAGCGTGACTAACTATGACCATACAAGACAATGAAGACATACTGGGGTCGGTAGAGAGCATTAGGCGTAGGTTTAAAACTGAAGCCAAACGCGACCCTGACGCCGTAAAGATGTCCTTCCTAGATGAGGTCAATGCGCTAGTCCGCAAGATCTTTCGCGAAGATGACGTTAGTGTCTACGATGCGTTCTCGCCAGAGATGCTTGAAAAATGGAAGCGACGTCGCCTCAGGCGTCTACTGAGTAAGGTAAACCCACACAAGATTTTCTTGTTCCTACTGTTGCTGACCATAACCGGTTTCTTGGTCACTCAAGCCTTACCCTTCTATGCTCTTGACGGTGTGATATCCACAAGCACTTGGGTGCAAGCTATACTCACTGAGATTTGCTTTGTGTTCGTCAGCTCATACAGGGCGGTTGGGTGGTTTCAGACCTCCATCGCCTACGTAGCTAGAGCTGGGATATTCTCACTGATGCTCTTTGTAGTGTCGGCTGAGGTGTTGATGCAGGGTACCAATCAAGTCAATGAGATCAACGTCATTGCCCAGAAGATAGAGATCATCCAAGAGCAGATAAAGCAGAAGGATGATCTGATCAAGTTCTACAGGGACAAGGGTTGGGGAAACTCTACTAAGAAGCAGTCTGATGAGAAAGATGCTCTACTGAAGGAGCTACTGAACCTCAAGAACCAGCAGATAGAAGGTAAGAACCAGGAAGTCTCAGATATAGTTCAGTACAAGACATGGGGTAAGGCGTTCTTTCGAGTGGTCTTGATTCTCATGTCCGTACTGATCTCTAGGCGACTATTCAGTCTCTAGTCTTCTACAGCAACTACTTCTTTCTCTATCTTAGCTTCTTCTTTGGGTGCCTTAGCTTTTGCCTTAGGTGCGGGTTCCTTCTTTGCGGAAGGAGCCTTAGGACCCTTAGCTGCTAGTTCTTCCAAGATAGCCTTCATTCTCTCGATATTTTCTTGTCTCATGGCTTACTCCTTAAGCGTCTGGATCTAGTACGGTTACTTTGAAAGCTGCGTGTGCTCCATTTACGGAGCCTGCGTCCAAAGCTGCCAGCGATGCGTTCATATCGGTCTGCAGCTCAGAGAGTGCAGCCAAGATGTCGTCCGCTAGGCTCTTGTTCGCCAACGCAGAGCGCAGTGAAACCCTTAGGGTAGCCTTGTGCTGTGCGCCGCCGAGGAAGTCATCTGGATTTACAACAGATACACCAGCCGTGGCAACCCAGTCAGTTGCAGCAAGCGTTCCAGCTTCTGCATCTAGCTTGGCCAACATAACAGCGTAAGCCGTAGCCGACTCAGCGATGGTCTCGATGATCTCGTCCGCTAGCTTCTTGTGAGCTAGTGCAGAGCGTAAGGCTTGCCTAAGCGTAGCCTTGTGCTGTGCTCCGCCAATGCCTACGTCAGCGTTGATTGGAGTAACTGCTGCAGCTGAAGCCACGTAGTCTGTATCCAATGCCACATCTGTGTCTGCATCGAGCTTGTCCATAGTCCCGTTCCAGCTTGCCTGAAGCGAGTTGATCGCAGCCAGAACCTGGTCTGCTGCCTTCTTGTGGGCTAGTGCAGAGCGTAGTGCCTGCCTCCTGGTAGCCCTGTGTTGTCCTGCCATTAGTTGTATCCTCCATATAAGACGCACGATTATTCGTGTCAACTAACCCTATTACTATATCACGGTCTTTGTGTAGGTTTAAGTTGGACGATACCCTTATCCCCACTTACTCATTGAAAACACACGGGTATAAATCAATAATGGAATAGATAGGAGACAATATGGCTTGGATTATCCTAGAGGGCGCAGATAAAGTAGGCAAGTCGACCGTGGCTAAACACTACGAGTCCAAGGGTTTTCAAGTCATACACTTCTCTGCCCCACCCAAAAAGTACTATGCCCCAGGCTATGCTGGCCCAAGCTACGTAGATGACTTGGTCGAGCGCTTAGTCCCACTATCCGGCAAGGATGTCTTATTCGACCGGTCCTGGTATGGTGAGCTCATCTGGTCCAAAGTCTACAACCGTCCATGCCTAATAAACGAAGATGACCTAGAGCTGCTCTCAGAACTAGAGCAGCAGAACGACACGCGTAAAATCCTTCTACACGACCCAGACGTAGAAGCCCACTGGAAGAGGTGCGTCGAGAACAATGAGCCAGTCAACAGACAACAGTTCCTCCTCGTTAATCAGCTCTTCGAAGGACTTTGTAAACAACGCGCTTTTGAGAGGCTGGATTACAAGTCACTTCTCAGTGAGGGAAGGGGTGATACTAATAAGCCCAGCAATAGTAGCAACGACGCCGTCGTGGGACATAGCGAACCTACTGTGCCTCCTAGACAAGATGGAGATACTAGTAGTGAAACAAGCAAGTTGGAAAGAGTTCTATCCATGACGCCAGAGCAAAAACGCCTCGCAGAGGCCAATGCAATCAACGATGTACTCTCCAGGCCTATCGTGAAACACAAGGGTGATCACTTCCAGTCTATCGAGGCTAAGATTCGCGCTTTCTTGAACGACGAGCTCGCGGTCCTCTTGGGTACAAAGCAAGAAGTAGAGGTTGCCTCTCTATCTAAAGACGAGATCTTATTTATTAAAACGCTAGTCAGCAAAGCAGGAGTAAAGAGATGAAGCAGACAGGAATCAACAAGCCAAATCAACTAGAGCGAGTAACTCTGTTAGAGAAGACTGCGGAGACACTCTCGATGGGTGTACGCGTATCTCAGATGCTCGTGCAACAGATAATGCAGCGAGTGGCTCAGTTAGAAGAAAGACTCGCTTTCGTAGTGTCATCTAACAACGACCTACAGTACCGCCTACTCGCGTTACAAAAAGTCACCAACGTAGATGTTGCTACCCTTCAAGCCGAAGCAGACCGCATCAAGTTGGAAGAATGGAACAAGGCATCAGCCGAAGACACCAAGTCCCGCAACCTAGTCCCAGCGGACGAAGTCTTAGATGAGAGCTCCATCGTAGTTATTACGTCCTCAACTCCCGGCCAAGACGACAAGGGTATCTTCCGCTCCAAGGTCTCGGTCGCAGAGATCGGCTCTAACGAAGCTACAGATAAGTTCAAGGGTAAGAAGCCAGGCGATAAGTTTGAGCTCGAGCTCGCGGGCAACACCCACGTGGTTGAGTTGCTAGAAGTCTACAGTCAACAAGGTCAGCAATGACAGATGACCTTCGCTCTCGCTTTAAAAAGTCTTGTCCACTGCAGATGCAAAACCTACCCAAGCACTGGGCTTCGGGTGGGCAAAAGTTACACTACTGCCCCGTAGCGGTAACAAGACTAAAAGCGATACGAGCGGCTAGGGCAGATGGAAAGGTCCTCACTCAAGAGGAGGAAGCCCAGCTACCTGGGTGTCCTTGGGCCGTCAAGTCTCAGATGTCGGGATACTGCTGGTTCATCTACGAAGCTATCTCTATGCCAGAGCAGCCAACCCTAGATGCCGATATAGCTGCTATCCTAGATCTACCAGTGGATCAGGTCAAGTCATGCGCCCTTAGTGCCGCACAGAAGATACTATCTAACCCAGAGGTCACTAGCTTAAAAGAGGCACTGATCTCTGAGACCAATGGCTCCAGGCTGTCTTTGGAGGATGAGCATGTATATTTCGACTGAGGACGTTGAGGAAGATGAAGACGAGGAGCTCGACGAGCAGGCAGAAGAACTTGAGTACCTAACCCTACTACAAGAGTCGCTTATGATCAGGGCCATGACCGGTAGCAGCAGTCAGAAGTTGGCCACAATAGACCCGCGGCTACTGTTCATGCTGAGGTAGATTAATAGATATAGTATAATATTATGGTACTATATACGTATACATATTGGAGGGTGAGATGGAAAATCTAGTAAAGAACAATTTGGGGCAATGGAGTCTACAGAAATCAGGCGGGGAAGATATTACCTTTAAGCATAAAGAGCATACGCATTTGCCGCAGACTGGAAAAGATGGTGAAAGGCCGATTGGCGCTATGGATCATCACTCTTTCGATGTTTATCATAAGGGTAACCACATAGGTACAGCTAATGCCCTGCACGAGTCTGATGATATACACCCTACTGGTATCGATGTAAGCGGTAGGCACCCAAACGAAGTCAAGCAGGCCTTTAAGCGCCACTTGAATGGTAATTGGAAAAAATACACATCGATGTCGCCAACTTACGGAAAATAGTACCTAATACTATTTAGTTCATTGCTGTTAAGTGCAAATCAATGCCCAGTTTAAGCCGATTGTCTATCGATATAGTATAATAGTCCATTGGAGGATTGTAGTATGTCAATCGAGATCGATATGTGCGCAGGAAGTGCCTTGCGGGACACCCAGGGCGAGATACTAGATATCGAGGGCGCTGACATCAGTGAGCTCGAAGCCGGGCGCGGGATCTTCAACGACAACCATAGTTCAAAACTCCCCGACGTGCTTGGTCGCGTAACTAAAGCTAAGAAGATCTTTAAGTTAGAAGACTGCGAAGACGACCGTCAACGCTACTACTGGAACAAGATTAAGGCGCCATATATCTACGTTAAGGGTAGGCTCTGGAACGACCCTGCTCACCGCTCTGCTAACGCGGCCGCAGCCATCCTACGCAATCAGTTCTCCGAAGATTCACCTTTAAAATTAAAGGCTTCTGTCGAAGGCGGAATTATAGAGCGCGGCGGTAACGACGACAGGGTCCTCAAGCGCACCAAGATCAAAGGGGTGGCTCTCACTTTTACCCCGGCTAACAACGCGACTCTAGTCGAGGGCCTCAACCTCGCCAAGTCTGCCATCACCCCTCAGGACCAGGCCCTCATCAAGTCCATGATCCCGCTAGCCCAAGACAATGTGCCTACCTTCATCGAGATGGCTGACACCCTGTCCGAGTCTAAGATCCACAGGAATGTCAACAAGATACGCTCCCTAGTTAAAGCTCTGTCTGCTGGCGTAGGTGCAGGTGCCCCAACTGATAGAACCGGTGGCCAAGTGCTGCAGACCGAGAGCCTCGAGGGAGACGGTAAGCAGATCGAGTGTCCGAGCTGTGGCAAAGGGCAACACTACTTTCGTCATCAAGTTAAGTGCAGAAGTTGCGGAAAGTCCTTTCCTTTCGATACCTTAGCCAAGTTCTTCATCAAGAAGTAGTATAAGGCAACCCCTCTCCAGGTTTGACCTCGCTGACCCTGTACAATTGAAACAAGCTCACCACTATACCAACCTGCAGCCTCTATGGGCTGAAGATAATTTATCTAAGTCGAATAAAGTATTATAAGTATAAGATAGTTATGGCTAATAGTGGCCATGTGATATACTATAGTAATGTCATAGCCATAGACAAAGGAGATAAACATGGCCAACAATAGGTTCGTCCTTGATAAGATTGCTCGTAACCTAGAGCAATACGGTTTAACAGTTACCCGTGGTTCCGCCGGCCAAGTACTCGCTGCTGGACTCACGGTTTCCTACAACGATGCAGTTATTCAGTCACCAATGGGCGGTGTATCTGATGCTGTTTCACCATTTCTCGGTGTTGGTATTGCTAACCCTGGCAAGTTGAAAGTGAAAGGCGGAGCGGGACAAAATACTCTCGCTGCTATCCTTGGCACTGCTGACGACGTGACTGTTTGGTCAATCGTAGCTCGATTTGCTAACGACGCTTCTATCGAAGCTGGCGACACTGCTACTGAGCTCCTTGCTCTCCGCGGTCACCCAGATATGCTAGCAGTTGGCGAGTAATCATCAACCAAGGGAAAGGGGACTAGATATGGATAACCTCCAGAAAAGCCTGACAGAGCTCATTGATGAGACACTGGCAGAAATCGAAGCCCTCAAGAAGTCTGAACGCTATTCCGCTCATGAGATCGACCTTGCTGATGAGAAGGCAAACGGTTCCATGGACGCTAAAGCGGTAGCTAAGGCTGAAGAGGACGACGAAGAAAAAGAAGATGAAGGCAAAGAAGAGTCTGAAGAAGCTAAGAAGTCTGACGATGAAGACGAAGACGACGAAGACAGCGAAGACGACGAAGCCGACATGAAGAAAGCTGAAGAAGCTTGCGCAAAAGCTCTCAAGAAATATGAGATGGCGAAAGCCGAAGCTGAGCACAAGAAGAAGATGCTTGCAATGAAAAAAGGCGAGTCGGCTAAGAAGTCTGACGACAAAGATGAAGATGACAAGGACGAAGAGAAGGACCTTAAGAAGTCCATCGACGCCCGTGTTGCTCCGATCGAGTCGAAGCTTTCAGAAGTCCTCTCAGCAGTCAAGAAGCTCTCCGAGACTCCGGTTCCAGCACGTGGTGCTAGCTACCGAGACGTGAAGCCTCTTGCAAAATCAATCGAAGTTGAAACGCTCACAAAGGCTCAAGTCCTGAATGAGTTGGTCAGCTTGAAGAAATCAGGTAAGGAAGTTCTGTCGGAAGACGTTATTCAAGTAGAAGACGGTTCTGCAGATCACCTAACTATGGCTCGTAAATACGGCATCAAGGCTTAAACTTTAGAAAGGAGTATAAGATGCTACAGGATTCTTTGAATCAAATCCTTGCTGGAGTTGAGCAAGGGCTTATCAGTCAGGAAGAGGTCGAAAACCTCTCCAAGGCATTGTCTGCAGGCGCAGGCTATGCTGGTCGTCCAACAGACCTCACCCACGGTGGAGTCCTTCAAACAGAGTCGCTCGAAGCTACCCTCAAAGTAGTTACGTTCGACATGAAGAACCTTAAGTTGTGGCCATCCATCTCGATGGATAAGGCTACTAACTTGTTCGAACAATACAACCGCATTACCGGCTACGGTTCTGACGCTTCACCTTACATCGGTGAAGGCGGAGCTGGACAAGAAGAAGACAGCACCTACGTTCGTGACGGACAAAGGATTGCATTCTTCTCTGAGCGCCGTAAGGTTACACACCAGATGACTCTGGTTAAGACCACGGTTGGCGACGTCGTTGCCCAACAGAAAAAAGAAGGCACGATGAACCTCCTCAAGAAGGTTGAGCGCGAACTCTACTGGGGTCACGCACACTTCGTTTCTGCTACTGGTCAATTGACTGGCCTCGAGCAAGACCTTCCTCCAAACTCAATCGCAATGAGCGGTCTCTTCAAGCAGATCCTCAAGGGCGACAGGGACATTCAGTTCCGTTCGGGTGACTTCGATGGTTGGGGAGCTGAGCAGCAATCTGTTGTTCGCGATCTCCAAGGCCTTTCCTTCAGCCAAGACGACGTTGAGTCTCTCGCTGTAGCAATCATGGAGAACTTCGGTACTCCAGGTGAGCTCCACGCTGAGCCTGCAGTTATCTCTGCTTTCGTTAAGACCTTCTATCCTCAGTTCCGTTCTGAGCCAGGTCTTGCTAACCAGACTGTCGGCTATGACGTAGCTAAGGTTACGACTACTGCTGGTCCTATCGACCTCAAGCCTAGCTTGTTCCTCCGTCCACGTCAAGGCGTTCGCCCAGTTGGCGTGAATGCTAAGGCTCCATCAACCGCTGGCTTGTCCATCGCTGGTGCTGCTGCTGGTTCTGGATCTAAGCTTGCTGCTGGTACATACGCTTACGCTATGACCTTCGTCAATGACTTCGGTGAGTCCGCTCCTATCTTCTCGGCTGGCGTTGCAGTTACTGCAGGCCAGAACGTTACGATCACTGTTACTGGTACCATCCCTGCTGACGTCAAGTACGTCAAGATCTTCAGGGCTGCTTCTGGTGCAGCTGCTGCCACGGCTCAGTTCGTTACGAACCACCGCCTTGGTCAAGCAATCGTTGACGCTGGTGAGAAGAGACCTGGACTCGGCGAAATGTTCCTCTTGGACATGAAGCCAGAGTCGATGAGATTCAAGCAATTGATGCCACTGAGCTCAATGCCTCTCGCCGTAGTTACGACTGCAATCGAGTTCCTGGTAATCATGTACGGAAGCCTTTTCGTGTATGCTCCTAGGTTCTCAGGTATCCTGAGGAACGTCGGTAAGTAATTGTAACGATTACTGAACCTCCTCTAGTAAGATGGGCTTATCCATAGTGGTAAGCCCATCTTTATTTTTGCCTAAAATGGTTTCACTAGCCCTCTAAATCCCCTCAGTACAATATCATTATCATGAATCCCAAACCATTTTTTACAAACTACAGGCATGTCACTAGGCTGCTAAGGTCTCTAGCTAAACTAGAAGTTGTACATGCTGATAGCATCCAAAACGGTCTGGTATTTAAGGTAGCGGGTCGAACACACGGGTGAACGGGAGACTACTTGAACATATTCGTAACCAGTAACTGCCCTAAGCGCAACGCTAGGCTCCTGGACAACAAGAGGCTGGTCAAGATGGTGCTAGAGACCACCCAGCTGCTCAGCAACACCTTGTGGCACCACTATGGCTCTGGACCATACAAAACAACCCATTTAAACCATCCCTGCAGCGTGTGGTTGCGTCAGTCTGGCGGCAACTACTGGTGGACTGTTCGCCTACTGGAGGAGATGTGTGCAGAGTATACCCGAAGGTACTGCAAGGTACACAAGTGCCAAGGCTTACTGCCTATGTTTCAGTCGGCCACCGTCGATGAACAGCCCATGACTCCTTTCGTGAATTGTACCGATTTCAAGGACTTACCCACCTTCGCTGCGTACCGTAAGGCGATGCGAACCAAGTGGGCGAACGACAAACTCCCTCCCAGATGGACTTCCCGAACCTAGTCTTCGGGTATAACTCCGTGGTATAATGTCTAGTGAATACCTCACCATGGAGAAATTAAATGAGGGCGTCCAATATACTCTCTGGCGCACAGAGAACTTCCGAAGTAAGCTTGGTTTGGAAAGAGATAAACTCTGGTGGCGGAGCCAGCCAGATAGAAGTACCTAGGCACACAGCTATTCGAGTGCGTGCGACTGCTGGCACCGCTATTTCATTGGATGGCATCCTCGCTGCCACCATGATCAATGGCGAGATCTTGGTCTTCAACTCTGGCCTTGGTGAAAACTACGGCAGGGTTAGCGACCCAAAGAACACCGTGACGCTGGCTTGGACTGGCACGTGCTTCATTCAACTGGGCATGGAGTCACAAGAGCAATGGCAGGATGATATCTAATGTCTAAGGCAATTAGGGAGCTGCTGCTCCGCAAGACAGACAACCCAAACCTCCGCTTCTTGATCCAGTCTGCGTCCGATAAAGCCATCCAAGACATGGTTGTCGAGTCACTGGAGAAGATGGCGTCTTACGCAGGTAAGAAGGCCATCAAGATGAACGCGGCCGTCAGGGACTTCCTAAACAACTCCCTAGCAGAGACACAAGCAGGCGAGCCGAGTCCTATGGAGCATCTCCGAGACGCACTTGGTCATCACGCTTCCCACTACACTGCGGCTAGGCAAAACGGCAACCAAGCGCTTGCCGATGAGCACGCGAAGCAGTTCCTCAAGCTGGGCCACCTAGCCCACAAGTTAGACTCTGGCTCTAAGACTATTGCTAACTTCGAGCACCACGATGACATGGACTACAAGATCGGCATGCTGGATGCTGCCAAGTTCGATGCGCCCGACCTTCAGGCGTGGCAAGCTACTAGTCCACAACACTTCGCGAACCGCCACAAATCCTCTGGAGTTGATCTCCCTGGCTGGCGCGCATACCAAAAGCAAGACGGCGTTCGCAGCCGAGGCGACGGCGTCAACGAGCCCAACAAGTTCAGCTTCGCTTGGCTCGCGAACAACCCTCACCCAGACCACAAAGATATCGGTAAGCACATGATGATGGGTCACGACGAGTCTGGCTACCCCATGGAGCAAGTACAAGTCAACGGCAAGCATATCCCAGTGGGTGTCGTAGAGTACAACCCTAAAGATTTTAAGCCTAACCCAAATGGCTCTGGCGATAAAGTTCACTCGCCACATCCATTTGATTACCATCCGATAGTCCAGCACTTCGATGAGTCGCCAGAAGAGCACGCACCTAAGGCAGAGCAGTACAAGAACAAGCTCGCTCTGTTCCACGGCGGATCACACGGTCTAGCCCTAGCAACTAAAGGCGCGGAACTCGCTCAACCAGACCACGGCAAAGAACCTGGACTAGTGGTGCATCCTAAGGTGAAGGTAGAGAACAATGCCTAAGGGAGTAATCAAGACCAAGTCGCAAGAGAAGAAGTGGGACAAGGCCAAGGAAGCAGCTGCCGACCAAGGTAAGTCACAGCGCTGGCCGTTAATCATGCACATTTTCAAACAAATGGGCGGTCTCAACAAAGAAGACAACGACCGCAACGCCAAGATCGAGGCGGCACTAGCGGCACAGGGTCGTAAGACTACTATCCCACAGGAAGCCCACGACGTTTTACACTCTTGGTGGTCCACAAATAAAGATCAAGTGCTCTCACCTGAGATGAAGCAGCGAATGGCTGACATCAAGGCTCCAAAAGAGAAAAGAGCACAGTTCAAGATCGTCAAGTCCAAGCAAGAAATTCTAGATCTCCAGAAGTCACTAGAGTACCTCAAGACAGCTGTGTCCTCTGATCTGTTCAAGGCAAAGTCTACGAGACCAGAGTGGTCGCCGTCTAGGCAATATTCGGCCCAAGACACGGCAGCCATGCAACCACACCTCGACGCGGGTCACTCGCTACAGGAAGCTGCACACCTATCTGGGGTAGATCCGACTAGGTCTGGCCACTCGCACCAAGTGTCCGAGCTCTCCCCAGCGATGATGCAGCGTGCCAAAGCAGCTGCGCTAGACTGGGTCTCCAAGACGAAGCAACGTGAGGCACTCGAAGCCAAACCAGAGCACAACCCAGAGAAGTTCGTATCCGGTAAGGCAGCAGAGATAGGACAGTCAGCTTCTGCAGCGGCTAAGTCGTACGCCGACTCGCTCAAGGAGCACAAAGCCTCTATCTCACACATGCCTCCAGATGAGCAACTGAAGTCTATCCAGAAATTCAAGTCAGACTGGCACGCTTCCCCAGCGGCTAAAATGGCACACGTAGATGCAGCTAAGTCCCACGCTGATTTCACCTCGCAGGCTAAGGAAGCTAGATCTAAGGAACTGTACGAGCAGAGGAAGAACATCCTCATGGGTGGTCAAGGCCTTGACTCACCCATGTCGACCCATACCGACTCAGCTATGGACCGCGACGAAGATGTCTTGTCGCAAGAAGACCTAGAGGATATCCATGGTGGCGACAGTCATCTGGGAAAAACTAGGCCCAACATCGAATTTGCAGATATTTTAGAAAAGATTTCTAAAAAGCAAAGCATGCAGATGTTGGGCAACGATCCTAAGGCCAAAGAGATTGCCGACTTCATCTCAGATAAAAAACTACGAGACGATACGGGAAACTGGCTTATTCGTAACTATAGAAAAGATCCCAGTATTTGGAACGATGAAAATAAGAAAGCGATAGAACATTTTTCTGGTATGGGCCATGCAGATGAGGTAAATAAGGTTAGGTTTAGCAAAGACCACGACTTCAACTCAGGCATACAGATGTGGAAAGATGCAGAGAAGAAGTACCAAGATAAACATGCTGAATCAGGTCACCTTATAGAGCCGGACAGCAACACTAAAAAGATAGTTGATCTCGGCAACGGTTGGGGTTGGCACGACCTTGGTAAGGGCTCTTGTAGCAAAGAGGCTAAGGCCATGGGTCACTGTGGCAATGAGCCATCTGAAGTTGAGGGTGATCGAGTACTGTCGCTTAGGCACGACAAGAAGATAGGCGATAAAACTTATCATGAGCCACATCTTACCTTTATTGAAAATGGCGGCACCTTAGGTGAGATGAAAGGTAGGGCAAATGAGAAACCAAACCCAAGGTATCACCAAGCTATAGCAGAGTTACTCAAGAACCCAAGGATACATACCCTGATGGGTGGCGGTTATGCAGAAGAAAGCAACTTTGGCCTAAAAGACATGGATCCAAAGTTGGTCCAAGAGATAAAAGCTAAGAACCCTAGTTTAGAAGAAGGTATTACTAAAGAAAATATAGATAAAATGCCCAAAAAATACATCGAGAATGTGTTGCAATCCCCACATGCCACTCTAGCTCATGTGGATAAAGCTATGAACGATGAAAATGACTATGTTAGAGCAGCAGCTGTGCGCTCACCACTCGCTACTTCAGCTCATGTAGATAAAGCTATGAACGATAAAGATTGGGGTGTTAGATTCGCTGCTCTAGAGTCCCCTCATGCTACTGCAGCTCACGTAGATAAAGCCATGAATGATGATCACGAGAATGTCAGATTGGCCGCACTTAGATCGCCTCATTTCACCTCAGCTCACGTGGATAAGGCTATGGATGATGAGAGCCCTGATGTTAGAGGTACCGCAGTGAGATCCCCACATGTTACTCCAGCTCACGTAGATAAAGCTATGGATGATGAACATTGGTATGTCAGAGAAGCAGCATTTAGCTCTCAACACGCCACTCCAGCCCACATAGATAAAGCCATTAACGATAAGAGTTACGATGTTACAGCTGCTGCACTTAATCATAATGCAACTACCCAAGCTCACATAGATAAAGCCATGAATCACAAGGACCCTGATATTAGAGCGCTGGCGGTAAATTCTCGCCATGCTACTCCAGCCCACATAGATAAGGCTATGAACGATAAAGACCCTGGCGTAAGGGAAATTGCTAGAGAAGTAAAACAAGGAAGGATGGCTCAATAATGGCCGATGATCACAAGAAAGTCCTAGACTACATCCTCGCCTCCCACTCACCTACGATTGGCGGGACCATACATCGTATGCGCGAGAAGTACCCCCATCTGAAAGACCAGGATCCGGGTGATCTCTACGAAGCTGCGACCAACGCGGCCATGACCGCTATCCACGGCCACGACCCAGACCGCGGCGCTAAGCTGTCGACCTACATGAGTCAGAAGATCGCCAACGCCTTGCTTCAGCGCTTTCAACCTAGAGACGTAGCTGCAACCGACAGGGCAATGGCATCTGCAACTAGACCCGCGCAACAGCGTGACGTCGACAGCGTAAGATCCACTGCGCCTTCTGCCTCCCGCGGCGAGATCGAGTCTGCTGGCGGTTCGGTGTCAGAAGACGGAGCTACCTCGGGTGTCTCAATCATACGTAATACGGCAGCTGACTTTGCGGCTAGGAATCCCCACATACGGGCAGAGCTAGAGCGCAAGACAAAGAACTACGAGGCACAGCAAGCGAAGAAGCAGCCAGTGGTGCAAGAAGCGCCACCAGAGCTGCCCAAGCCTAAACCAGAGCAGCCGAAGATGATCGTCCGCAGGAAGCAAGTAGAGTCTTCACTGCAGCCAGAGCACCTAGATAGAATGAAGCGAATCGATGGGAAGAAGGTAACAGAGTAATGTCAAAGACCAATACACCAGATATCCCAATATACCCATTTCAAGCAACTGAGCTCGACAACTCGGTCGATCGCTATGGCGAGATACCCACAGTACAGACCATGAGAGATGTCTATTTGTTTGGCGTACCCCTCAAGTCCTCACTCACCGGACAAGAAGTCAACGACACGATGATACAGACTTTCATCAATGCTGCTATTGGGCAACTCGAGATGGATCTGAATATCACCATCACGCCAACTACTTTCGATGAGCGCCACGACTGGATTAGGCAGCAGTGGACCCACTCGTTTGGATGGCTGAAGCCAAACCACAGACCTATCATCAACGTGTCTGAGATGTCAATCGTGTTTTCGAATGACGAGCAGCGCTCAGTAACATTTCCCAATGAATTCATCTATGTTAACTCGCAAGATGCCGCGATACAGGTAGTCCCAGCGATCGGTACGTCAATGCAAGGCTTCCTAGTCTCAGTGTTCGCTGGTTCCCAGATGTGGGCACTATACAGTCAAAACCTAGGTTCGTTCCCCGGAGCAATTAGAGTTGTGTATAAGGCGGGCTTCGAGAAGGACAAAATTCCATACATGATCTCCTCACTTATTGGGTTGATCGCTTCGTATAAACTACTTACGAACATAGGTCCGTTGATCTTCCCATTTGGGTCGTACTCGATAGGCGCAGACGGCTTGTCACAGTCGATCTCAAGCCCGGGTCCGCAGTTCTTGGCACAAAGGATCAACGACCTAAAAGATCAGATAGAGCAAGAGATGCAGATAGCAAGACACTACTTCCTGGCTTCGCCACAGATAGATTGGTTGTAACAATGAAGATAAAAGCACTACACAAAGGCAAGTGGCACGACGTCAAAGATATCACCAAGTGTGACGATGGCGTAGAGTATCAACTAGAGGGTATCAACGGCAAGACCTATGCCAAGGACATCAAGGACCTTGACCTAGATAAAGGTGAAGTCACTAACCCAGATGGGTCAGTAACTCGTTTCCCCGGCAAGGAGCAGCTTAAGAAGCCCTTGGCTAAGGGTATAAATCTAATGGACAAATGGGCATTACTGAAGGCTCGTCTCAACCACAAGAACGCCTTCCAAGACATGGATATATTTACCGATGATGACGAAGAAGCCGATGACGACCGAGCTGACGGTTCCACAGACGCTGATAGCGCTGGAAGCATACCGGGAGGACCTGGAGGCCAAGAACGAGCTGGATACGACCAAGATCCTAATTCGCCTGGAGGTGATCAGGCAGGAGTTCCGCAGGAAGATCCACGTGGACTCCTACGAGATGATGGACGGGGAGGAGCTGATCAGGAAGCAGATCGACCGGTCCAGGATAATGAAGGACTTCAGCAACCTGATGCCGCCTCAGAGGAAGGCCCTGGTGAACCTACTGATAACGCTGAACAGTCTGGAGATCTTCCGCCACTAGAAGGTGAAGAACTACAAGAAGCCTTGAAAGAGATCGGCTACTCTGACACCGAGATAGCATACATCCTACACGGCCATTCGCCTGCGATTCCCTCACCTGAGGAGCTTAAGGCGCAGCAATCACAGCAGAACATGTCTCAAGACCAAGAGGGTCACCACCTCACACTAGACCAACGCACTGAGGAACACGACGTAGACCTAGATCACAAGAAGAAGATGCACGAGCTAGAGCTAGAGTACGCTAAGCGTGAGAAAGAGCTTAAACTGAAGCATCTGGAAGAGGAACTAGCCATAAGGCGCGATAAGATGAAGAGTAAGGATTCTTCTGGAGGTGCTAAGTGAGCGAAGAGATCAAGAAATCTAAGAACGGCCAATGGGTGCTAGAGAAATCCTACTCCGACGAGGAAAGAAAGAGAAGAAACCGCGCTAGGTTCTTTGCGTCGCAAGCAGAAGAGATGAAGCAGCAGAAAGAAGAAGACAAAGAGGCTGACAGAAAAGCAAACTTGTCTAATCCGTTTACGGGTCGTATCGACTCATTCAAGCCTGAAGATCCAAAAGCCGATTGGAAGAGCCGAATAGAAGATATCAGCAACAACCCTCTCTCAACCAAGCCGGGCGTGGACTCCTCTAGTATGCAGCTGTCCCCTCAAGTTGCTTTTCAGCAAAAGAAAAAAGCCATGGCTCAAGCAGAGGCTAATACCAAGGCTGTTCAAGATGCGAATCACCAAAAGCACATGGGTGAGATACTAGCGGGCAGGAAGCAGCCAGTGACCATGTGGGAGAAAGCCGCTCTAGTTGCGCACATGAAGCAAAAACACGCAGAGATGTCTGCACCAAAGTCGAGTCCACAGTCGGTTAAGTCAGGCTCGCAACCAGTAAAGCCTAGTGGCATGATAGTAAGAAGAAAAGAAGACATGAATAAATCAGACATGAGTAAAGCAGACTACGAGATGGATATGTCAAACCTCATCGAGCTACTACATCATATCAAAGAGCTAAAGGCCAACCTACAAGAAGGCGATGAGCTCCCAGACTGGGTCTCAGCTAAGTTGACCCTTGCTACCGACTACCTCTCCCGCATTGCTCACTATGTCGACGGCAAGAAGGAGATGGATAGCCCGCTCAACAAGATCGCACAGCTAGAGAAAGCACTCAAGGACCTCAAGAAAGAAGATGCTTACTGGCAGAACAAGAAGCCAGTGAACCAGATCGACCGCGAGAACCAGAAGGCGGTACAGCAGTATCGCCAACAAAAGATGGGTGTTGGTCAAGGCTCTGGACCAGATGTCCAAGTAGGCTCTGCACCTAGACTTACAGGTGTAGCTAAAGAGTACCAAATGGGTACTACTAAATCCAATAAGCCCATCATGTCGTGGCCAGAGCATGTAGCTCACAATGACTTTAATGAGGCAGATCACGGCGAAGCTTTCGCTGCACACAAGAAAATTAGGGACGAGCTACGCGCTGACCGAGGTGCTAATCCTAAGTTGGCAGATCACCACCACAACGCTGCCGAGTATCACTCCAAGATGCAAGCGAAGCTGAGGTCTGGTAGATGAGCAGATGCTGGGAAGGATACAAGCCCACTCCGGGTAAGAAGCCTTACTCAGAAGGCTCTTGCATAGAGAAGACAGACTTCGAGCCCGACAGCCAATATGTAAAAGTGTCGGGTCACGATGGGTGGCATAAAATTCTAGATATTAAAGACACCAACATCCCAGCGCACAAGCCTGGCGGCGGCAACAACTATACGGTGCAGTGCGTTAAAACAGGCAAAAAGCAAGTAGTGCATCAGTCTAAGGTTTCTTCTCATTCTTTTGGCGACGACATAGAAGAGCTGAGTAAGTCTGCTGTTGTTTGTTTTTACAGTGATGGATCCGTAGACTACGTTGCAGCTCATGATTTTAGCGAAGCAGCTGAGTCAGCGTTAATTAAACACCTAGAGTCACTAGGTTACACTGAAGACCTATCTAAGGGTCTCAAAGCAGAGCACAAGTCATCTAAGGGCGGCATGACTGCTGCTGGTGTTGCGGCTTATCGTCGCGAGAACCCAGGCTCTAAGCTTCAAACTGCGGTTGGAGAGAAGAACCCAACTGGTAAGCGAGCAAAGCGCAGACGTTCGTTCTGTGCAAGGATGTCTGGTAACGATGGCCCTATGAAGGATGACAAGGGTAGACCAACTAGGAAGGCTCTGGCGCTCAGAAGATGGAGATGCTGATGAGCTTAATCTCTTTTGCTAAAAATGGTCAGTGGCGCCTCAACAAATCAAGCGGTATCTCGCTGGACAAGATCAACCACTTCGAGGGATCCGACCTTGCTCCCGCAGAGCATCACTACTCAGTGAACAAAGACGGCAACTCCATCGGTAGAGCTATAGTCTTCGACAAAGACCCTAAGTCTATACACGAAGCGGGTAGGACAGGTCCATCACTAAAAGATATTCGCCTCAAGCCAGAGCATCAGGGGCAAGGCCACAGCAAGCAGATCATAGACCAACTGACCGCAATTCACGGTCCTCTTTCTTCCGACTCCAGGGGTAATATCTCTGCTGCGGGCAGCAAGATGTTCGACGCCTACGGTACAAAACACAAAGACAGCAATGGAACTAGTTTTCACGTGCTAGGAGACCATGATGCCAAGTAAGAAAGAACTGATCGCCGAGCACGAGAAACTAATCCCTGTGCTCCGAGAAGGTACAAAAGAAGAGCGCGAGAAGGAAGCCGACGAGCAGGAAGGCGAGCTCGCTGATATGAAGAAAGAGCAGCTGGTCTTTGCTAAAAACGGTCAATGGAGTTTAGTCAAGATGTCGAACTACGGTCCAAAAGGCGCTGGTCTCTATGACCCAGTGGTCAACTCTAAGCGTAAAGAGAACAACACGGGTCAATCTGTGGAAGATGCAGGCCGCAACAAAAATGTCAAGGAATACACCAATATCCAAGGCACCGCCCAAGCACAGGCCAAAGCCCTTGCAGCCAAGCAAGCTAAACTTAACGCCAAGCAACCGGTGAAGACAGAGATCCCACCTGAGCTCAAGGCTAGGCTAGAGGCTGAGGCCAACAAGCCAAAAGAAAAAGAAAAGAAATCTTGACTCAAACGTCTGATATAATTTAGGTACATTTGGGTGTTACAAGGGTAGCACCGTCAGGAAAATCGAGCATCGGAGTATGTGATGTTGGAAAAACGCTTTTATGCGGTTCCTCCACAACTGTTAACCACCAATGGTAGCGTCAACGGTTTCATAACTATCGCAAATGCTTCGATTTTACTTAAAGTCAAGCAAATCGTTAACGTCACCGATACCCTTGGTAATCATAGAACTTATGAAGTAAAACGAGTAGACTTCCCGGATATCGTGTTCCTCGGGCCAATTGGCAAACCTATAGGCACTTACGATGATATGTCTGCCTATACTACTGTCAATGGTGCCTTCCTTTTTGCTGATGAGCAGCAACGTACTAAAATTGCAGAGCAAGAGATACCTCGTGCAGTGTATGCTGAAGAGCCTACTGTGGCAATTAGATCAACACTAGTTGATACTAGTGGGCGCAGTTATGGTACAGCGATTAATCCTATAAATATAACGGGTTCCGTATCGACAAGCGGTGGCTTGGTGTTCGACGATATTCAGTTAACTAGAGATAGCGATGGCGATATCACTAAGGCCGTGTATCGACTAGCCACTGTGCCTGTTCTAACTTACGACTTATTTTACGACTCCAACAAAGATCTAATAGAGGTGATTAAATCATGACAGTAAAAGATAAGACCAAGATCGAGTTTAATGTGTTCAACCCGACGCAGCCATTTGACTTGGTGAAGGTTTTTAATGAAAATCGTATCGTTACTCATCAGTATACCCCAGCCGGAAGTAAGCGTGTGCAGTATGATACTTTCTCAAACACTTGGATAGTAGAAGACCCACAGATAGTCGTAGATAATGATGGTAACGTTGTTGTTATTTAAGGTATAGGCGGTAAACAACAATGTCAAAGCATAACGCCTTAGATTATAGCGATCTACATTCGCCGTCATCGCAGCAGATAGAGAACACATCAGGTGTTACGCTGCTAAGAGGTACTGTTGTAAGACTAACAGGCTTTGGCATACAGTTCCCAACCGTAAACGTCGCCAACCCATTGGTGTCTTCTAATTTTGGCATTGCACAATCAGATATTCTCCCTGGCGACGTAGGCTTTGTCACTTGTATTGGTCTAATGCGAGAGCTAGATACATCTGCTTTTGTTGTAGGAACACCGCTATACTCCACAACCGCTGGTGTGCTTTCATCCGTAGCACTAGGACCCATAGTCGCTAGTGTTTTAAAGCAAGACGCCATAGATGGTGTACTTTACGTAGTTGCTGCTGTCGATCTAACGAGCGGAGGTGCCGTACCATGGGACGTAAACGGTAACGGAGGCACCAACCCTGCCTCTAATTTCATCGGCACCACAGATTATCAAGGTCTTTCAGTAAGAACAAACAACATCGAAGCTGCTAGATTTACAGAGCAACAGCGTTTTGGCCTAGGTACTGCAACACCGGGCCTTCATTTTGAGCAGAGATCGCACTCATCTACTAACGCCTCGGGTCTTCAGACCGAGACGTTCTATCTCGAGACGAACTCTAACCTGCCGCAGACTGCTTACTCCCTGACACTCGCGAACCCTGAAGTCATGCGTTTTACATTTGAAGCTACTGCTAGAGCCATCGATGGGTCTGGACGAGCGTTGTTTACTAGAACTGGGCTAGCATATAGAGAGTCATCAAACGTGCAGCTGCAGGGTGGTACTTGGGAAACCGACAACACTATAAAGTCCAATAACGCTTATTCCGTGAGTTATCAGTTGGGTGTCTCGTCGATTACTTTTCGTGTTAAATCAGCAGTATCCAGTGAGACGCGGTGGACCGGAAGGGTTATAGTACAGCGCGTGGTATGATACTAGTACCAGTTTTAATTAAAAAGAGGTGTGTATATGGCTATTATAACAGGTAGAATTACAGTAAACGAAAAGCAGATTCTCGAAGTAGATGCTGTCCCCTCCTCTGGCGGCGGTACATCGGCGGAAATCGGTTCGTTGGCCATGTTTACGACCGGCTCTGTGGGTACGGTCTACATAAAGACTGGAGCTGCAGATACAGCATGGGACCAGGTCTCAACATCTACCGCTTCCGGTACCATCGAAGCGGGTGTAGCTGGGCGCCTAGCTCTATATCCAGCTTCTGGCAATACACTTAACGATCAATATACTCAAAACTCTCAGCTTATTGACGTTAATATCGCGCCGCAAGGCACTAGAAGTGCTGCTATAGCCTACACCATCCCCAATCCTGGAGATGCGGTAACTGCTGCCTCCTTTGTATTGACCGAAGGTGCTACAACTATTAATGGCGCCTTAACTCTAACTAGTCCTCTAGCGATGTCAGGCCAAGGCATTACTGGACTTGCGAATCCGATCAGTGCGCAAGATGCTTCGACTAAGTTTTATGTCGACTCCGTTGCGCAAGGTTTAACTTGGAAAAACTCTGTTCGCGCTTCTACAACTGCAGCAATCACGCTTTCGGGTGCTCAGACGATTGACGGCGTGTCGGTAATTGCTGGAGATCGAGTACTAGTTAAAAACCAAGGATCTGCAATCGCAAACGGTATATACGTCGCAGCCGCTGGCGCTTGGTCTCGCTCTTTGGATATGGATGGTGGTACAGAAGCTATTGGTGCCGCTGTATTCGTAGAAGAAGGTACTACAAACGGAGATACAGCGTGGGTCCAGGTAACTGATGCTCCTGCGACTATCGGTACCGATCCGCTTGTTTTTACTCAGTTTGCCGGTGCTGGTACTTATACCGCGGGCAACGGCTTGTCTTTGACAGGTACTCAGTTCGCTGTAAACCTTGCTTCCGCATCTGGCTTGACCTTTACCTCTGGCGCTCTAGACCATCTACTAGATGGTTCTACGCTATCTAAGTCCGCTTCTGGACTTCGCGTTGCTCTTCTTGGAATTACAAATGCGGAAGTCTCAGCATCAGCCGCGATTGCAAGATCTAAGCTTGCTTCTGGAACCGCTGACCATGTCTTGATCAATGATGGCTCAGGCGTGATGAGCTCAGAAGCCCAGCTCGCACTTACACGTGGCGGTACTAACGCCTCGCTTACTGCTGTAGATGGTGGAATCGTTTACTCTGGTGCATCTGCTCTAGCGATCTCAGCTGCTGGTACTTCTGGTCAAGCTCTCATCTCTGGAGGCGCTGGCGCCCCTACATGGTTCTCTGGCACTGGCGTGGTCAAAGCGACTTCTGGTGTTCTGTCTGTCGGCAATGTATCCCTTACGACAGAAGTTTCTGGTATCCTGCCAGTCGCAAATGGCGGCACCAACTCCAGTACGGCTCTAAACAGCAACCGTTTCATGGTCTCAAGCGGTGGTGCAATCGTTGAATCGGCTGCTATCACTGCTGGTCACGTAATCTATGCAAACACAAATGGACTTCCAGCGGGTTCTGCTAACCACTTCTGGGACAACGCGAACTCTAGGCTTGGTATTGGTATTGCCGCTCCTACTCAGACACTACATGTAGTAGGAAATACTTTATTTGGAACCGGTTCTGCATTCCTTCACCAAGCGGTTTCTGGCATTACTTGGCGCGAGCAGCAGGCTACAGTTGATACCGTTAATGCTACTGTTGTCTCACTTGATACTTTTACGGTACCCACTGATACAGTTGTTCTAGTAGAGTTCCGTGTGATCGGTCGTAGAACTGGCGGTATCGGCGGTACCGTTGGTGATTCATCTACGTACGTCAGAACAGCCCGTGTCCGCAACGTAGGTGGAACGCTTACAATTCTAAATCTGCAGTCTGACTACACGTCCGAAAGCGTCCCTGCAACTAACTGCACAATCGATGTTTCCGGTGCTGACCTACGCTGCCGTGTAACAGGCCCTGCTACAGCAGACTATACCTGGTTCTCACACGCTAAGATTCTAAACGGATAAGTCGTGGACTGAGTGCAACTTACTGTGGTATAATACTTACAGTAAGTTGCACCATTATTTCGCGATAGGTTTAAGTAAATGGCCATATTAGGACAAATTACAGTAAACGAAATCTCAGTAGCAGAGCTAGACCAAAGCCCGCTAGTAGATCCCATTTCTCTACCAATCGGCTCGCTCGGCATAGATACCGTTACGGGTATCGTGTATTCTAAGATTGGCCCACTAGATTCAGACTGGACGGAGCTTGGTTCTGCTGGCGCAGTTACTAGAGTTGGCTCCACTAATGACCGTAGAATCGCAATATGGGATGGTGACGACCTTGATACTATAAAAAACAGTAAGGCCGAGGTTCAAATCGGCGGAGCTATACAAGCGCAGTCATTCGTAGGTAGAAAAGAAATCGACGACATCGTTTTGATACCAAGTAAGCATTATGTGATAAGCTCTGGTATAACTATCATGCCAACAGGGTCAGTAACTATCGATGTCGATAGTGAGTTAATAATAATATAAGGAGGCCGTATGGCCACAACACCCCCAGGAGCACTAGGTTTTGCGCAACTAAGCACATCTCCATCTGCGCCACCTGCTGGTTACTGTATCATTTATTCAAAAACAGACAATATCTTGTACCTTCAAGATTCTGCTGGGATAGAAGTTGCATTGGGTTCCGCAAGTGGAATCACGGCTCTAACTGGTGAGGCTACAGCTACTGGACCAGGATCAGCAGCAATAACTCTATCAAACTCTGCGGTGATCGGAAAGGTCCTTACAGGATTCGTTTCTGGACCTAATAGTGTAGTCTTAGCTACAGATTCTATTCTACAAGCGGTTCAGAAACTACAAGGGCAGATATCAGCTACTTCTGGTGCGGCGATCACCTCTCTTACAGGCGATGTAACGGGAACTGGGCCAGGAGCCACAGCCGCAACCGTTGCTTTTGTAGGCGGTAAATCTGCAGCCAGCGTAGCTACTTCAGTAGATGATACGCAGGATGCAACTTCAATCAATACTGCTTCAAGAATAGTTAAGCGAGATGCTTCAGGTAACTTTGCCGCAAATGTGATCACAGCTTCTCTTACTGGTGACGTTACTGGTAACGTTACTGGTAACGTTACAGGATCAGCTGGGTCTTTTACAGGAGCCCTAGCAGGCGATGTAACTGGGCTTCAGGGATCTACGGCCATTGCATCATCTGTAGTCACCGGTAAATTGCTTACGGGTTTAGTTGCTGGTGCTAATACACCCATCGTCGCTACTGATAGTTTACTAACAGCTTTTGCTAATCTCCAGGCTCAAGTGACTGCAACCTCTGGTGCTGCAATCACGGCTCTCTCTGGAGACGTGGTCGCAACAGGACCAGGCTCGGTTGCTTCTACTATCCAGGCGAACGTTGTTAGTAACAGCAAATTATCACAAATGCCAACCCTTACCTTTAAGGGTAACAATACTGGATCTACTGCAGACCCACTTGATTTGACTGTATCTCAAGTTACCTCTGTTTTAAACAACGCCGCTCTACCCGTGCAGATCGGTACATCTAACTTTGCTGGTGCTTCTCAGTATCTTGCTCTAGCAGACCACGTTCATAGCCATGGTAATCAAACTGTGGGCACGTTGCACGCGGCCGCAACTGGATCAGTGAATGGCTTCATGTCTTCCGCTGACAAGACTAAGCTGGATGCGTCAACTAGCGATAACACTGTTTCAACTATTGTGCAAAGAAGTGCGGCAGGTCTGGTTGAACTCACGACCCAGCAACTGAACGGATCAACATCTGGTAATGTGCAGCTGAAAGCAGCAGATACCACGACATCCTATGTTTTAAAATTTCCATCAGTACAAGGTCCTGCAGGTACTTATCTATCCAACGATGGAGCGGGTAACCTATCCTGGTCAACCGCTGTGGTTAATATTGACGGTGGTAGATCTGATTCTGTATTTGTAATTGGGGCCAACATTGTTGGCGGAACGCCTTAAGGAGAAAATATGCCCGCAGTAAGCGTAATACAACTGAGAAGAGCGACGGCAGCTCAATGGTCTAGTGCTAACCCAATCTTAGCCATTGGTGAGCTTGGATACGAGACAGACACCAACACCTACAAAGTGGGTGATGGCTCAACTGCTTGGTCTTCATTATCCTATGGTGGGTTGGTTGGTCCGCAGCAAACAGAGGTGTTGGAAAGCTACGGCGATGGCTCTGATGGTGACGTAACTGTCTCATCAGGTGTTACTACCTTAGTTAGGGACACTTACTATAACAATCTAACTATCTCTGGTACTGGAAGTATTTTTACAAACGGTTGGAGAATATTCGTAAAAGGCACCCTAGATATATCGGCTGCCCCTGCCGGCGCGATAAACTGGAACGGAAACAACGGAAGCAACGCAACTACTTCGGCTGGCGCAAGCGGCGGCGCTGCTGTTACTGGAATAACAGTTGGAAGTACTTCAGGGGGCGGCACAGGAGCAAGCACGGGAAGTAACGCTGCTGGAGGAACAGGCACTTCGGTTTCATCAATCGGATTGGGTAACGGCGGTGCGGGAGGAGGCGGCGGCGCTGGCGGTGCTGGTGCTGCTGGTGGTGCAAACGCTGGCGGAGCATCTACTGTGGGTGGTGCGATTACTGCAAGTTTTCCAATTAGACGCTATGAAACTGAGCTTATTAGAGGAACGGCCTTGATACCTGGCGGCAACGCCGGCCGAGGTGGATCTGGTGCAGGATCCGATAGCTCTGCAGGTGGCCGTAACGCTGGCGCTGGTGGAGGAGGAGCTAGTGGAGGAGTTGTTGCTGTCTGGGCAAAAACTATAAATCGAGGCGCTTCTACTGCTGTTGGTGCAATTAGAGCAAACGGCGGTAACGGTGGTAACGCAGCAAACGCTGCTGCTGGTATCACTGGTGGTGGCGGTGGTGGTGGTGGCGGCGGTGGCGGTTGGGTGTTCATTCAATACGATTCTCTTACAGGCACTTCTGCCACTAACGCAGTTACTGCAAATGGCGGTACAGGCGGCAACGGTGGCAACGGTTTGGGCGTCGGTGCAGCCGGAGGAACTGGTGGCCAAGGTGGTTCGGGCGGAAGAGTTACTCTACTAAACGTAAGAACGTCTACTGGCTCTGAGCTTGTAGGAACAGCAGGATCTGCCGGTAGTGGACCTTCAGGGTTAACAGGTGGTTCCGGCGGAGCTGGAAACTTAGCACAGGTGAATTTATAATATGGCACAGAAAATTCAACTCAGGCAAGGAACAGCAGCTAGCTGGACTAGCACTGACCCCGTGCTGGCAGACGCAGAGATAGGCGTAGAGACAGATACTGGCAGATTTAAGTTTGGCAATGGTACCGACACGTGGTCGGTTAGAAGCTATGCTGATGTTCAAGGAGGAAACCAAACATTCCCCTATCGCTCATTCGGCGATGGCTCTGATGGTGATGTGGTTGTTAACTCTGGGACCACGACTCTGGTTAGAGATATGTACTACAACAATCTAACCGTGTCTAGTACTGGAAAAATTACTACACAGGGTTTTAAGGTGTTCGTCAAGGGGGTTTTAGACCTTTCTAATGCAGGTGCTAGCGCTATAAACGCAGATGGAGCCGCTGGAGCAAATGCCACCGGATCTGCCGGTGGTGTAACGCCGAGTGCGTATGCAGCTGGATCTTCTGCTGCACAAGGCCAGGGAACATCAGGATCTACAGGTGTGACCGGCACGGGCGTGGCTTCAGCCACACCTACTGCGATCACTGGTAACGGTGGTATTTCTAACACCGCAGGAAATGGTGGTGCTGGAACAAACGCCGGCGCAACCGGCGGAGGTGGCGCTTCGCCAACCTCCAACGATATAAATATTTATGCCACTAATTTATTTAGAGGCGTCACGCTGCTAGGCGGAGGCTGCGGCGGTAGAGGAGGGGCTTCTGGCGGGGGAGACGGAGTCAACACTGGTGGCGGTGGCGGTGGCGGAGGAAACGGCGGCGGCGTTCTTGCCTTGTACGCTAATATCATAGTGACATCGTCGTCTACTTCTCAGTCGTGCATATCTGCGTTGGGCGGCAACGGCGGCAATGGTGGATCTACTTCTGCAGGGGTCACCGGCGGCGGTGGAGCTGGCAGTGGTGGCGGTGGTGGTTGGATATACTTAGTGTACAACAGAAAGTACGGCCCAACTATCACAAACATGCTGAATGCTTCCGGTGGTGTAGGTGGCGCAGGCGGCAACAGCTTTGGCACCCTGACGTCAGGTCTGCCTGCTGGTGGCGGTGGCGCTGGTGACGGCGGGTATGCTGGCCGCATAACCACATATCAAGTCCCAACCGCTGTAGGTAGAAGCTTATTTGCGGTTACTAATAACATCTACAATCCTAAGGTTGACATAAGCAACAGTGCTCAAACAGACGGCATTGGAAAGAATGGCGGCGAAAGCGGCCTATTATATGGAGATTTTTAATACATGAAGCTACAAGTGATATGTCAAGAGTGTGGTAAAAAAATAATTGAAGTTCATAAAGAAGTCATCTCAAATGAAGATGTTTCCCTTTATGAAAAATCCTGCAGCTGCGAAGAGCATGGTGGCAACACATATGTCTATGATGAGGAAACTGGAGAACTACTCAGCTCCACAATAGTTGTTAAAGCATTTAGGGTTGCAGATTGATATGGGACTCAACATACCACCACATTTGGCTATAATAGGTGCTGCTAAAGTAGCTAAGGCGAAAAGTGAATTTAATAAGCTGGTCGATGAAGTTGCTGGTGAAAATATTATTGCACAGATTACGGCGGCAGGAAAGACTAAACTAATAGCAGATGCGCTTAGAGATGTTGCTTACTACGGTAGTCAAGGCAGCTTGTGGGAAGTCTATGTAGCAGTCGAGAAGGTCCAGCTGACACCTGAGATGTCTCCCTTTCTTACTGAAGAAAGACGACAGAACTTCAAGAATCGAATAATATCTATTATAAGCTCATTGTAAGGCAGACTCTTTATGATGGTGGGTTTCAGTTACTCCAACAAGATACTCTCCAGAATAATCAGAAAAGCCACCCGCTCCGAGTGCTCCCACTGCTATATCCTAGACCCTGATGCTGGACTGGTATTCCACGCTCAAGGCATGACTGTGCATGCATTATCCTACGAGAACTTCAAAAAGCAGAACGTCATTGTCTGGGAATCTGGTGAGACTGGAATTCCTTTCTCTCACACTGATTGGAACTGGCTGCGCAACCAGCTCGGCAAACCTTATGGCACTGCCACACTTATTGGCCATGCCATACCCTTGCTTTTTAATACACCAAATCCATTCAACGACTCTGACTACTCCTTCACTTGCTCTGAGCTAGTAGCTAGGTGGGCTGGCATAAAGAACGCTGAAAGAGCCAGGCCAGATCAGCTCCTAGTCTACCTCAGAGATGGCAAGCCTTTAGATCTATAGTGTGATACAATAGGTATGTCTAGTCACCCACGGGTGTCGCTTGTTGCGTCTAGGAGCTGCCATGTCAGAATCAAATATCGAGTTAATTCGATTACTTGTAGAGCAAGTTAAACAGAACTCCAATAAACTCGATGACATGAAGGAAGCCTACTACGAGCTTAAAAACGCAGTAGATTCTCACCAAGACATGGATGAGAAGATGCACAAAGACGTCTGCCAGTTCATGGAAAGCACAAATAAAAAATTAGACGAGTATAATCGGCAACTTGAGATTCACATAGCAGGTACGGTTGAGAATAGAAATGAGATAGCTGAGTTTAAAGCCACCCTTAAGCCACTGATCGATGACTTCGTAGAAGACAGCATTATCAAGAGAGCTAATAAAAAGTCTATGATCAAGTGGACTAAGGTGGCTGGCTTTGTTGGTGCTGTGGCTGGTGCCGCAGCCGGGATACTTAAGCTGCTGGGCTTAATCTAGATCTTCTGGGATCTCTTTCGCGCATTGCTCCATCGCCATCAGAAACTCTATTTGCACGTTCCCTCCAGCTTGGATCTTGTCTTCGAGGCTATAGATCTTTTGCTCCGCGCAGAAGCATAGATCTTGTGGTGCTCCCATACCAATACACTGAGCGATAAACACCGAGTGCAAAGGCTCAGTAAACTTGCCTGCAGTATTAATGTGATCCCCAGCCCAGAAGCCTGCAGCAGCTACAAGCCCAGCTGCAACGCCTGCTCCAACTATAATTCCAAATACTTTCAACTTACTCATTCTTTTCTCCTTATTCCTTAAAATCCCACGAATTGTCTTTTTCAAAATGTAGATTTCCTGCAAATGATACATGAACTTTGGGGACGGCGCTAGGTTCCCATTCGACATCAAGGCTGACCATAAAAGGTATTTCTTGACCATTTACAAACATCTGTCTTGCGCGACCCATGCTGTCCGTGACTATTCTAATTTCCGGCAACTTACTCATTCTTTTCTCCTTGGTTGCTCAATACATTGTTCAATGTAAACATCGCGCCCGCGATCTGAGTTAGACGCGTGTCGATCTCCCTCATACGACCTTGAATTGCTTCTCTCTCGAGAACAAGCTGTTCTGCTTCTTTCCCGAGTTTCTCAAGCTCTTCTGCGAGTCTTTGCTCTACGCTACTCACCGCTTAGAAACCTCGTATTTAGTTGGTGATCCAACTTTGGGTTGGTTCTTCAGAGTCGCGATAGAGGTAATCGACCGCAGAGTCGATGCGCCGCTGTCGCTAACGCGGTTGACCATAAAAAGTACGTTGCTGGTGTTGCCATACTTGTCGGTAAGCTTTAGGCGAACAGTCGAGCCTTTGATGAAGGTCTCAGACTTGTTTGTGCTAACTACCCCCGAGTCTACCAATCGGTTAAGTGTAACCGTGATGCATGTGTCTGTGCTAGAAGCCCTAGTAAAAAGTACTTGTGTCATGTGTTCTCCTCTGTTTATGACCTGTTTAAAAGTGGTGCTGCCGCTTATCCCTACACCGTTTTCGACCTAAGTTCCATACGCGACAATCGGCTGGCACCAGTTGGGTACCGTGGAACCTGAATAACCTGCCAGGGTTGTTCATTGGTCGATGTATTTATACCTCAGATATAATTCGCCTAAGTTCTTGGATAGCGCTCTGAGCTTCTTCCTTGTTGTTCCAAAAGCGGGATAGTCCGCTTGGGTGAGGCATGTGATGTCTCTTGCACTGATACATACTCAGTACGTCCCTAGCTGTATCTCCAACTGTTACCAGTAGATCTGGGTCTAGTTCTTTCAACTCGAAGCCTAGTCTGAAGAAGCCTTGCTCCATCTGCTTCTTGCTTAGGGATTTGTTTAGCGTGGTTTTCTCGTTGCATACGTTCAAGAAAACTACGTGGATGTCCAAGCCGTTTACCCACTCTCTTACTTTCCTACCGGACTTCGTGTCTGGATGGAAGGCTGAGTTGTCTGGGGAGTTGTTGCTTGGGTTTGAGCCAACGAACACCACTCGGGGTAGTCTGGGTTTGTAGGTTAGTTCTGTGTAGCCTTCTGGCGTGGCATGCTCGCTTATGTATAGGTCTCTCATCTCTTTTAGAGATCCGAAGTCCTTGTACTTCTCTTTCACGACAACCTTCTCTATACCTGCCTGGTAGATCGCTCGCATACATGTCACACACGGAGACATAGTGCAGACCAGGTACTTACCCTCTGTGGAGATGCCTTGCTTGGCGCACGACGCCAGCATATTGATCTCGCTGTGGACGATGTATCTGTATTTGTCTGGCCTTTTGCTTGGGAGACGGTGGTCACATGCGCCTCTTACGAAACCGTTGCAGGCAGATGCTAGTGCCATACCGCTCTTGCTGTCAACTATGACGCACCCAACTTGAGTTTCTTCGTCGTGAGACCTTAGTGCCGCGACCTCAGCTAACCGCATGAGCTGCTCTGTCTTAGAGATCCTCTTCATCGTCAGTCTCCCTAGCCTCAGACATGCTTTCTACGTATGGCGTGAACTTGTACTCTACTGGTTTGTATTTAACGCCCTTGACTTTCTGCTTGACCAAGCCCCTAACTGGGCAAGTGAACTCGACTTCGGTCCAGAATTCCTCTAGAACCTCTGCCTTCCTCTCCCCAGTGTGCTTCTTCTTTCTGCTCACTTGCTTCTCCGAATATAGTCTTCTAGCTCTGGGTACTCTACTTTCAGTATGTCTTCTACCGCTTTCTGGTAGGTTTTGATCTGATGTGGCGCATGCTTCTGCTGATAGAAATCACACCATGTCTCTAGGTCAGCGTACATCACCCCCAACCAGTAGGTAGATATGGTTGAGGTCATGGTGGCTACGAACCGGTTGCATCCGTCCTTTACGTACATGTCCCTATTGATGTTCCCGGCGTCTATGGTTGATTTGATTGAATCAGCCATGTCTTGCCTAGACTCAACCTCTATCGGTGCGATCTCGTCAATCTCTGGATGATATACCTCTTGAGAGTACGTCTGATCTGTGATGGATCTGATGTTGCCCATGGCTAGGGTTACGAAGTAGGGCGCTTTTACTTTGAAGTAGACGGTTGGCACCCTAAGTAGGTGTGGGCCAACTTGACCACGTCGCATCTGCTGGACGATGAGGCTTAGCTGCTTGCCGTTGGGTGCGCAAGAAAGTAGCTCTACGAAGCCTTTGTCCAAGCAAGGAATCATTTGGTGTCTTTCTTGTGTCTGAGCCAAGTCGGAGATTTCCTCTTCTCTACGATCCTCTCGATCGCAAGTAGAGCCGCATAGAAATTTCTACCACTGTAGCCAAAACGCTTACCATCATAGAGATCGGTGACTGCGCAAATATCGTTACCGAACTGGGTCTGCGCTCTAGTCATCGCGTTGACACCCTGGTTCCAGGCGGTGATGGTTAGTGGCCAGTACTCGATCTCTTTGTGCTTGATCTGCATCAGCCTTGCTGCGGCCTTGGTACTGATCCTAGGGTCTTTAAGCTGCTTGTAGTTCTTGAGACCCAGCGACTTAACCCAGAACGGCATGATTTGAAATAGACCAGCGGCTCTAACCTTAGATACCGCCTTGGGGTTGTACGAAGATTCTACGTGGGGAAGAAGCGCAATCTCTATTGGCAGGTTTGCTGCTTCTACCTCTTCGTGAACCATATCGCCCAAGCCGCTTTCGTAGCGAACCATACCCGCTTCAAACTTAGAAGAGATGCCGCGCTGCACCTTCACGTCTGGATCTGGGTACTTCTTCTTGACTTTGACTAAAACCTTCTTCTTGGCTTTCTTGTCCTCTGGGTAGTTGATGACCTCTAGGATCTCCATAGTCGAGGTGTCTACTACTAGACCTTTGTTCACGTCGTACTCGGTGTAGACCTTCTCCCAGAAGTCAATCCTAGGGACTAGGCACTCTGGTTCTGTCGCTAGTGCGGTTTGTGTCAACAGGGTCAGCGCCAATATCTTAAGTCTCACTCTCTACTCCGGCTACGCAAGTGAATGGTTCTTTGTCTGAGAGAAGAGTCTCTTCCATGATGATGTCAGTGGATCTCTCGATGATGTAGTCTGTGGTCTTGGCGTCTAACCACTCTATCTTGGTCTTGAGTTCTTTGTTGAGTATGTAGACCTTAGCGTGGTGCATCTCTTTGGTCCACAAATCAGCGACGTACTCGACCATCTCCATGAAATCAAACGGACCCCTGAGCCCAGAGATAACGCAGTGCTGCTTGTCTCTGTCGCCAGAAGACACAGACACAGCGAAGGTCTTGTCCGTTAGTCTAGATAGGTCCATGTGTTCTATTTGCGGCACGAAGCCATGAGATGAGTCAGTCATACGATCCTCCGTGATTGATATCAGATCGGGATGATCAGGAGTCGAAGCCTATGACGAAGCGCATGCGTGGCTTGCCTTGCCCTAGGAACTCACACTCAGCCTTGATGGCTTCGTACGCATCCTTAACTGGCTCCACGGTCAGAGTGTCGTAGTCGAAGTAGTGATCTCTTCCCGTCTCTGGGATGTAGATGGGTGACTTGTTTTTGCTTCTTATTTTTTCTAGCTTGTCTATTCTTCTGAAGAGATTAGCTGCCGCATCGAAGTCATCTAAGGCGGACTCCCACATCGTGTGCTCGTATTTCTTGATGGCTCTCTCCATCTCTCTGATGTTACACCAAGTAATTGAGTGATACTCATTCTCATCTAGCCACTCTAGGGTTTCTTTGGTCGCATCCTTGGGTACACCTCTACCATCAGCTATTGGCTTATGGAACATAGATCTAACGCCAGCTAGTATACCAAAGAACTCGTAGTTGCGACCCGATATGCAGTCGATCTCGTCGTTAGCGTAGTTGTATGGATCCTTGTAGCTGTCGTACGAGATATATGGTCTTTTGAGCCATAGTTTCCAAGGCTCTCCAGGGTACTTGATTTCGCACAAGATGTGAATATCGCAGCCCAATTTACCTACTCCTCTATCAGCTTCTCTATCTCGTAGTCAGCCATGACCCTTGATATAAGGTCTTCCGATAGACCAGAGTAGCTACTTGGTACATTGACGTTCACCACGCCATATATTGCCTTAAGCTTATTCTTGTATTTGATGTCCTTCAGGAGGAACTCTAGATCTTCCGTGGATAGATCGCCAGATTTTAGTAACTGTTTTAGTTGCTCTGCTTGTTGCTCTGGGTCGTACGGACCGAACGTGTTGTTGATAATGCCACTAGTGTTTGGTCCAAGCGTCCAAGAGCCTGATGAGAATGTGCCAGCTTGATTAGACATGGTGTGAGTAGTCGTAGTGTTAGGCACAATTTTGCCTTGTATAGTGTGAGTAGTCGTAGTGTATGGTGAGCCAACTGTTACCGGCACATCACTTGGCACTTGATACTCTTGTCCGTTAATTGTTACTTTTTTACTCATTCTACGTACCCTATCATCTTCTTTACGGTTTCTATTGTACTTTCGTAGATATGGAGGGAGTGGGCGATGTGCGTGAAGGTACCTTTCTGGAGGTCGGGGTAGGTATCTTTAAGCTCTAGCAACATGTCATCCATTAGTCCCATGAAGAACGGCCAGTCAAATGCAGTTCCTTTGACCAGATCGTTAGCGCGCATCACTATCGATAAGTTCAGACGATTATCTCGAATCAACCAGTTGCCATGAGTAGTGCAAGTAAAGTCGCGCACGCCCTTATAGAAGTGCTCTGGTCTACTGAACCTCATGAGTGCCTGACGGGTGTCTTTGTCTGCTTTGAGGGCTTCTACGCACCATTGCCACGGGGTCCTCATTACACCCTCGAACTCAGGATTGCCGTGGTCTGCCAAACCCTTGATCAGATAACCGTACGCTGAGTTCACGGTACCATTTGGGTTACCCAGCTTACCCCAGAACTTAGAGATCTTCTCGAAGTCCTCTACCTTGTTACTCATGCTGTAGTAGAGGTTTTTCTCTTTCTGGGTGTAGCTCGCGATTACTTTGTTGCGCTCCAGATCCCTAGTCACCAGCGGCTCTGAGTCTGGGTATAGGATCTCAATTACTGCGTCGGTAACTTCATGTATCTTCTGCCCCCTAGGTGAGCAGACAAACTCTGGCTCCAGCAGTACACCCTCTAGAAGCTTGACGTACGCTTCACTCGGGGTTTTGTACGTATGCGCTCTCATGCGGCTACTCCGGCTGCTTTGGATTATTTAGAGATATAGCATTGGCTTCTGAATACGCCATCGCCATTTGGGTCCTTGTATACAACGAGCATGGCAGTTGGATATTCGGCAACTCCAGTGATAAACTCACCGTACCGATATCCAGTAAACCCACATACGCCGCTGTCGCTGCAGCCACCAATGCTCATCACGAGTACTCCATAGCTTTCTTCTTCAATCGTAGAGCACTTTTTTCGCTCGCTGGTCGTTGCGCAGCCAGCCAGTAGGATTGTAGATAGAAAACTCAATGCAAACTTATTCATAAGTCTCACTCCTTTGTTACTCCTCTAATTCGAATTGTACTTTCTCAAATTGCGAATGCCAGCGCGCATACCCGCGGGCGTTACTGGTAAGCTTCTTCATCAGAGCACCAACTCGGAACTGCAGGTGGGTATGCAAGAAGCTAGACTCCAGCACCGGTCTTCCAGTTGGTCCGCCAATGGTGTCTGGTTTGAAGTTTTGTAGTGCCACTACTAGCTCAGTAAGTAGGTGCTGGCGGATGTCCCCTAGGGTCATACCGGTGTTACCCAACATGATGTTGTCCCTTGTCTTCGGGTTGTTCCTAGCCTCGTTGAAGTTCTTCACCACGTGTCTTTGGATGAAGGAGTCTACCATCCACTCGTACTTTTTAATGTCTTCGTTCGTGATCTTACGCTTAGTCAATTGTGGCCTCGTTTTCTGTGTCGTCAATAACTAGAGTTTGTGGGAAAGCTACTGGGTCGTTTAAAAAGGGAGTTTGTGGGGCAACCTCTGGATCATTTGGAATGAGAGTCAGTGGGATACGATTTGCATTTTGTGCAACAACCTCTACTAAGTCAACTCCTTCGCGTGATTTTAAAATTATTACGTGCTCAGTGTTTTTACCGTCGTGTACCAGGTCCATCATGTTCATTATGGTTCTAATATCGTCTATAGTGGCCTTGTCGTTAAGTCTGATTTTGTAGCTCATGTTCTACTCCTTATTTGTTTAGGCCTAAGTCTTTTTCCATCTCTTCTTGTGTGTATAGGTTTTCTCTGATTATCTTCACAATGGCTTGCGATACTCTGTTGCAAACCACCTCTGTATAGTCGGATAGTATCTTGGGAATAGCCTGTTCTACGGGTAGTTGCCTTAATCTATTGGATATATCAAGAGGATATTGATAGTGAATTTGCGACCTCAATTCCCCAGATAGTGAAATAAATTCTTGTACTATGGCGGTCTCTAGGTGCGACTTACCCTTCTTCAGCATTAGCGTCATATCTTCTCCTTTATTTTTCTTCGTATCTTCGGATGTTTACTTTTCTTTGGGTGGCCAAACTAACCATGTTCTCTGTTCCTCTACCGCCTGGAAAGGCTACCACTAGGTCTGGCTTACCTTCGTCTAGCATCTGTAGGTTGCGATACGGACCTGCGGATTTCCCAAAGCGAGCCCAATCTGCGGGGAAGGTGAGTGTTTGTACTCGGTTCTTCCTCGCCCACTCCCTCGCGCAAGCGTCTGCTCCAGTGGCTCCGCCTTCTATGACCACAGTGATGTCTGACCTATACTCGTCTAGGACTTCATCCACCGCCGCCTGGTCCCAGTAGTTTCTGCCACCACATACCAGTATTCTCATATCAGCTACCCGGGAACGGGGTCATGGTGCCGTCTTCTAGGTACTTTGTGGGATCCTTCCAGATGCTCATGAGACCGGTAGATCCGTCGTACTGGGTCGGGAAGTAGATCTTGTCGTTATCGAAGGCGATGAAGTTAGGGCACTCTGGACTTCCGTAACCCGTGTGGTACGGTGTGTCTAGGATAGTGCTGTCCTTGTTGATGATTTGTCGTAACTTCACGTCTTCTAAGCTAGCCCAACCGCTGCGACCTTCGGTGTCGTGCCATATGATAGTGCCGGTTTCCCAGTCGAAACCTTCTTCAGTAAGTTCTTTTCGTAGTGTTGGGTTTCGCATTTAGTTTCCCCTCACATCGTACAGTTGTCACATATTTGATCTGCTTTGTCTTCTTTACTCTTGGAGGTCTTCTCCCCATAGATTAGATCGGATATGAGGATCTCTAGCTTGTTGCACTTGAAGTAATGTCTAGTCACGAATACCGTGCCGAAGCCGTTCATGCCGATATCTTTGGTGCATCTTTCCATAAAAGTACCAAGCAGGTCTGGTGTGAAATACATATTGAACCGAAGGCGGGTAGAGACGTGATCCCACTTGCTGTCTTTCTCTGGAGGAAAGTGGTATGCCACAAAAGAAGTGGCCGAAGGAATGGAGACAAAAATAGCAACTGCAGATACGAAGCCTAAGATGAACTGTTTCATGGTTTAGTGTTCCTTATTTATCTATGTTAATTTCGGGTATCTTGTGAGGACCTTTGCGGATACAGGCTTGCACTTCCGAGTATAGCTCGTAGTTCTTCGAGCACCAGAATTCCTTATTTTCTTTTCCAATAGCGCCAACGATAAGCATGCCAGATATGAGTCCAACTAAAAGAAATACGACCGCTATAAGGGTATAAGTCATTCCGTCCTGGTGGTTCATCTAAGCGTCTCCCTTATTGCTACATATAGATAAGCTATTACCATAGCCCCAACTAAGGTGTATAAAAATAGATCCATCGGCTTAGCATCTAGTACACAAGCCTCTACGAAGTTTCTGATCGTACACTCTGTTTTCATTGGTCCCTCACAAAGGTCTTTTGGAAATTAGCTTGTCAAGTCTTTCACACGATTCCTGTGCTCTGTCTAAAGAACCCTGGATCCGCCCAAGGCTTTGCAGTAGCGACTCGACGTCCTCCCACTTAACCCAGTCGCCTTGGGGACGTTCATCGATGCTTTCCATGCGCCAGTTGATATCGTACCGCTTAATTTCAATCATTGTCGTTAACCCACAACCTACCACTCTCAGGAATCATGACGGAGCCATTAGGCTGCGTACCTACTCTAAGGGTGGCCTTCAGCCAAAGGTTCTGCGCCTCGGGATCTGATGTTAAGAATGGTACGAAGTAATCAGCAACTCGGATAAACTCAGGCACCAGCTCCCAGTCGTCTGCCATGACATCAATATAGTCGTCGTCGCTCGAATCAAACCACGCGTCTTTCGCCCAGCTTTTCCTTCTAGCTCTGCGGCCTTCGCGAATCTCTGGTAGTATTTCTTCAAGTTTCATTCATCCACCTCCACTTCAATTTCATACGGTGTGTCGATGAGCCAGCGGAGAACATAAGGACCGAGTGCTTCATCCGCCTCTTTGCGGGAACGGAACAGCTCACGGCTTATATGTATACCCCTGGAATCTGAGCAAAAAGCTGGCGCCATCTTAACCGTCTTGCGTTCCTTTGGCCGTTCTTTGCCGAGGTATTCTACGAGGTCTCTATTTACAGACTCATTACCATATACCTGATGAGTACCGTCTAAAGTCCATGAGAATTTGCCAGATTTAACAATATATCCAGTTACGGGATACTGTGTGCCGAAGTCATTAGGGACGCAATCACTAACCACAACCTCAGCCAACCTGCCATCACGTGTCTTGTACCAGCCGCTTTGCTCAACTTTCATTTCTGCTCCCTCTCACTTCCCGGAACCATCACGCTGCCCTCTGGTTGCTGGCCGATGGGGAGTGTATTTCGAAAATATGTTGGGTATGTCCCAGTTTCATAAACATAAAGTTGACTGACAGTTGGAACCAGATAATCAGCAACCCGGACGGGCTCCGACTCCAGTTCCCAGTCATCTGCTAGGATATCGTCGTGGAGAGGTAGGTACATACGACCGTCCTCCGAAATCAGTTGGTCAGGGAACTCAGGATTTATGCATATGTAGCAGTCCCAGTCTACCTCGCCGGGCCAGCTGTTTCTTCTGGCCTTCTGGCCTTTACGAATCTCTGGTAGTATCTCTTCTAGCTTTGCCATCTTGTCCCCACTCTCACTTTCTAAAAACGCGCTTGCCAGACTTGGGCGGCAGGATTCCCAGGTGCAGCCATGTAGGTGCGTCCAGTCTGTCCTCTGCATACAAGTCGAACTGCTCCAATAGACGGTTGTCGTCCTTCGTCACCATTGCATACAGCTTGCCATCCTTGTCAGCGATGTCGATGGCAGCAGCCTTGCAGTGCGCTGAGTTCTTCGAGCCGCCAATCTTGACGTTGTATGCAGGGCTACGGTATCCACTGTTGACCGTGAACGGCATGCCCAATAGGTCACGCAGCTTGTTGACCTGGACAAGCAGCTTGATAGCGTTCATATAGTCATCATGGTCCAGCTCAGTCAGGTCCTGGCCGCCAAAGTACTCTTCAGCTGATATTTTTATTTTACTCATTTTTTTAAGACATCCTTCGTAATAGAAATTACTGTTAAAGCGGCTGAGACCAATAAACAAAAACCCACTAATCCCAGACCACCTACGATTAAAACAGTTACAGGATGAACATTGAGAATGCATCCGTCAATAAAGTTATGGACAGTACAGCCTACGTTTTCCATACACCCACCTCTGATGTGATTCTAATCTTGCTCATTTCTTTTTTCTTCCTATCTAGTTCTTCAATTTTTCTTTCCAGAAATTTAACTTTACGCCTGGGCTCGATAACGCCGGTAATCAGTAGCACGATTGTTAGTGTTCTAATTCATCGACCTCCCCTTGTTTCACCGCACGCCGGTAGCCTGGTGCCTATCACCCGCCACTCTCCCTGACCATCCGCCCAATTACCAGCGTAAAACTCTTCTATTGAGACGTAGTAGTCCAACCAGACCCACCACCCAGCGACTCGGGTTGGGAGGTAGGCGAACCGCTCAACCTCTCGCACACCCCTATTCTCGTACTGCTTAGCGGCCTTCCATTTCATTTCCTAAACACCTTTCTAGTTTCTGTAAAATCAATAGGGCCAACATACCCACTCCTATTTGTGGAATTTCTCAACGACGCTGCGTATCAGCAGCTCTCTCGTTTTACGTGGTAGATTTTGTACAAACAGTATCTCTATCGCGTAGTTGATCAACTCTTTCTCACAGCCTTTAACCCTGCTGCGGGTTCTAGTCATCTTGGTTGTCTTAGGGTCACCTAGAACATCCAGTAGTTGGTTGGTCATCACGTGTGCTATTAGCTCTATGGTAAGAGAGTAGTCGATTTGGGAAGGAGCATTTATCCCAGGGTGGGAGCATCGTATACAGTTTGTTATCAAGTCATTTAGCATCTCGTACTCAAACTCTTGTATCGGCTGTATTGCTATGTTTTGATGTGGTGCGTTGTAGGTTCTTTTGCTCGCACCTAGCTTAAACACCTTGATGTGTGGGTGGTGGGTATTGTTGCTGTTGAGTGCAGAGATGATTCTGTCGTAGTGGTTCATACTAACTCCATCGAGTAGATAGGTTCTTTGTCGTTGGCTCTAGCTTTGAGTACCTTGAGCCAAACTATAGATTCTGAGTTGCCCCTTAGCGCTTCCTCGACGTGATCTCTGAAGTCTTCCACGAAGTCAATCGCCCTTATGTCTTGATTAATGATCCAACTTTGGCAAATGCCCATGACTTCACTCTTTACGCGGTCGCTTCTTCTAGCGCGTATCTTCCTATCGCTGAAGATTCCAGCTATATTCTTAAGGTGATTACTCTCTTTGTTGGTGTAGACTTCTTTGCACATCAGGTGCCTGGCGTGTCTCTGAATCGCATCTTGGTCTGTTACCAAGCGGATCCTAAAACTAAGGGTATCTACACTCAGCTTGCCGGTAGTGAGATCGAGCCTTATCTCGCTCGGCGTATCTACGAACTCCACTTCCGCGTGGGTTAAGTGGGTTCTGCGTATCTTCTTTGCCAAGAGGTCCTTGGCATCGAGCACGTAGTCCCACCCGCCAAAAACCATATCCTTGGTCTCTAGCGTAACAACTTCTAGGTCGCCTAAAACCTCTAGCGTATGTCTGTTAGGGATGTAGGGTAGGATTCGCTTGGATATCTCATCCATCTCTTCGTAAACTGGATCGCGCCAAAGTGATCTGGTCATAACAACCTCCTTGGTATTTTTATATATTCGGGAATCAAAACAGAGTTACTTGCCTGGGATCTTTACTGTTTTAGACCAGGTGCGTTCTACGAACGGATGTTTTTCAGTACCGTCCTTCTCGATAACCCAAAGCACTTCTGGGAATCTTTGGTTTGGTCTTAGCCAGCTTTCTACACCTACGTCGCTGAAGTGTCCGTCAGTAAAAACTAGTGTCAAATCCGGGCTAGTCTTCAACACGTTCTTGAGTGTGTCTTCTAAGTCTGTGCCGCCCATCTTAACGTTGTTTCGTATGGTCTCTTGCCCTACTCGATCGCCCATCTTGTACGGTTGACTGTGGTACTCTTTATCAGAGAAGAGGTGTAGCGAGCACTTACGCGCGCCTGCTTTTAGGAACTCATCTACCACTTGTAGGAAGTTATTGAGCGTCTCTACGCTGATACTGCCGCTCGTATCGCACACTATGCGCAGCTTCGGCAACGGACCTTCCTTACTACCAGGGATCAGGTTTGGAAACCGCCTGCTCTTCCTAGTCCACGAATACCTACGGTCCTGCCCAGAAGCAGATTTCTTGATCGCAGCAAGTATGAGGGCTTTGTAGTTTAGTTCTGCTCGCCTAGACTTGATCTCTTCTAGCAGCTTGCTGACCATAGCGGGTAGTCTGTCATGACCAGTAGATGACTTGATCATGGCTCGCTTCACCAGATCTTCCATGGCATCCAGCATCTCGTCTTCTTCTGCGTTGGCTTCCCAGCCGTGGCTGTCGAACTCTTTTGGTATGCCCTTACCTTTACCCTTACCTTTGCTTTGGCCATCCCCATCACCATCTTCGCCGTCTTCGCCATCTTCTGGCTCTTTGTAGCGATCTTTTAGGCGTAGGAAGTACTGCTCCATGGTCTCGTTCTCTGGCCAAGGTGTCTTTTTGCCTTTGTCGTCTTCGTCGTGGAAGTTCTTGGCCAGCATGGCGTGACCGGGACATAGTTCGTTTTGGCAAGCAGCGCCTTGCTGTAATTCTTCTATTGGCGGGCATTCCTTGCAGCCAGCCGGTAAGTCTCTGATGTAGTTGTTTATTGCGAGATCTGCAGCGATATTTAGCAACTTACGGTTGTGGTTAGATATCTTGAAGAACGGCACACGTGTCAAATGTTTGTGCACTAAGTGAAACAACTCATGAAGTAGAACAGCTCTTCTATTTTCTTGACTTAGTTTCTTCACAAAAAACATAGGGTTAATGAGAAGCATATACTTCTTCTGATCAGCGCTAAAAGTAACACCAGCTGTATCTAGTTGAAAACTATAGGTAATGTCCATGCTTTGTAGCATAGAGCAATAGAAGGTGTTGTCCTTATAAATTTCATACAAAGCAGTCGCCAAAGCCTGAGAGCGTTCAGCCTCAGTTGTCGTGTCTTTAGCGGCTTTATCTGTAGATTTAAAAATAGTAGCAGGTGCGTTCATGCTATCCTCCTTGTTGTTTATATTAGGATCGGGATATTACCTTGGACCGGTAGGGACTATTGTCTTTCCCAAGGCTTTTCTGTCATGCACTCTGCGTGCCTAGGTGTGTCGCCAAATAACGCTCTGCAGAACGCAAAGGAGTGTTCGTACGTAGCTCGCACTCTACCTAGGTAGTATGAAGCAACTATGAGCATTATCAGTATAGATATGACGAATATCATGTCTTTGTCGCTTCTTCGACTATCTATCACTCTGTTGCTCATAGGAACGTCCTCTTGAGCATGGCAGTCACATCCATGCCTTTCTCTCTACTAGCGGCTTCAGCAGCAGCCTTAAAGCGGTTCAGCAGTATGGCGGCAACTGCAACTGGGTCTGAGCCGTCTTGTATGGCGTTGGTTACCATTATATCGATGCTGTCGCTGAATAGCTTTAATCTAAGCGTCTCTGGATCCCGCTTGATCTTCTCCATGCCTAGATCTATTACGTCGGACATGTTTCTTCCTTGTCCTTTTCTGACCTTCTATAGGATCGGGATGGGGTCATTGCGAGCTTCTTCTCGTACCAAGTGGGAGGCGTTGGTGGTCTTTCTTGTGCGACTTTAGCGTGGGGCTCTAGGGGTGTTTCGTCGAACTTTTGGGGAAAGAGGGTCTTTTCTATGGCGTCCTCTTGGGCCTCTAACTGCTTCTCTTCTTGCTTCTTCTGTTTCGGAGTCTTTCGGTTAGATTTAATTTCCTTGTCTTTATCGTGTCTTCCGCGTTGCCTATGCCCAACTGGTATCCTGGGACCTGCGACCATCCAGCACCCCTTATAGTAGTTACGCTTTAAATGTAACTACTATCATTATAATACGTGATGCTTGTAGGTCTATTTGGAGAGATCTTCTATTATTTTAGCGAGTAAGCTAGGATCTCTGTCTGAGATCCACCTAAGGTTCTTCCATGAGAAGAAATTATAGTAGTTCTGGCCTATCCCCGGGGTAGCCTGGTGCTCCAGCGGGGACGAGTGGGCTGGCTTAGAGGAAGTCAGCTGGGTAAATATGCGAATGTCGTTCGCTAGATCAGAGGAACCACCCTCTACGCGATCGTAGCTTACTCGGGCACATCTCGCTGCAGATCGAATCAAGTTTGCGCCTAGGTCAGAGTTAGAGCGCTCCTCATCGGTGACGAAAGGTAAGTGCCACTCGTCCTCGCTCAGAGGCTTAGCGACACTGCTACGTAGCGCCTCCTTCATGCACCTAGCCAGCTCTCTGATCTCTGGTTGGGCATCTGGGTGATCTCGTAGTCCGAAGAAGTTCTCGTAGGAGGTTCCGGTGCAGATAACCTTGATGTTGAGGTACGGTTCTAGTACGCGGTTAGAAATTTGTTTGTGCACCATCATGGAGCTCAGCATCTTGGCCGACTCCACGGCTCTATCTCTAGCTATAAGCCATACTATCTTCGCGTAGTGGATCTGGTCTTCGGTGAGTTCTTCGTTGGCCTGCATACCCTTCTGGTTCTTACCCCAGTGAACTGGCATAGCTGGGTCGTCCATGACTTTTTGTATCATCTTCTCGATGGGTATGGCACGAGACGAGGCAGCGTTCCTGGAGAATACGCGGTGCGTCATAAATTCGGCATGGATAAACCGCGGATATTCAAGAACAAACGTGGTGACTCTCTCGTTGAGGTCGTTTACAGAATCCTCTATTACGTTAGCGCTTATCGTCATTGAATGCTCCATCATTGAAAGTGTCTCTGAGTCTGTCGAACGCGTGTGCCTTAAGGATGGTAATGGGGTCTGCACCTAGCACTGACAGTAGTTCGTCGATGGCTTTGTGCTCGTCACCGGGACTGTAGTCGGCAGAGTCTACCCACTCTATGTCATGCATAACATTTGCGAGTGCGTCGATAACTTTCTGCACGGCCAACCTGCGCACATCTCTATCTCTGTTCTCGATAGCTAGGTCTTGCAGCTTGTGATAGAAGTAATCGTATGCTCCGCCGCTCATAGTCGCTTACTCCTTGTACTCTTTGATCTTGGCCTTAATCTCTTCTACGGCTTCTTCAGCATCCTTCAGGGAGTCCTTGACATCTACGTCATCAGGGTACTTGCGTGCTTGTTGGCGCCAGAAGATGAGCTCTTCCTGCGCTGCGCGTAGCTGGGCCTTAAGCTCGTTTAGCGAGACCCTCTTCTCTAGAGCGTCGACTTGCGCCGCCTTAGCGTACCTGCTATCCACCCAAGTGATTCCGCCAAACACAGTACCTGCCACTGCTACAATCGCAGTGAATAGCGTTAAGTATCCTTTTGCCTTGTCCATAACGTATCTCCTTTAGTTAAAATTCTGAAGGCGTACCAACTGCGGTGCCGATACCATCGCCTTCGTCTTCGTTAAAAGTGTTGTCGCCATCGCCGTTCTCGTAGCCGTACATACTTCCAAAACCTTCTCCGTCGCCATCAGTAGAGCCAGTTAAGGGTCGTTTTGGAGATAATCTGATGATTGGGGAATCGTACTGATGGCCGCTACCCAACCCACCGCCAAAGACATACCCATATCGCTCTCCGTAGCCAGCGCCGTTGCCGTCTTGTGGGTATCCGTACTGACGATACCCATACCCGTTTATGGGTAGCACCTTCTCATTATCTTCGGTTTTACTCATATATTTATACTCACTCACCAATCCGATGGGTTAAAATCGTCTCCATCGCCGCCACCATCCCCATCACCATCACCGCCGTCTCCGTCACCGAAGCCGTTTCCAAACGGATTGCCGTGCCCGTAGCCACAGTCATCGAAGCCGCGATTGCCATGGCCACAACCGTCACCACTCATGCTTCCATAGTCGTGGCCATAGCCGCAGCCAATGCCGTCACCCCCTATGTTTCCATAGGCTCCATCACCATAGCCATCTATATCGAACTCTTCCGTTAATACTTCCATTACTCACCACTCTGATGGCGGTATTTCTTCATCGCCGATACCGAAGCCATCTCCGTCGAATAGTCCATATACATCGCTACCGCTACCGTCCCCACCACCAATGACATCCCCATATCGCGCTCCGTACCCATCGCCGTCGCCACGGCCATGGCCTGTACCGCCGCCGCGTTTATTGGTGTAAGGGTCTGCGTAACCGTAACCAATGCCATCTATCTCCAACTTATCCATGTCACCTCACCAGTCCGATGGAGAGTAACCGTTGCCATCGCTATAACCATGCCCATCGCCGTCGCTTTCTCCGATATCGCCCCATCCTTCTCCGTCGCCGTTGCTATAACCGCATCCGTAGCCGTTGCCGTAACCTTCATCGTCAAAGGCGTCATACCATTCATGGTTGAGTTCTCCGTAACCGATGCCGTCGCCGTATGCGCCACTATCGCCATGGCCAAAACCGTCTATTGCCAACAGATATACTTCCATCTACTTACCGCTCCGAGGGGTTGGTATTGAAATGGAGGTTACTGGCTGCGCCTTGGTAGCCGTATTCTTTATCGTACCCTCCGCCATCTAGCGCATGCTTCCAGTACGCGTCATCGTGGTAAGGGTGGCCACAACCGTCGCCATTGGATGCGAGAATATATCCTTCACCGTCTCCTCTGTTGTCACCGTTGTGCCAGCCATCGACTCCATCACCGTACCCATCTATTTTTATCTCGTCTATTGTGGTCATCTGCTCACCGGTCTGAGGGGTTTAAGTGGGTGTGGTCTTCATCGTCTTCTATCCCCACACCATCGCACCAACCTCCGTAGCTATCTCCATATCCCAAACTGTAGCCGGCATGAATCCGTATGCCGCAGCCGTGGCCGTCGCCATTAAAATCACCACCTTCTCTACACGTGCCAAAGCCTTCGCCATTCAAGCGGTTATCTTCCGTACCCCAACCATTTATGTCTATCTTCTCTGCTACGATCATTGCTCACCAGTCCGACGGGTCGTTAAGGAAGTAGTCTATCTCGCCAGAAGGCTCCAAATGACCGCTGTCTTGGCTGCCATCTTTGTACATAAAGTAGTAACCGAAGCCATCTCCGTTGAATAGTCCGTATATATCGCCGTAGCCAACGCCGTCGCCCACTTCGATCGTAGAAGACCAGCCGTCACCATAGCCATCTATTTCTAGGGTGTGCGTAGTTACCAATCTGAGGGGTATCCTTCTGTTGAGCAGTAGCCTGTTATCTTTATAGGTGAACCGCTCCCGTCTCCAGTATGACTACCCCAACCATTAGAATAATCGTGGCCGCCACCATCGCCGTCGTCGTCTGTGTCAAAGTTAGTTGAGAACTGACCATAGTAGTGGCAGTACCCTTGTCCGTTGCCATTTTCAAACAACTTGTATCCGATAAAGGATGCTGCGTCCTCTGATCCAATGCCAGTTATGGTTAGCGGTTCTGCCAACTCCATCTACTCAGCTTCCTGGTCCTTGGGTTGAGACTTCTTGGCGTGCTTGTTGCAAGTGTGTCTGATCCAGTAGCCTTCGTCTGGACCCACGTCCTCGCCAGTGCCGCACACTGAACATATGTTTCCAGTGATGATCTCGTAGGTGTCGGTTATACTGGTTATAACTTTGTCTACGTTGTCGCCATAGTCGTGCGTGTAGTAACACCGCAGTGTTCCAAACTTCTCTTTGATCTGAGAGAACCTGATCCTGGGGAATAGCGAGACTAGTGTACCCACGTAGTTCTCGATTACTTGGTCCCAACCCTCAGGGGTCTCGATTGTCCTACCGCGTAGGTATTGAGAGAACTGCTCTGGGTACTTGTCGAATAGTTTTTTAGTAATGTCTTGGCTGCTCATTTTATCCTCACTCATACTCGTTGTGGAAACGGACTTCTTTGAGAAGAGGTCCCTGACCAAAGGCGTGGCCAAACTCGTCCACCTTGGTCACATTGATCGAGTCTGTATCCATGTGTTGCCAAACGACTACGTAAGCATGGAACGACTCTGTCTGCGTAGGGTCTTGGAACAAGCCCAGGACCTTGTGCTTGCCATCAATCAGATAAGTCTTGCTTGCGTCGATTCTCTGTGATCTCTTTGATGATGCGTACATTCTCTCTCCTTTTCTCGTCTTCGTTGATTATCTCTAACACTCTTTTGTTGTACTCTTCGGCCATAGACCTTATCTTTCGTATCCTATTTATAAGGTCTTCAGCTTCCTTATCCAAGGGAGATTTCCCTTTTGACTCTCGGTATGCCCTTAGGTCTATTACTTTAGTCACTTGCTTTCTTCTTTATCGATCTCTATGTTGGTCTTCTCTTTTAGGAATAGCCACTTAGAGATGTAGCTACTAGTTTCGACCGTGGATAGGTTGCGCAGCTCTTGGAGTTGCTTGATCTGGTTGCTACTTGCACCGGCGTTGTAGGCTACCAGAGCAAGGCTGGTTTGGCCATTGAAGATCTCGAGTAGGTGTCTGAATCTACAAGCGCCGATCAACAGGTTAATCTCAGCTATATCGAGATCGCTTGGGTCTAGCTTTTCGATGCCGCAAGCTTTAGCGAACTCAGGGGCATACTGAGGCATGAGTTGTGTCAACCCGGTAGCACCTACGTGTGACTTGGCTTTAGAGTCGAACTTAGACTCGATAGCGATAAGCGTCACGAACTGCTTCCTTGCTTCTTGGTTGTCGAAGATCTCCATAGCCACAGATACGATCTGCCTAGCGATCACTTGCCGCCTAACGTCAGTCATCTGCGCGTTGACTATCTTCATCTGCATTAGAACGTAGTTGCCCAACTCCACAGAGTTAGCTTCTGCGCCAGGCTGTGGTGAAGCCTGAGGTTCATTTATTTCAACGACACCTTGCACTTTGTTGTTTGAGCAAGCCGTGCTCAAAAGTACTGCGGCTACAAACATGCCGACTTTAGATCTATAGTTCTTCATATACTCTCCTAGTAGTAACATCTACTGTTTATTATCGGATCGGGATTTCCCGCCTAGATGTAGTAGCTGCCTTTCAATCATGTTTGTTTCCATCTTTTTATGGTCTAACGATAGGTTTCTAAGGTTGCGAATATCCACATACAAGATCTGCTTCTCGCCTACGTTTGAGGGGTGTCCATACTTTATATGGACCGCTAAGTAAGTCTTTGTGCGTGGTATTTTTGTTATGAAGTTCATCTGGCCTATGGTTAAAGACCTGGTTCTGCGCTTGCCCTTTTTAGCCTTATCTATTTGATTAGATAGGTATTTAGTGAAACCACGATGCATTTCACATAACCACTCTTCAATCTTCACTGGGTCTTTGTGAAGAGATAGCGACAGCATGTCAAAAACAAAGTCTCGCATAACTACGTCTGTTGGTATTTCCTTGATGTCGTACTCTTTTAACCCAATGCTTACGTACGAGAAACCCATGAACCTATGGATAGATTTTTCTATGTAGTTTGAGTTACTCATAGCTACACTCGCTTAGTTACTTGGCCTTGTTGAGCTTGATGTTAGCTTTCAGAACTTCTACGAGCTGAGGGTGCTTGGCTGCGAGGTCTTTGAAGAAGGTAGCTACGTTAGTTCCCTTACCGCTTTGGCCGCAGCTTCGAAGTAGGTCGATCGCCAAATCGCTTGGGATGATGCTGGCTACTTCGACCATCAAGTCTTCGCTGATCTCATTCTCTTTAGGCTCGCGTCCACCGTAGTTCTTGGAGATAGACTCAATGGTTACTGAGATGTAGTCGCCCTTGTAGTTACTTGGGTTGCTCTGCTCTTTCAGCTTCTTGAGCGAAGCGGATTTGCTAGTGAGCAGATCTTGCGCTGTAACTGGAGCTTCAGTGTGAACATACTTCCAGAACTCGCTGCCAATGCCTTTACCCAAGATGCTGATGCACAGCTGTCGGTGCATGGTTCTATCTTCTAGACCACCCGACTTGTGAGCTGCGTTCAGCCTACTCCATGTACGAGGAGAGATGTATACTGAGTCCTTGCCCAAGGAGCTAGGCTCTTTGTAGATCCAAGCGCCAGACTTCACGAAGTTTTGGATATGGTCGCAGAACTTGTTTGTCTCCATGAAATCAACGAAGCCGTTGTGATCATAGTCGATATCGAAGTGAACGAATCTGTCTTTAAGCGCTGTGTCTGCGGAGTTCGTATCGTACTCTGAGGACTCTGGGTTGTTAGATGTAGCGATTACCCAACCACTCGGTAGCTTATAGTTAGGGCCGACGCCTCGACTAGCGTCAGTGAGCTGCATCAAGCAGTTCATTACCGCAGACGTAGATCTGAGCGACTCGTCGAGAAAGATGAGTCCCTCTGAGTCTTTACCTCGTGGCCAGAACTCCGGAACATAGTGCGTCGTGACCTTACTACCATCTTCCAGTCTTTCCTGTTGCGGTAAGCCGATGAAGTCAGGTGCTTCCAAGAACGCACAGCGAAGCATCAAGAAACCGAAGTCAGGGTTTCGCTTTCTTTGCTTCTCAACCCACTGCATGACCTGCTCAGTCTTGGAAAGACCGGCATGGCCAATGAAGGATGGGTTCAAGGTGTATCCTTGCTTGCGGGCATTGAGGGCTAGATCGAGAACATCTGAAATTTTACTAGGTTTCATTTAAACTCCTATTGTTGTTATGGTCGATATTATTTCGGGATCACATGAACTCTATGGAACTCTCGGGGTAACCTGGATCTGCGTCCATAGTTATTTTGTTTGCCATGTCCATGGCCATATCTGCACTTTGTTTTGCAACATCTGCTTCTTTTTCATGACCTTGTTCTCTCATAATCTTTTCCGTAAGTTTGTACATCCTGTAGGCGTACTGCAAACTAGTTATGAGCGCTATGACTTCGTTATCGGTTAGGTTTAACGAGATGTATCCCTTGCTAAACTCATCATCATTAAAAAGTGAAGGCCTACCTTTTTCGTCCATGATTCCTCCACGGTTGCTTAATCTTCTTTTACCATCGTCTTCAGGAAATCAGGTAGTGCTGATACGTCTAGTTTTTTCTTACTTTTGGTTTTCTTAGGCTTGAACTCAGAGAAGAAGTGGGCACCCTCGTCTAGATCCATAAGTGAGACCTGCTTAGTCATGTAAGATATTTTCTGCTTAAAGTCGGGCTTAATAGCCTCTAGTTTCTCTACCTTACCGCCTCTGGCCAGGTATTGCTCTATGGTCTCTTTCATTCGTTCCATCCTTGTCTGTTGGGTATAAGAACCTTGTCATCGTTCATCAGAAATAAGATCGGAGATTATATGGCAGCTGATAAGTCAGAATCACTAGAAGTGGTAAACTCTGGAATAGATTGGCAACTTAGGCGCATATACTGGGGGTCGTTAGACAAATCAGACTCCGAAGATAAAAGTGAGTTCTGCTGGGCTACAGTAGAGCACATGGTTAGAGCCATGCACAAGATGTATCAGATCAACAACAAGCCTATCGAGCTCCACTTCAACTCACCCGGTGGCGATGTCTATGATATGCTTAGGCTTATGGATGAGATTGAATCCGCTCCCTGTCAGATAAGGTTCATAGGATCGGGGATCATCGCTTCGGCCGCTACGTGGATCATGTGCGTAAGCGACCACAGATCACTGCACAAGAACACCGTAGTTATGCTACACGACGGCCACGAAGGCTTCATCGGTAGCCATACCGACACGCAGATCGCCGCTAGCCACAACCGCCAACTGCAAGACCGACTGTATGAAGTTTTTGCAGCCAACTCTAGGATGCCTACCGTGTTCTGGCAAGACCTCATGCAGCGCGATTTATACCTTAGAGCAGACGAAGCCAAGATGCTAGGGCTGTGCGACGAAGTCATTGAGCCACGTAAGCGTGGTGGTGTTCGCAAATCCAGACAAGCGATCCTATCTAACCACCCTGATCCTTCTGAGTTGCAGAAGCTCACCAAAGAGCTGTATAAGCGCATTGATCGCAGGAAGCCATCTAAGTTGGATATCTCGTACAAGCAAGAAGAAGTGGAAGAAGCTCTGGTTGAGACCCACGTCGATGCGCCCGTAGAAGGCTGATCAGCCTATTTCTTGGTTTCTTTATTGATGTGGTGTAAGGTTTTAGCCTTTTCTTCGTTCCATTGCGTAGTGAACATCGTACGCTCGATCTCAACTATCCTGGCTGTTAGACCGTCTATCTTCTTTTGCAGATCTTCTACAGTTGGTTTTTTAACCTTACTAGCCTTAGTTTTATCAGTCATCGAAGCCGACTTTGCTTGGCTTAGTGAAGTTGTTTTTAACTTTCTTGTTGTGCTCGACAATATCTTTGACAATCTTTGCGACTGATTCGTCCTTGATTCTATGTCTGATTACGATTTCAGTTATGTGGGCTGCTGATAGGAAGTTCGCATTGCTGTCCAGTATAGCTTTCTTCTCTTCATCTGAGGCTTCTCTCTTGGCCACGAATTCAAATAGTCTAAGTCTTTCTTCTGCTTTGGGTGGTTGAAGTTCTAGCATGAGGTCGAAGCGACCAGGTCTGTCACTTAGGCTTGCCAACAGCCTTTCTGGGGTGTTGGTTGTGGCGACTATGAACGTAGGTAGCTTGAAGGTGTCGCCCATGCCATCGAGTAGGTTCAGCAACCCCGCGTCGACTGACCTAGCTCCTTCAGAGTCAGTGTTTCCGCCACCGATGTCTTCCATCACGAAGATAAGCCTAGTAGCAGACGCTGAATACTTAGAGTCTGTAGCAAGGAACTCCTGCATATCATCTGCGTCTATCTTAGATGTAGGCCATATGATCACCACAGTGCCCTTGTCTTCTTCCACGGCTTGCTCACAGAACATGGAGATAGTTGCGGTCTTGCCATATCCAGGAGCGGAGTAAAGTAGCACACCTCTTTTGGGCTTTATGTTAAGTTCTTCGTACACAGCTAACTTAGAGAAGAAGCTGTTCGCCTCCTTCAGGATAGAGCTCGTGTTGACCAGATCTACCAGAAGTCGCTTACTGATGAGGTCGATCTGAGACAGCTCTACCTTGCCGCCTTTGTTAACGGCTTGCCAAATGCCTGGTTTTATCGAGTACTTTGGCGCTGCGCTCTTCTTTTGGTACTTGAATTGCCATAGTTTATCTTGGTATTGTAGCGCTAGGTCTGATTCACCTATAGCGTCGCCTTCACTTAGGGAATTGAGGTCTACTACTCTATGGACCTTAAATGCCTTTTTTCTCATCTGTAATCACCTTTTTCCCTATTTATGTGCTTAGTTTTAGACTTAGCCCTGTATATGTATTTGTTTGTTTGATCTCTCTTGTCGTCGTGTCTAATCACTTCCCAGCCTTCTCCATCGCTGCTGAATATATGGAGGCTGTCTGAGTCTGGCTTTGTGATGGCTATCGAAGATCTGCTTAAGACGGTGTCGTTTACGTTTAGCTCGCCGACTGGTTCGAAGCCGAGATCGAAGCCGAAGCTGTTGGTGAGCTTACGGTCGCCGTTCTCTAGGGTGTGCGCATGGTTCGGCTTATCATCGCTGTGTCTAGAGCGAACATTGACTCTGATGAATCTATTGTTTCCTTTTTGCTTCACCCTTATCCAATTATTCGACATACTCAAACTCCCTCATCCCGGCTGGAGTTAGGACAGATATCTTGGCTTTTAGATCGGGCAGGATAGCCCACTCGTAGTGTAGGAGGCCTATGGTGCCACCTTCTTTAGAGGCGTTTTCTATGGCTATTAGGAACGCGTCTTCGTGCTCAGAGTCGCGCTTGCCGTGTAGCTTCTCGTCCATTGCTTTCTTTGTGAACACACCATCTTCTATTAAGCGAAGTATGATGCTCTCAAGGGGTACTGTCCTCGTCACTAGGCGCAGGCACTCTAGCTTCCTCAGAATCAGTGGGGATGTTACACTCACTTGGAACCTCCAGATCTACATATAGATATGCGAAAGAAGATAGCCAATTCTCTGCGAACCTTACGGCCTCTATCTGGTCTAGGACCGAGAACTCTACCAAGAGTAGCTTCTCGTGCTTAAGCCGCCAGACGTTGCCTATCTTTCTCTCTAATTTAAGCTTCTTACGCATTGGTTACCATGGTCCTAAGTTTAGATCACTAAGTCTATAGTACCACTTGTTTGACCAATCAGTCAATTACATGTCGTCTGGGTGTCTTATACCTAGAAAGGACTGAAAAACAGGGAACCTAGGCTTGTCTTTCTTGCCTGCTTCTTGACTTTTAACCTTGGCTATCTGGCCGAGGTACTTGTCGCGGTTGCTCCATATCTGTTTGCGTAGGGCGTCGTCGAAACCGGTCCCACATTTGAAGATAACGCCATCCTCGGATTGTAGGATCAGACTCCCTAATGTCTCCATCGGTACCATATTCTCTTTGTGGGAGGATCTCTTCGTGTGACCTAGCTCATCTAAAGTAGCCTCATTCGCGTTGTGTAATCTCTCTTCAAAGCCGATGATCTTAGCCTCGAAGTCCGTGAACTGCTTGACCTTACCCAGCAGACCTTCCTTAAGGGTAGACCTACCGTTCTTGTATCGACCACTTGGTTTTCTAACCATGACGCCTTCGTAGCCCTCAGATAAGGACTTGGCCTCATACTCTAGCAGCTCATCTACGGAGTGTATCAGCTTATGCTCGACTATCTTGATCCTGGGTAACCCTAGTCGCCTAACGAACTCGCTGGCTTTGTGATATCTGCTCTCGAAGGGTTCGTTCAGGTCGTTGCCGATGAGGTCGAAGATATGGTAGCTGAAGTCCGGGATACCAGACTCTGACATGACTCCAGATGAAGATGAGTGGAAGGTGTTGCCAACGGTTAGCTCACCGTCGAAGTTCAGATCATACTCACAGATCTCTTCTAGGAATTGTCTGATGTATCCGTTTGGAATAGGTTTGAACTTACGAGATAGTACTTGCTTGTTTAGGACTAGGCACCTTATGCCGTCCAATTTAGGAGATGCGAGAACAGGGAAGAGTAGAGAACTTACGTCCTCTACTGTATCTGCTAACATAGGTTTTGTTATCATTAGACACCTCGTTTGATATACGAGATGGGATCGGAAAGATCTTACTTAGTCTCTTCTTGAATTACTTCTAGTGGCACCATAGAACCAAAACCAGGGGTTCTGGTGTCAAGGTAGGAAACTACACCAGTGACTTCGCCCTTGGCGTTGATCATCGGCGACCCTGAACTACCGGGTGCTACGCCGATAGTAGTGTCAGTACTTACGCCGCTGAATACGCATGCCTCTACATCGCCGAAGATGGTCTCAATGGTTTTCCAAGAGAACACTTCTCCTTTGCAGTCTTCTTTGCTTTTCTGCATCGGTATCTCTACTTTACCCTTACCCACGATCATTCCGCTAGTGACGGACAAAGCGCGTCCAGCTGGGAACCCTACGACCCATGCTTCTTCTCTGGCTTGCTTATCTTGGGATAGCTTAAACGCTGGAGCATCACTCGGTAGCTTGTCCATGATGCAGAGATCACCCTTACCAGATAGCTTAAACTCTGAGAGAGTAAAGCCAACGCCATCGCTGTTGACAGCGGACTTACCCAGGGGAACCACTTGCTTGATCTTAAAGACGTCGCAGATATGTCCAGCGGTAACCAAGGTTGGCTCGCCGCCAATTTCCATGGCAAAAGCACTGCCAACGAATTGTCCGTTGATCTCAACTCGGTAAACTTTGTCTTCTGATCTCTCAGCGATTGAGATTGGGTCTAGCTTAGCAGAGCTAACCGATAGTGCCGTGATAGCTGCGATAAACGCGCCCACTAGTAGGGAGATTGGGTCCATGAATCACTCCTTTAGAGGGAGCACCACTTACCTACGAACGTGTAGCTGGGTCCTGCCCTTAGTTTATAGACCATTGCCTCAGCCACAGCCATACTTAATTATACTACGTATTTTGTCCGACTGGTCAATAAGCTGATGAATAGAGTGGCTAAATAGATAAACACTTATTATCGCTCACCTATTTGGTCTTCTAGCTGCTCTAGGAATTGATAGTTGAATAGGACTTTGTCTGAGTTTTGCCTTATGGCCTTAAAAAGGTCATCTTGGAAGACATCTTCTTTTCCTTCGTGGAGGGCTTTACAAAGTGCACCCCTGAACGTGTCTTGGGTGTCTACGTTGGGGTTTTGCTCGAAGTTATCTGCTGCTTTTTGTAGGTAGTCTGGTAGATGTAGGTCAAAATGTAGCCAAAAGTCAAGAACACCCTTGGCATCAGATGGGTCGATCTTCAGGTTCGTAAGCTTGTGTACATTTACTTCGCTGCTCATTTCTTGATCTCCATTCTTTATTCTCATCAAGGGTTATACGATGATTGACCGTCCAGACAGTCGAACGTAGTTGCATCAAATACTTACGCAAAGCCCCTTGCTTGAGGTACAATTATCCTTACCACTGCTCATCAACGGAGGCTGCAATGAATTTCTGTATTCCACAATCCAATCAGCATATTGGCGTTCGCCTTACATATATTATGGGCTACTACCAAGCCACCTCTGTTTAGTACAAATTAACATCTCCCATGAGAACAAAGGACGCGGAAAGCTATGCTTACCGATAAGCGACTTGTCTATAGACCGTTTCACTACCCACAGGCCTTCGAGTACTTCACGAAGCAGCAACAGGCACACTGGCTACCTACTGAAGTCAAGATGTCGGGCGACATAAAAGACTACAACGAGAATCTAACTGAAGCCGAGAAATCAGTGGTCATCAAGATCCTTCGTTTATTCACCAGCATTGAAGTGGATGCTGAAGACTATTGGAACCAGGTATCCAAGTGGTTTGGCGGTCACCCAGAGATAGCTCAGATGGCAGCCTCGAACGCTTCGATGGAGGCAATTCATATTTGGGCCTATGACTACTTGAACACGAGCCTTAACTTGCCTCTGTCAGAGTACGAAGCATTCCTCAAAGATCCAGCGATGATGGCCAAGAAGGAGCGTCTGGGGCAAGTTTTGGGCAAGGTCAAGACACTTGAGGATAAGGCTGTTAGTTTAGCTGTCTTCTCTGCCTTCACTGAAGGGGTGTCTCTGTTCTCAAGCTTCGCGGTGCTTATGAGCTTCTCCAAGGCCAACAAGCTAAAGGGCGTAGCTAACGTCGTGGCATGGTCCGTGCGTGATGAGTCGCTCCATAGCGATGCTGGCTGCTGGCTGTTTCGTACCTTGGTAGAAGAGAGGCCACATCTGCTCACGGACGACGTCAAAGAGCGCGTCATCGACGCCGCTCGTGTAGCAGTGTCGTTAGAGGACGACTACATTGATGCCGTGTTCTCTAATGGCGAGATAGAGCACATCTCTAGCAAAGACCTCAAAGCCTACATTAGGTTTAGGGCCAACACGAAGCTGAATGACCTTGGCCTCAAGAAGAACTGGAAATCAATTGATATGGAAGCCGTCAAGCGCATCACATCTTGGTTTGATGTAATGGTTTCCGGTAACGAGCACGCAGACTTTTTCGCTGTTAAAAGCACTGCGTACTCCAAGGGCAACGTAAACTGGGATACTCTGGACTTCGACGCGGAGAAATACAAATGAAAACCCTAGAAGAACTTAAAGCAGAAGGTTCCGCCCCAAGCTGGCTCAATGACCCAGGGCTTCAGACTTTGCGTGGCGGGTATCTACAGAAAGATGAGACGCCAAAGGAAATGTGGCTCAGAGTGTCTAACGCCTCTGCCGACAGACTAGGTAAGCCTGAGCTTGCTCCTCGATTCTTTGAGCTGTTCTGGAATGGATGGCTTTGTGGTAGCACCCCCGTCCTGGCTAATATGGGGACCCAACGTGGTCTACCCATCTCTTGCTTCGCGAACCACGTACCAGACACCACTACAGGTATCTGGCAAGGCGCCCATGAGATCGCTATGTTGAGTAAGTTCGGCGGAGGCGTAGCTTCGTACTGGGGCGACGTCAGAGCTAAAGGCTCGCCTATATCTACTGGTGGTACTACGGAAGGCATAGTCCCCTTCCTAAAGGTATACGACTCTACTATCGTGGGTGTCAGCCAAGGCTCTACTAGACGTGGCAGCATGGCGGTTTACCTACCATGGGACCACGGCGACGCCCTGGACTTCCTCAGGATTCGCCGCCCAGAGGGAGACGTCAATCGTCAGTGCTTGAACCTACACCATGGTATTTGCTTAGACGACAACTTCTTTGACCTGCTAGCAGCAGGGGATAAGAAGGCGCGTGAGTTTGCCTCAGAACTATACAAAGCTCGTTTAGAAACCGGTGAGCCTTACGTCTTCTTCACCGACAACGTGGCTAGGAACAGACCACAAGCCTACAAAGATCTAGGGCTAGAGGTTAAGACCAGTAATTTGTGCTCAGAGATAATGCTCTATACCGATCCAGAGCACACCTTCGTATGCTGCTTGTCGTCCATGAACCTCACCAGATGGGAAGAATGGAAGAACACCGACGCGGTCTACTTGGCTACGTGGTTCCTAGAAGGCGTCATGTCGGAGTTCATCGCTAAGGCAGAAGGTCTTCCAGGCATGGAAGCTGCGGTTAGGCACGCCAAGAAGGGCAGAGCTTTAGGTCTTGGCGTACTAGGCTTTCACTCTATGCTGCAAGACAAAGGACTAGCGTTCGGCGACTTCGGAGCTAATATCTTGAACAAAGCTATCTTCAAGAAGATGCGTGAGGAAGCCACTAGAGCAAGTCAAGAAATGGCCAAGGAGTACGGTAAGCCAGAGTGGTGCAAGACTACGGACCAAAGGCACACTCACCTACTTGCAGTCGCGCCAACTGCGTCGAACAGCGTAATTTCTGGCGACTGCAGCCCTGGGATAGAGCCGTTCAACGCCAACGTGTTCGTGAAGAAGACTGCCAAAGGTACGTTCATCACCTACAACCATAGTCTAAAGAAGCTACTGGCAGACAAAGGTAAGGACACCGAAGAAGTATGGCGACAGATATCTGGGGACTCTGGTTCCGTTAGGAGTTTGGAGTTCTTATCTGAGCAAGAGAAGGCTACGTTTCATACCGCTTTTGAGATCGACCAAAGAGATGTAGTAGATCTAGCAGCGGACAGACAGAAGTATATCGATCAAGGTGCTTCGAATAACTTATTCTTTGCAGCAGACGTAGATCCAAACTACTTCCACGCGGTTCACTTGAGAGCATACAAGAAAGGTATAAACACCTTGTATTATTGCAGAAGCAGCTCGGTTCTGAGAGCGGATATCAGCTCAAGAGATGGAGATTGTAAGGCCTGTGAGGGATGAAATAAAAGTTAAAATTTGCACAAAATGTAATCAAAGCAAGTCTGTTTCTATGTTTTCTAAAAATAACGTAAAGCAAGATAATTTAATGCCTTCTTGCAAGGACTGCAATAGGAAGTATTATGTTGATAACAAAGAAAAAATTAAAGAAAGAGTTGCTAATTATTACGAAAAGAACAAAAAGGAAATAATTAACAAACAGAATGAGAAATTAAAACTAAATGAAAATAGGCAGAAGTATAGAGATTATCAGCGAACATATCAGAGAGAATACCGTCGACTTAATAAAAAGACTCTCAAAAAGAAGCCACTAAGCGATCGACAAAAGGCGATGCGCCGCCAGAATTTTATAGAGTGGGCTATACGCAATAAGGATGCGCTACGCTCATATAAAAGAAAAAGGCTGTCTAGCAGCTTGTTATTTCAATTAAGAAACAGACTGTCTTCTAGACTAAGGCATATCCTATGTGGAAACACCCATAAGAGTAAAAGTACTGAAAAAATAATAGGATGTACAATGGATTTTTTATTTCAGTATCTGGGTGTCGACAGTTTGGGAAATATTACAGATCTACATTTAGATCATATATGTCCTTGCTCACAAGCACAAGATCAAGAAGAATTACTTAAACTGCAACACTATTTAAACTTACGGCTAATTAAGGCTTCAGAAAATCTAAGTAAGTCTGATAAAAGAACCCCTGAAGCAGAAGAGAAGTGTCTTCAACTGCTAAGTAGGGAGTGGATAAACGCATAACACAATGGTGTTGACAATACCAAAACTCGCTTATATGACTCAGACTGCAAAGCGTGTGAGGGGTGAGCTACCCACCGTAGTAGAACGGTGAGTCGGGTAGGTAACTGAGTAGGTGTATGGTTTTATTGAGTCCAGTGTACGAATCGACTATAGTTTTTGTTCCCCATCGGTTTATATTACCTCTGTTGATAATAATCTTGCCAAGTTCTTTACCGTTAGAGTCGATGACTATCAGCAACACGTGTGTATCGAAATTAACAATACCGGGTAAAATGAAGTTGATCTGACTTGAATCCAAAGATAGGTTGCCACTGTAAGCGTTTTCTTGTTTTACTACGTATTTTCCTAGATAAACTGTCTCTTTCATGCGTTCTCCTTTATTACTTCTTGGTTCTCTCGATATACGCTTCGATCTCACTTAGTGGCACCGGGGTGAAGTTCCAGGCATCGACACCCACGTGGATCTGCTGTCCGCGGAATCTTTGTGCGTTGTGGGTATGTCCATGGATCAGATACTGCCCGTGCTGCTCTGGTCTACGGTCTAGGTACCTAAGGTCGTTCCTAGAGCTTGTCATCCTAAAGAGCTGTTTGAACCAGCCCACCGCTTTCTGCTTCTTACTGGGGGCGAACGGGTAGTGCTTGATCTGTACGTCTTCGCCTGCTATGTTTAGCCATAGGTCCTCAAGCACATACTCAAAGCCGAAGCTGAGCATCTTTCGAGGTGAGAAGTCGTGGTTACCACGAACTAGTATCTTCCTGCCGTTTAGCCTATCCATTATCTTAGTGCAAGAGATTATGTTCTTTACGAAGAAGCAGTCTCCGACCCACACGCAGATGTCTTCTGGTCCGACTACGGAATTGTAGTTCTTGATCAGAGTCTCGTGCATCTCAGTGAGATCCGCAAACGGTCGGTTGCAGAGTCGAATCACGTTCTTGTGGAAGAAGTGTGGGTCTGACCAGAAGAATACTCTAGCATTTCCAAGATTCATGTGACCCTCCGTATTTTGTTATTATGATCGGGTATAACTACCTAGTAACCCAAGGAGGATATACTATGCCTATCGTAGCTGCTAGTCTTAAAGCCAAGATGGAAACTAGGATTCTAAACGAATTGAAGAAAGCATTCTCAGCCGATGGCGCAGCTAGTCCAGATGCGCAGAAGAACTGGGCAGCTATCGCTAAAGCGGTATCCGCTAGTGCAGAGGACATCTGCGCTATGTTGCTCACAGAGGCTCAGGTTGCGCCGGGTATCCCGGTCGCGACTGCAGGCTCACCGGCTGCCCAAACTGGAGCAACAACTTCCCCGGGAAAGCTACTTTAGTCTATAAGACCTAATCACGTTCTTGTTGTTCTTCTTTCTCTCTTCTTCGACCTTCTTGCGAGTATCTTGGTTCTTCTGTTCGATCTCATCGAACGCGGTTACCTCTATCTTAGGCTTGTTCTTTAGCTTCTCTTGAGTTAGGTTCTTGAATATAGAGACAACGTTCTCTTCAGGTGCTTGCTCTGTGGTCTCTTCGCTAAGGTCTTCTACTAGTTCTTTTTCGTTCATCTCTGTCTCCTAAGTCTTATCTATTATAAGCCAGCCCCTCAGTTACTTCCAGTTCCTTCCTTGAAAGGAGTTGGTCTGACGTTGCTCATCTAAATCAGTAGGTTGCGCGTAAATGGCCGCAATGTAGTGGCTTAGATCGCCATGCTCTTGCACACTAGTGTACCACTTAGATACCGAGTAGTCTAGTAAATGAGCCGTGATATCATCAGCTTTTGAGTCAATGCTGTACCAGTGATGGCCATCTTTGATATACCTAGTGGACTCTGTGACCCTAGAGTTACGGTCAGTAAAGAATAGCACCACGCAGGTACTAGACTTCACATGGGAAGAGATCTCTTGGTTGCCTATAGTAATAAGACTCTTGATCATCATGTCTAACCCTCCCGTTTCATAAGATATATTATATCGGGAATTACGCTTCGGATGGATACTCACTATCGTCGCCGTCACCGCGACCATCGCTATTTCCGGTATTGCCATCGCCGTCGGTGTGGCCATAATTAGTGCCAAAGCCGTAGCCATCCCCGTGGGTAAGTATGAACTGCTCGTCTGCATCTCTGTGACCAGACGCATACCCATCCCCTTCTAGGCAGAAGAAGTAGAAACAATGGTGCTGATCATTTCCATAGCCGTTTCCACTCATATATTTACTCATATACATAGAGTGGGGTGATCCGCTACCATCTATTTCTAGCTTGCCTGTGATCATTTATCATACTTCCTAAACCTAGGTTTAGTGAATAATTCTTTGACACAGTAGTCCCATTTGTCTTTTGCCATATTGATCTTGTTTCGATCGATGTAGGTGCTGATCAAACAACTATCGTCATCGTGGTCCTGGTCTATAGCGTGGCCTAGCTCGTGGTACATGGTCATCCTAAGATCGGGCGTCTGCGGGTCGATCACTATAGATCTGATCACGCCATACTGTGGGGTAGCTTTGTCTTTGAATGAGTTAGATTCCCTCATCCACCCCCACCTACTACGGTGGACACCGATAGTGTTGTCTTCTAAGTCGCCCCATCGAATACTAGTTATGGTCTCTTTGGCTACGTTGCACTCTTTGCGGTAGTCGGTATTCTCGCAATCTGCAAAGAACTGCTCTACGTATGGTCTGAGATCAGGGTCTATGTCCATGTCGTCGACCAACGTAGAGCCGCAAGAGGATAGTAGTGGCAGCAAAACAAGTAGCTTTTTCACGCGAACACCTCACTGACACTGCTTCACTTTACTTGGAACTTATACTCATCTTGAGTTACAAGTCGGAACGTAGACCCGCCGTCTACAGAGATCTCAAGAGCGAGAGCGATCTGTGTTGCTGGGCCTTGGAAGTAATCGATCGAGAAGGAATGCCATCCTGGTAATGCCCATGCGGTACCGTTCTTGGATTGCGGAGGATGTAGACCGTCGTTGTCGATGATCGTGATCTCGCAATCGCCAAGGCGGAATCTTGCACCGTCGTCGCTGGTCAATCTGAAAACACACTTGTCGTCTTTGCAAGCAGGTAGCTCGATGAATCCTCGGTATTGGATGCCGTACCATGTTGTCTTCGTAAATGCCGGCGTAAAGGTGCCTGGGTAGCCCAAGCTTGACTGCCTGTTGAATATAGACAGATCGTTGACCTTAACCGAGGAGACGGGCGTCATGGAGCTGTAGTTGGGTATCGAAGGCGTGTTGACTGCAAGGTCGTATACGTTGCCCTTGAGACCGAATGACCAGCAGCCGCCAGCGCAGCCATCGTTGATCACAGTCGTGCCGTTAGCGCAAGTGATAGTGGTCTGACCCAGCGAGTTAGTGCCTAGCGTACAGCCGACGCCATCTTTTCCGTCTTTACCATCCTTACCAGCAACACCTGTGTTACCAGTATCGCCTTTGTCACCCTTAGGGCCTTGGAGGAGTTTGTAAGCAGTCGAGTCGGTACAGCGAACCCATCCGTCTGACGTGACTGTGCAAGACGTTCCGTTAGTTCCATTGGTTCCGTTAGTTCCATTAGCACCCTTGTCGCCTTTATCTCCCTTATCTCCTTTGTCACCCTTAACGGAGACAAACTCAAATGCCAATCCATTAGGACACTTAACCTTAACCATGCCGCTCTCTACTTTGGAGATGCACTGGTTACAGTCTTTTGAGTTAGGAAAGGCAGGTGGCAGAGCAACTGTTTGACCGCCAGTACATGTAAGCGATGCGCCATCTGGTGTGACTGTGCAAAGCCCGAGTTCTTGGTCCTGCATGTCTACTGAGCCTTGTGGTGCTTCCTCACCCGGAAGAGGGACAGTCATTGTGGGCTCGCCACCACATGCGGAAATCAACAACGGAACTATAAAAACAAACCTCTTAAGCATACTCTCTCCTTGTTTAGAAATTAAATCCACCGGTTACATAGAAGCTTTGTTGTAAAGTAAAAGCAGCACCAAGCGACAAAGAACTGAAGTCCCTGATATACATAAGCCCGACATCTGGCTCGTACTTGGCTTTAGCGGTTGCGGTACAGCACGAGTCAACCGTGGCATATGGTTGAGTCTTAGACATACCGAGCAAGAACATCAGTCTGTTTGGGTCAGACACAGTTACCTTCTTGATCTCGGTGCGGATGCGGACGCGTTCGATGTAACGCACTGGAGCTTCCTTCCTAGATCCAGAAGTATCGCCAACGTTGATATTGAAACGGTTCACGTTGATGTTGTTAACATCTGTTTGAACACCGTCTTTGTCACAGCAAGGATCTACCTTATCTACGACCTTAATCTCAGGCTTAGCAACCACTGGCTTGACAACCGCAGGCTTAGTAACTACAATGGTCTTCTTTGGCTTAGGCTTTGTCGCTTTTTTAAGCGGACACGGAGCCTCTGTTTTAGCTTTCTGCTCTGTTGCTTCGCAGACAGAACCCAAAGCAATACTGGGTAAAACCATTAGATACAAAATACCAAGACGCTTCATACTATCTCCTTTACTTGATTTTCCTAAGACGCAACCTAGTACCTGATGGATTGATTCTCTCGTCTTTCGTTAGCGCACTAGACACAGCAGAGCTGCAGTACTGTGCAAGCTCTTCCTCGCTAGAGTTCTTCTTCGTTGTCAGCTCGCCTGACTTAAAGACATCAAACAGCTTTTGTGCCACTTGGCTTTTAAAGCTCTTGTTCTTTAAGAGCTCTTCGTCAATACTAAGCTTGAGCTCTTCTGCTAGCTGGCATACGATTTGATAAATAGCTTCTTTTTGCGACATGGCAATCTCCTTTGAGGAATGATAAGATCGGAATCATTCGATGTTGTACCCTAGTTCCTTCGCTCGCTTTACGGAAAGGGTTCCTCTCTCTTCTCCAGGTCGCTTGGTTCGATCTACGCCGTAGCGTTCGAAGTTAACCCACTTGCCATCTAGCTCAGCTAACTGATAAACGATCTGCTGATCGTCGATGAACGAGTGGCCAACGCCATGCTGTTTAACCAGAGCCTCTACGGTTTCTTTGTATTCCTCGAAGAACCGCTTAACCTCTGCTTTCTTGCGGTCTAGCTCGACTAATTTAAGATGCAGTTGTGTTAGTGACATGATCTTCTCCTTTTAGTAGTGTTTCTATAGCTTTCTCGGTCTCGTAGATGTCTATGAACTTCTGGAAGTCTTTTCTGTAGATTGCAGAGTCGTGCAAGATGAACCAGGAGTATCCCATTGAGCGATCCGAGGATAGCTTGAAAGGACTACCCAAGCACTTGCGTGCGATTCTAACTGTGCTCAACCAATCTGCGGTAATATTCCTGCACATCCTACCAGCATCTGAGTACTCGCGAAGGGTACAGTTAGATCTAGATCTAATAGTGTTTCTTTTAGCCGAGGCCTTGTTCTTGACAACTGCATAGCGAAGCATGGTGATGATGTGTTCGCATGTTGTGTCATTATAGAGATTACGCAGATTACAGGGCTGCAAACCGCAAGACTTGTGCATAACACCTCCGATAGATACTGATGTCTATCGGATCGGGATCTTAATCTTTGATTACTGAGAGGTGTCGTGGCTTGGCTAGCTTGGTGGGCTCTGGCTTCACTTTGGCTTTAGTGGGTTCTTGCTTTGGCTTGGGCTGAACACGTGGCTTAGTTCCATCCATCACGGACATCGCTTGCTTTAGCTGTGCAGCTATGACCTCTGACATCTTGGTTGGCTCGCCGTTGAACTGAATCATTGGGTTGTACCCGGAATCGACTGCACGCTGAAGGTGCTCTAATCTCTCTACGTTAAGATTCATCAGCCTATCTCTAAGGTCGTTCTTATAGAGCGCATGCGAAGCATTTTTGTTAGGTTGCTCTATCTGAGCTAAAAGTTCTTTCATCTCGCTGTGGCTCTTGTTGGCTGCCTTCATATGTATCTGTGCAGCCTTGGGAACCTCTAGCTCTGCTAGGTGCTCTTTGTAAAAAGCTAGGATGTTGGTCATCATCCTTAGTACGTATCTGTGCTTGCTTATCTTGCTAGATAGGTAGTACCAGGCTGTGAGAAAACCTAAAGCAAATGAACCAGAGATTAGTAGTGTAACGGCTACGGCGGTCTTATCCATGGTTGTGTCCAATCACAACTTCAATCGTTGTTCTGCTCATCTTCTTGAACCTTAGAGTACACTAGTGCTGCTAACTCAGCTGTTGTTAAGCCTGTTTTCTTAAGTCTATCCCTGAATTCTTTTAGCTTCTTGGGGTCGGCATTGTGGCGACCTCTGTTCGCCTTCTCTGGGATATGTCTTGTGTTATCAGCAGCGTACCCATTTGAGTTTTTCTTACGATCTGGGCTCAGCTTTTCTCCCGCTTTCTTCTCTGCGTTCTCGAAGCTACTTGCCAACTTAGCATTAGACTCTGATTTGCCTTTGGACTTTGGCGTCGCGGTGCCGTTGCCGTGGTTCTCACGGCGGCGCGCCTGTTGCGCCTTATTCTGGGCCCTTTCCGGGTGTCCCACTGTCTGCCTGGCTGAGTTGAGCTTCTTCCTACATGCCCCGCATCTGACACCAGGTCCACCACCTGGGACGTCGGTATTGCATCTAACGCACTTAGATTTCTCAAGTATTTCGTTTGCCATCTTGTTTATTTTCTCTGAGAGATCTAAGTCGTCCACGTGAAACCTCCGATAATAGCTATACTATTATACCACCGACACTGCCTCGTCAGTCTTGCTCTAAATGCTTGTATTTATTGAGAGTATAAGTTAGGCGCTTCATGATCTCTGTTATCACGGTCTTGAACTCTGAACTAGAAGATACATCCGCCAATACGTCATAGTATAGGTCAGATTGGTTCTCTATGTGCTTCATCGCTTCTTTCTTTAGTTCTTGCTTTGTTGCGTTCATTCATTATCCTCGCGTATAGGTAGTACTCTAAGTATAGAACTCTGTCGAAGTTGTAGCCAAAGGTGTTCTCAAATATCGTCTCTGGCTCTATCAGCTCGAGATCTTTTAGCATGATGATTAGGGCCATTAATAGGCTTCTGGGTTCGTCTCTATTTAGAACCATTGGTTATCCAAGTTTCATGGACAGATCATCTACTGACTTAAATGGGATTATACTTCTCTGATCTTGGTCCCAGGTGCATTCGTACACGCGACCGTTGCGAGTCACTACGCCCACCATGAAGCCATTGTCCTCTATATCGGTTACTATAGCAATTCGATCGTCTTTCGTGTACCACATGCCTAGCAAATCAAACTCGTCAGGCTCGGTCGGCATGTCTTCAATCACTACATCTAATTCGACTAACTTCAGGTGTGAGTACTTCGTGTCTCTCAGATTCATCTAAAACTCCTAGTGGTTTACAAACGTCTTCTAGGAGAAACAACCCACGATACAACATCGACCATCCGGTCTCGGTACGGAACTTAAACCAGACGAAGTCATTGACCTCTCCGCCTAGTGGTAGCACTATCTGCTTACCATTCAACTCATAGAGAGACATCGGCTCCAACATTAAGCCGCTCATACTCCCTCCTCTTCCTCTCGTTGACTATAGCCATGGTTGCTAACTTGTCTGCCATCTCGTTGTACTGGTCACCAGAGTGACCCTTAACCCACTTAAACACCAGATCTCTTTGATCTATCATCGATAGGATTTTTACCCAGATATCTTTATGGGCTATTGGATTTCCGTTGGCGGTCTTCCAGTTTCTCTTGATCCACCCGTCGGTCCAACCTTTGTTTATAGAGTTCACGATGTACTGCGAGTCGGTGTAGACCGTAGTTTTAGTCTTAGGGTCGACACGCTTTAGGCCTTCGTGTACCGCAGAAAGTTCGCAAAAGTTGTTGGTAGTGTTCTCTGAAACGTATCCGCAGTGTTGAGCCACTTGCCCACTAGGGTAGATTATTACACAACCCCACGAGCCCTCTCCGGGATTCGGAGAGCAGGCGCCGTCGGTGTAAAGCAGTATCGTCATACTTGTTTTGCTTTGATGTAACCTAAGAGCATCTTGTCATACTCGCTTAGGTTAAAGGTTACCTTGATCTTTTGAGAGATGAGCATTAACTCGTACGCTAATCTCTCTTGCTCTCTTTGTCTTTGCAGTCTTTCGCCACTGTACTCGTTGTCGTAGTTACCATAATACTCAGGCTCTTCGTACGTGCCGTAGCCTTGGTAAGTACTATACATTTTGCTTAGCCAGTGGTTTGTAAGAGAACTTATCTTTCCACGCTAGTCGTTGAGCTTCCGACCATGGTCCGCCACCTTCTTCGATGATCTTGGCTCTTTGCGCAAGCCATCGATCGCCATCCGAGGACTTATTGACTTGCTTTATGAACGGAGAGTCCTCAATTGGGACTAGGTAACCTTCCTTACCCTTCCTTAGAGTGATCTCTAGCGATTCGCTTGTTTCCACGAAGAGCCTTAGATCTTCTAGACTGCACTCATAGTAGGTACTGCCACCAGCTTGGTGACCTAGTCTGATCTTAGTCACAGAGGCGTTCTCGTCTGCAATCTCTTCGATGTCATCCATGCACAGAAAAAGAGTATTCTTGGTTGTATGTAACTTAGATGTCATAAATAGAATGTTACCGGTAACTTCGTATCCGCTTTTCAAAACTTTCTCCAATGCTGTTACTATTCGGTCTGGATGATATGATATCGGAATCGATACTAATCTGGTGGTAGTTTGACTTTATACGCCGTATATGTGATCGTTGGGAACCTGTAGGGGAACAAGAAACTCGAGAAGAAAGGATCTTGAGAATGGTCGCGGACTTTAAACGGTACTGGCTCGACAATGAAGCCATTGTCATTGAGGTCTTCTAAGCAACCGTCGTAGTAAGACAGACCCTCTTTTCCTGACCATGTTAGAGACTTGTCCCGGGGAAATATTACTGGTGTCTTGCCCTCCAATAGGACAGTCTCTACGTCTTTGAGTAGCTTCTCTCTAACTTCTTTATTTCGCTCTAACCTATTATTTTCAATCTGACTTTTAATCTTCTGAGCAAGATTCATATTTACCTCCTTCTTTCTTGCTGTAGGTAAAATAAGCTACCTATGAATTTGTAAACCCCCACCTTAATCTTTTGTATCTTTGCCTCTGAAGATATCTCTGTAGTACTTAATGTCCTGCAGCTGACGCATGCGGTTAATATCATCTGCCATCCTGCGTCTGTCTTGCTCTTCGGAAGAGCCGTAGCTGCCGCGACCTAGGAATATAGGTATCATGCCAATCAATATAAAAACTGCCAACAATATAAAAAATACGTCCGTGCTCATTAATCCTCTAATTGAGATGGGTGAAGGGTGGGAACCGCGTAGCCCAAGCTTCGAACTTGAAGGTACCGTTCCCTCTACGCAACTTAGGCGCGCGTAGCCTATCTAAGAACAACCCGGGGTTTTAAGTCCTTCGATTCTTAGGGACAGCCTATGCTTTCTTCTCCCCTCACATATTTGGGGCTTGCACGGACGCATCCGTCAAAGAGTCTTAAAGAGATTCTTATTGGATTTATACTCGTAAAAGAAATCATTAAGTAATTTCTCAACACCCCCTGCTTCACGTATTTCACTTAGTGTTAGTGTATATGTTCTCATTATGTGAGGTGCTGGACCTTCATTATGGTCTATGAAGAAGTAACAATGTATTAACTCATGATAAACTATTTGTTTAACCTCCTCCTCAGAGAGGTTTAGAGCATCAACAAAGCTTACTATTATTAACGGCATTATGTATATGCCCATCACGCCTATGGCTTGACACGTGCCTACTGCGGTTTTGTCCGGCATATTTCCAAAGACTATTTGCGGTCTCTCTTTAGTAGAGCAGCTTAAGCCGTGACTATCGCATGTGGTGATAAAGCGGTCTACCAAGTCTTCTAGAAAGACATCAGATTTTCTTGGCCCATCATACCTAGTGGTGCAGCAAGATGCTAAGATAGAGTAGAGTATGATAAGTATTTTTATTCGATAGTGCAGTCTATACAAGGAGCGTCCTTCTTATTATCTCGTCTGTTATTAGTTTTGCTGCCTCTTTGTGTATCACAGAGTTGTCGCGTGGCACAGTGGTTACCCTATCTATGGACCCACTGGAACTCAATAGCAACACATTCACCTGATCTCCATTGGAGCTTAGTTGTATTACTTTAGCGTAATGGTTTCCGTAGCTGCAGTAAACAAACGGAGAATCTCCATAGCCTTCGCACAACCAGAAGTGCCAGTCGTCGCGAAGAAGAGAATTAGGAGGCATAGACACGTCAGGTTTGGTCTTAGGACGAGTGAACACTATTGTGTCTTCACCGTCTAGTCCTTTGATTGTCTTAATCGATGAATTTGCCATCTTTTATACAATGCCCCCTGAAGTAGTAGCCTTGTTTATCTAGGCACTCTTTTCTGTCTTGATCGATACACGACTTCACCATAAATAGAAACATCACAGAAACTAAGATCGTCAGCGCCAAGCTGTATGCAAACCTTGTCACGTAATTGTCCTTATCCATAGCCTACTCTTGTTGTGCTTTATTGAGATGGTCGGCAGCTGCTCTAGTCCACTCCACGTAGATTTGATCAGGGTACAGTCTGCCGAACCACGTTATGTCGCAGCCCGGAGTCCAGAAGTACCAGTTCCAGGTAGGGTGGTCGTTTAGCGCGTTGTTCCTAGCTGCTTTAGATCTGTTTGCTTCTTCTTGTAGCTTTTGCAGATCACCTTTTAGGTAGTAAAGTACTGCGTCTTCCATGCCTCTTATTGTTTCAAAGGCTTTGAGAACGTGTTTCTCCCATAGTTTACCAACGCCGTGTTGTCTATTGAGCATCAGCGTAGCATAAACTAAGTTCAACTGGTAGTGCTTGTAGACTGTAAGTGCCTCAATCAAAGCAAGTGGGCCTCTCAACCAATTGAGCAAGAAGTACCATATGATGCGCCAGCCAGCAAAGTGCATCTTTAGCTTAAGGGTTGGGATACAGGCTATCAGCTGAGCAAACCCCAGTACTCCCAGCTTGTTTCGGCCATCTGTGGACGACGGTGTTATCAGCCCACCAGTTTTAACTACGTATCTAAGCATAAGGATGTGGTCGATGGTTGACCCGCCAAGCATAGCACCTAGGAACATGTCCCTGCTAGATGAGTTTGGGTAATCCTTTTGCGCTATTGCCGCTTCTGGGTTGCGCCAGACTCTGCCGTCTCGGTCAATGCACTGAGACACGTATAGAGATGCTTCGTAGTCGCCAACATGAGAAAACATCCCTGCGTATAGGGTGCTGTCGCCATGTACTTCTTTGTATTTTGGGTTCATATATCCTCCTACTCAGGGTTATACCGAGAGGGTGGGGTGGTGTGGGCGCGCCGTAGCAGTGTCAGGTGTAGACTCGTCAGTCGCGTATACAACGCGAGACCAAGAGCGTGGCTACTCTTGGTTTCGTCTTTAGCCAACCAAAGCCCTAAGGTGCTCTGGGATTGAGGAGAGGTCGAGTTGCTTTGCTTTGTTTTGGCGAGGGGTCTTAGCTGGCTTGCTAGCTACCATCTCAGCCCTAACATTAGCAATGAAGTTTTTCACTTCAACGATCTTAGTTTCTTCTGCGCCTGAAGCAATAAGATTCTTGAGTACCTCAGTTGCTTGCTTGATCTGTGGGTTAGTACGGCTACCAGGGTTTTTAGCTTCATACTTGCCGCCGCCGTTGATCTGAGGTGCCTTATTGAACCAGTTAGCTACGACGCTAGAAGCGTAAGACCTGAGTGCTTTGTCGTCATCTAGCTTACCAGCCGAGCGCTGTGCCAAGACGACTTCGCCAGAAATGAAGCCTTCAAGCATAAGGCTAACGATCTCACGACGTTGCTCTTCAGTTACGTACGAAGAAATGGGGGCACTACTATTAAAACTAGAACCAAGGACCTGCTTAGTATACGTTACGACCGCTTCATTTTGTTTCATGGTAAAACTCCTATATAGAAACATTGACTCATCAGTGCTGGAACCTACCAGCAGATACCCTTGGTATCGGGTATTTCGTCATTAGTCTATTGCTGCGTAGTCATCTGGGAAGAAGGTTTCTTCTTCCATCTGACGGCTATTGAAGTCTAGCTGCTCATACACATCGTCTTCATAGTCGGACAAATAGATATAATCTTGGTTGATTTGCACCGTGTTCACGACCATACCATCGGGCATAACCACGGTTGAATTAGGATCTTGTTGCGAAAGAATCTTAATGAGTTCTGAAACCAGCATATCAAACCTCCTTTATTTACTTGTGCATATTGATTCGGGAATCATGACCTGAGTGTTAGTCTAGTTCCATCTGGCATCGTCGTATAGCTTACGTCGGATGGTAAGGCACTGGTCACTCTAGTGAAGGTTTCTAGTTGCTTGCCTTTACCATCGAACGATCGCGCGCAGCCTGTGCCATCACACAAGATGAATGAGTCTTGGTTGTAAGTCTGAGCCATGCTCTTCATCAAGTCAAACAACGACCAGCCTATGGTGTTAGGCGAACCACTTACAAGCCAAACATTCTCCATCTGATCTTTGTAAGATCCTCTGACGTACGTAGTTTTAAACCCATTCATCCTAATGAAGAAGCCTAGCTGCTCATGATCCTGCATATTTCTAATGTCGTCTTTGTCGCTTTTGTCTGCGGAGATCAGAGCGAAGATAGTATCTAAATCTAGTTTCATGTTAACCCCACTTTCGTTTGTTTGCTAAAACACAAAGTACACCAAAGAATAAAGATATTAAGAACTTGAAAAAAGCATACTCAAGATTGCCGTTAATCAAATCAAACCATCCAAATACCTGTAGGAAGATACTTACGATAAACAGCGCGATGGCTAAGTTCACTTGCCTCTCCTTACGATCAGGAGGATCGCGGTAATTATTTTCTTAAAAAAGTCAATCATCTTTCTCTCCTTCTTTTTCTGGGTGAAATTTATCGAGCACCTTAGCGAAGATCATCAGCAGCAGTACTGTTACTGCGAGCCCACCGATTATTGATATCGGTATCGCGACTCCAATAGCTATAACGTAAAGCAATATACTCATTAGCTAACTTCCTCGCTTTCCTCGTAGATGTACCAGTCATTGGGCTTAAGACTAGCTGTCTTCTGCTCATACTCGTGTTTGCCGTATGAATACGCGAAGGCTCTGCCGTTCCAAACTATGAACGGAGCTGGGTGATCTTTGTGTGAGATCTTAGCTCCCTTGAGGGCCTCAATCAATGCTTCTTCTAGAGTCATGATCAGCTCCAATCGTTAGGGTCTTTGTTTTTGCCCTTGACTTCTTCGTAGAAGATAATACAAAGCAATCCCACCATGAAGATGCCACCAAAGAAACCCGCTATAGAAATTGCAGCCATGAATCCTGTTAATGCTGAGTCCACGATATTACTCTCCTAGTATTTGTTGCTCTATTTGTTGCGTCATATATTTGTCTAACGTGAACTGAATAACATGGTTGTGAACATCTTTTACCTTTAGATAAACCGAATGAGGTGTTAGATCGCCTCTTGAATTCAGATAGCAGTTCGCTACTAGCTTAAAGGAATAAGGGGTTTTTGGATGTTTTATGGTCTTAGATACTGTGGTGTACGACTTACCTTTTCGCTTAGCACACTCTTTAACAGCATAATGGTAGTGAGAGATAAGGGCGTCTAGGGTAAATTCGCTGCCTTCTACTGGACCCAGGCTTAGGTCTATGATTGTTCTATGCTCTCCAGTAACCGTAAATAAACACATGTTGCTAACCCCTACTCGTTATCGTTGAATAGTATTGGTTTCGGATACTCACTTAAGGTCTTGTGTCTCTGAGTAGAGAAGGTGTGACATAGAGTCCATCACCACAAGAGTACTCTGCTTGCCATACTTAGACACCATGTCTGCCTTGAGGGAGCGAAACTCAGCTCTACACTTCTCTCGCTCTGCGACTTCTCTGAAGTATTGTCTACCCTCGGCGGCCTCGTAGTAAGAGAGATCAGCTATGGATACTATAAATTTTTTGATTAGCTCGCAATTGTAGTTCATGCAACCTCCAATAAGATATTGGATCGGGATCACCTATCGGATGGGTTGCCGTGGCCGTTATCGCATAAGTCTTCTCCACAGCCAGCGCCACCGCCACACCCATCACCATAACCGTTGCCATCGCCATAGCCATCACCACTAGGGCTGCAATTACTTAAACCACAGCCATAACCATCGCCGCTTTTCTTAATATAGTTGTCACCATTGGGTCTACCGTAATGGTAACCGTAGCTAAAACCATCTATTTCTAGAGATTCCACGATAGCTCACCAATCAGATGGGTAGTGATCGAACCGATCTTCGGTGCCACTACCGCAACCATCACCATACTCATCGCTATGTCCATCACCTCTGCCATAACCGTCGCCGTCAGCAGTGCCACCACTTAAACCCCAACCATCACCATCGCTGTAAGTATGACTATCGCCGTTGGCCATGCCGTAACGATCGCCGTAACCAAAAGCATCTATTTTTAGAGATTTCATGGTTTATTCTCAGTCTGAGATTAAAGCCACTTATTCAAGTCAGCTTTCATCACAAAGATATCCTTACCGAAGATCGTACCAGCTTCGTTTAGCACAGTCTCAGCCTGAGGACCTTCGACGCACAGCTGGCCGAGACCCTTGGTCGTACCCCATCGGTGGATGTTGTAGGCGTTGTCAAGCCTGATTCTCTCGCTGGAGAGGCGAGTAACGAAGCCGATGAATACCCAACCGCGATCCATGACTGCGATGACTAGATCGCCGTTCTCATAGTCAAGCTTAGGCTGAGGTGCGCCTCGCAAAGACTCCTCAACCTGACTGTTGATTACATAATTACCGAATAACTTACTCTTAGCCATAATAAACCTCCTTTGTTTCTGTCTATATTTATATCGGAAATGATACTCTGTGGACCGTTACAATCCTCTTTCGCTGTTATACATCAGAAATACAATCGCAACAGTGAAACCAAGTATAAGTAGCGCAAATACACTCATTAAGAAATCTCGCTTGCTTCTACGTATTGGCTGAAGATTTCTGGGTATCTTTGTACGTAACCGTTGTCTTCTAGGAAGTAGTACAGAGCTACACCAGGTGGTACTTCGTCATCGAAGTTGCTCCGCCAAGCGTAGTCTTCGAAGTCACTCGTAGTTAATCCCGTGACCTTAACACACAGCTTATCTACTTTGTTCATGTAAGACTTGAAAGACATACAAACCCCTTATTGAAGACACCCCATCGTTGGGATATATAATCTGGTTTCGGGATTCTCACCAGTCTGATAGATCATCGTAGCCATAACAGTCACCGTAGCTCTCTCCATCACCATTTCCATAGCCGTATCCGCTACCACTACCGTCGTATTCTGTAATGATGATGATATTAGGGCCTTCAGAGCCGCTGTCGCCGTCACCGTTATAGTGGCCGTCACCACAACCCCAGCCATCTATTTCTAGCTTGTCCATTGCTCTTCACTTATCTGACGGGCCGTGATGGCCCTTGCCACTGCCATCTCCAACAACGAGATCTTGCCCCAGACAATTTAGATCATAACCATAGCCATCGCCATTAGGGAGGCTGTCTCCGTAGCCACAGCCATACCTCTCTCCATCGTAGCCATAACCATAGTTCCCATGGACACCACTGCCATCGCCGCAGAAGTAACCGTGAAAGCGTCCATAACCTAAGCCGTCTATGTCTAGCTTGTCCATGGTTTATGCTTTACGCTTCTTCTTTTGGCCGTCTTTGATGGCCTGAACCTCTGCTTGGTCAAGCGGGACACCGTGGCGGTACCAGCTATCACCCCACACCGCGCCGTCTTCCCAGTAGGTTATAGCAGGGCTACCCTCACGATGTAACCTACCTTGGCAATACCAATACTCGGTGTCTACCTTGCCGTCTTCGCTATAGTAGACAATGGCAGGGCCATCCACACGATGTGGAACACCCTCCTCCAGGTATCGCTCGGACTCTACCTTACCGTTTTCGTAGTGTTTCTTAACGCACTCCATAAATCTCCTTGATTACCAATCTGAAGGCATGTCATGATCATCACCTGAACCCCAGCCGTTGCCGTGGTTGTAGGACGTATCACCATAGCCAACACCATCGCGATAAATTGGGTGATAGCCACGACCATGGAGATCACTGCCACCATTGCCCCAGCCATCCCCACTCGCCATGGAGTATTCACCTTCTCCCTCGCCGTTACCATCCCACCAACAGTCTGGTGAGCCGTCGCCATCTATGTCTAGCTTTTCCATAAGTTAGTTACCAATCTGAGGGTTCTAAATCTTCCCCATCACCAGCACCATCTCCACCGGTGTCGCCACCAGAACCGTCGCAATAACCATCACCGCCGAGGGTGGTATAACCGCTGCCTCTTCCGTCGCCGGTTCCAGTGCCGCAGTCGCCGTCGCCATAGCGATCGTCTGGTATAGAGGGGCTATAGCAACCTATACCGCCGTCCCCATTAGGGGACGTTCTGTCTACACCACAACCAAATCCATCCACAGCGAGCTTGCTTTCTAATATCACTTAATATGTCCTCTACCAGTCAGAAGGGTCACCCTCAGGCTGTATCTCATGGAATTGGATGAATGTCATAGAATCGGATTTTGTGAGTTCGTGTTCGCCGTAGCCATAGCCGTCACCATTTGGTTTGGTTCTGCCTATGAAGCTATCTGGCGTTTTTACGCCCTCTCCAAAGCCGTCGCCATGTATCCTACCGTATTGACCATAGCCGTAGCCAACTCCGTCTACGATCGTCTCGCCTATCTTCATGGGTCCTCATATCCATTAAAGCTGCCCGCCAAGAAAAGCCGCCCGCCAAGAACGCTATTGAGCTTAACGTAGTTAAACTCTTCTTTTGAGGTTCGCTTAAGTGTTTCAAGCATAAATAGCTTCTTGGCTTCCTCTGATTCCATCACTTTGATACCATCTACCCAGATGCTGCATTCCGGACTACATATCTCTTCATACCCAGCCTTATATCCAGCAGCGGACACCTCTTCTAAAGTGAGAGGCTGGTCTTTGATGGCCTCATACATTTCTCGCACCTGTTCATACGACACTTCTGTTTTGCGATGAGGACCCCCAGTTTGTTGAGAGCCGTTCTCACTACCTCCTTGACCATTATGGGAAACCATTAGGCCCATCACTATAAACGCCGCCGCCGCACCCATTACTTACCCTCCTCTTTCTTACACAACACCTATCTTCATAGGTCCTCATATCCATTAAAGCTGCCACCATTTACGTGGGGTGCGTGGGACACTTGCATGAGGATGCGGCTTTTCTATCTCAAGGTGCCGAATGGCTACAACATCAAATAGCTCTATCCCATTCGTGTTGCGACCCTCTTTATCAACGTAAACACAGGAAGCAACCCCCGGAGCAAACAGCACCATTAAATAAAACGCCGGTGACCAATCAGCGCGTTCGTTGAATTCAACAAACGAACCCACTAGTCCGTTTCTAAGTGTGATCTCGTCCCAAGCCTTTAGTTTTGTAATATCCATAATGGCCTCCTTTTTATAGTAATTTTAATACACTAATCATTCCCAAACTTCAATCTCACCAGTCAGCTCAACTACCTGAACCGGCTCACCTTAGGTATCTCAAATACAGAAACATCCTCGTCCCTTAGATTTTCAGTCTTGCCTATGGGAATTCTTATCTCATACAAAACCCCATCGCTACCTGTCACGCGAGTGTATCCACGTTCTTTCAAGCTTGAGAGCTGCTCCCTCGTGAGGTCCTCAAAGATTTCTATGGGCACAGGTCCTTTGTCTGTCAAGAACCCTTCTTCAATTAACCGGTCAATTACTTTAGACATATTACAAACTACTCCCAAACTTCAATCTCACCACTCCGAAGGGGTCTCCCTTAGTATCCCTGTCTCTTGTACCTGCAAAATGGGCACCGAACAACAGTCTAACATTACCTTGAGAACCGAAGTCCTCATCAAAGACTGGCAGGCTTCGTCCCATGCCTCACACTCCAACTACATACAGAACGAAGATCCCTATCAGGATGGCAGCCCAAACCCCAATTAGTATCTCCATAGTCCCTATCCCCTTAAAGCAGGCTCAGTATGAAGCCTAGCACCACCAAGAACACCCAAAGCACCACAGAGTACAAAACAACAGTCAAGTACCATAGCCACAAAGCGGTCATCCCGACTATCTCTCTGAAGCCGGGGATAGACATCAAACCGCATACTGCAGCTATAGCCAACACCAGTACGACCACCCTTGCCAGTAAGCGCCGCATAACCCCTCCCCATATCGTGATTCATATACCTTCGGAATATAACTCAAGGGTCTGATGCCCACTTCCCACCCCTACTTAAACTTACAGCTCAAACCAGCTTTATTCAGGCCGTTATATCTATAGCAAATCACTTCGCTATTCTCTAGTCTGTACACACCAAAACCAACCGCCTTAGCTTCGCTAAAGCCATACTCACCGTCAACACCTCCATCAACGTTAGGCTCAGATACCCTAAAAGTACATCCGCTCAATACAATCAATCCAACCACTAGCACCTTCATAAACCCCTCCCCACAATTACCCTACAACTATCCATTATCAATTCGGAATCCCATACCTTACCTTCCCCAAACCCTGGGTGGAAGATATAGTAACCGCCGTAACTAACTTATAAACCCCTAAAATAACCTCTTATAACAACCTATACCCACCTATACCCAGTTATAACTACCTACTAATCCCTATACCCTCAAATACCCTAATCCCCTACGTAACTACTACTATTAGATACACTTAAGTGCCAAAACCTACCGTAACTAACACGTACGTATCACCTTAACCCCATACCATTCCCAACCAACCACCTATACCAGTTAGTAGCACGAAAGGGATAGGGAGTGGACTGGTAGAGTTATAGTGATAATGATCCTCACCATTACTATAGGAAAGACATAAAAACTATAGTGATTTAACTAGCCTAGGGCGAGCCTATAGGCAGGTTGTTTCCGCCCACAACTATCCCTACTCTCGCAACAACATCTCTCACTTGTGGCCACGCCGCGGTAACCTATAGGGTTACAAATCACCACGGTTTTGCCCACCTATAGGTTTACAGGTCGGGTATCCTGCTCCCTCCTACCCTATCCCTACAGATACCTCCCGGGTGGTTTGCGTGTTGTCCTAGGGGTAAATCGGGTGTCGAGGAAATCATTAGGCTTTTTGGTAGTTGGGTTGGGAATGGTGCTTTCCCCTAGGGGTAAAATGAGATAGGTGGGTGGCTTTGTTGATATTGCTAGAGATTTTAGTTTCGGGATGATAGGAGTGAGAGAAGTCCTAGGGAGTTTTGCTCGTTTTAGGGCTTCGGGTGTGGGGCGTAGCAGTGTCAGGTGGTTTGGTGGGGTTGTTGGGCTACGGGGTGGGATAATGATATCAGTGAGTTACGGGTGTTTTGGTGGCGCGAGTTGGTGCGCTTAGGGCTGGGGGTTTATATACACTTTTATTTTGTGGTCTTGAGTTGTAGTTGGGAGAGTAGGATAAGTAGGGTGCGAATTCAAGTTGTTTGGGGGTGGCTATGATAAGCCCGTAGCCCAATCAGACTATATACTCTTCGTCTAGTGGCTCATCGTATAGGTGAGCTATGGAGTGCCATGGTCCTGGGACTGTGAAGAGGTCTAAGTTGCCAGAGCGTATAGCGTGAGCCTTAGCCATAGCTTCGTCCATGTCAGAGTGAGAGGAAACTACCCACGTCACTAGGTTGTGGACTTCGGAATCCACCTTCACGATAGTGTCGAAAGTAGAGTGGTCGTACATCACGAAGTACCTAATAGGTTGCATAACATAGTCTCCTTACTTAATGGACAAGTTAATGAAGATGAGAGTCATTATCAACAAGAATATAGCCGCTGTGCCTGGATCCATCACTCTGTCTCTTCCACGGTTATGGTGTAGGACTTGTCGTACTGGTCCTTCACTATGATGGTGCGCTTAGGTGACCTAAAGCTACCGTCTTCGTTTAAGTCCATCTTTATCTCTACGTTCCTGAGCTTTATCTCAGTCGCCTTAGGTATGGCCGCAGTGATCACATGAGTGATATAGTCGCAGTATGCTAATCTCAACCCGCTTGACTTAAACATAGTCGTTCCTCCTTATATAGGGGATGGTATCGGAAACCGGACTCATCAGCATGGCTATCAGCCATGGACCTAGGATCTCGAGCGAGTCCTAGGTTTCGTCCTCGGTTACGGACTTATCCCACCAGGGATCTCAAGTGCTCGGGTAGTGCGGAGAGGTCCACAGTCTTGGCAGCAGACTTAGGCTGTGGGCGGTTAGCTTCAATGAACGCTTCGAGCTCAGCTGTAACTTCAGATCCCTTAGCGATCAGAGCCGCTTTGAGAGCTAGAGCTTGCTTGAACTCTGGGCTACCAGATCGGCTACCAGGGTTCTTGACTTCGTGCTTGACCCCACCGTTGAGGGCAGGTGACTTACGGAGCCAGTTGCTGAGCAGACCTGAAGCGTAGCTTCGCGCCTTAGCTTCGCTGTACTCCTTGCTCAAGCTGATCTCTCCGTTCATGAGTCCCGCTACGAGCATACCGATTGCTTCCTTGCGTTGCTCACTAGTTAGGGTGACTGCTTCCGCAGTTACTCCAACGATTGACTGTACGATCTCTACGACTGCCTTTGATTGTGACTTCATATGTAACACTCCTTAATTAGACTCATCAGTGCCAGAACCTACTGGCAGATACCCTTGCTATCGGGTATTTCGTCTTAAGTTACCGACAGTAGTGATCGGCGTAGTTGCAGTAGAAGTCATAGACTTCGTCGTCAGTCCACGAGTCACAAGAGTAGTCTACGTCATCGTTTCCCGCTGCGATCATCTGAGCGAGGATGATGTTCACCGTAGTGCGAAGCGAACCTCTCATATGAAGCACTCCTTGGTTAATCAACCTTGGTTGGTTGATAGTTATATATGGTATCGGGAAACTGGGGCTGCATCGGATCGTGGGGCCGAGGTGTGGGTTCGGGTGCTGGGCGTAGCAGTGTCGGGCTTCACGCAGACACCCTCGGTATCACTCCAGACCCTTGCAGGAGCTAGCGTCGTTGCTCTCGTTGGCCTGACAAGCCACGTACTTCTCGCTGCTTTCCTTGGAGTTAGCCACCGAGATCTCACCTACTACGTTGATGGAGGTGTTGACTACAACTCCGCCCACGATAGCGTACACACAGTACAAGACCACTAGTTCGATGCCCATTATAATGCCCCTTATAAACCTTAAAGCCCACTTAAACTGCCATTCTAATAGCTAGAATGGTATTCTAAAATCTAGTATGTTATACTTTGCCCTTACCCCGGCAAGTTCTGCTTGTAGTACAAGTCACCCCAGTCGATGTAGAAGTCCTCGACCTTAGCGTGATCCCAAGCGTCGGACCACAGCTTGATATCCTCGTAGCTATCCATGCTCATCTCCCTGCCAGTCACCAACTTAAAGGCATCGTTCATGAACATATTAGCGTCTACGTAGTCATGCGAAGCGCACTCATGCTTATGGTTGTGCTTGTTAGCTTCGCATATATCAACCATAGTGGCTAGACCAAGCTCAGCCATCAGTAACTCGGAGAACTTTTCTGCTATCTGTTCGTGTAGCTCTACTTCGAAATCCATCGTTCACCCCGGTAAGTTGTCTAGTATAAAGTTAAGCTCTTCTACTACTTCGTCGGAAACAGGTTGATCTAGTGCCTCATCAGGTACATCTGGGTAGTATTCCAGCTTGAATTCGTCCCAAGCGAACTGCATTAACTGTCTAAGCGTAAGTTCGTTCATTGTCCACCTCTTTCTTCTAAGGCTTGATACACTCGCTTCAGTAGCTCTGTGGGTTCGGTATAGAAATCATCCTTATCTAACTGCACCATATCCAGGTTTATCAGCGCCTGACTGAACCTCATATCGGGATAGGTCCTCAAGTAGGTCTCTAGTATCCGTAGTAGCTCCAAGTTAGCATGTAGTCGGACGCTCGTTGGTTGACTCATAATAACCTCCTAGTTACATATAGATATAGATTCGGATACGACTATCAGAACCACTCACCCTTTCTTACAATCACCACTCTACTCGCTGTATTGACTATCATCGCTCTTCTCCTTCTGCCATCGGAGAAGTATCTCATAGCCTCTTGTAAAGCAGAGAATGAGTGTATAGTCATGAAAGACCGTGCATCAGTTGAGCCGTGCCAAACCTGAACTTGATACATAATAAACTCCAATGTGTAAGAGAACTTTGTTATTCTCTTATTAATAATATATAGTTACGGGAATTAAATTCCCCTGGGCGTAGCAGTGTCAGATAGTGGTATAATACCCTTAGGTTAAGGAGAACACATGGAAAAGCTAATCAAGCATAGCAACGGGCAGTGGACACTAGTTAAGGCCAAGGACACTAGTAAGCACGGCAACTTCGGTGGTGGTAACTCCTTTGACGGAGGAGACCAGTATGTCCCCTCTAAAGAGGGTATTGCAGCAAACGCGGCTAGAGCAGCGGAGCAGAAACGCCTAGAAGCAGAAGCGAGCGCAGTATCGGCTGCACACAAAGATGTAGCCGACAGAGGCGAAGTTCGCCGACGCACCGAGCCGCCGAAAACCGTAGAAGATCACCCACTACACGGCGAGTTAGTTAATCACTTCAAGAACAAGCATGGGTTGGACCATCACGCTGCGTTTGCTGCGGCTACTCATGTCATGACTTCGGGCCTCGGCGAAAAGACTCATGAAAGTGACTCAGATAAAGCAGCTACTGGTTCTGGAGCAGCCGAGGCCAAGAAGATCCTGGCTGGTAAGGTTAAGACCAAGATCTCTTAGTCGTCTTATATAAGACCTTGTTCACTCAGTTGCTTCATCAGTGAATCATCATTCTTAGACCCAAAGACTCTCACTACATCCTCATAATCACATAGTTCATCGGGGTCGTCGTGACATACGAACGCTAGTCCTTCGACTGTCTTCCACACTGAGAACTCATATATGCAGTGAACTCCTGTCTCTACGTAACCATCAGGTTCAGTGATTGAGCCATCGAACATCTTCCCCGCTTCTAACTCTGCAACAAGTTGATCGACTGTGAACTTACTCATAGTGACTCCTTAAAGTTAGACTCATCAGTGTGACTCTTAGTCACAGACTATCTTCGTTTCGGAAGATAGTTTCGTCTTATGCGAGACCTACTGCACTCAGCTGCTGATCAAGAGTGTCGTCTTCCTTATCCTCCTCGAAGAACCGCTTGACATCGTCGTAAGTTAGTATCTCATCGGGGTCTTCAGTGCATATGAACCTCAAACCTTCGTCAGTGTCCCACACCTCGAAGTCGTATATGGAGTGAACACCGGTGCTCACGCCTCCGTGTGACAGGAACTCACCTGCAGTTAGTCTACCATCGGCGATCGCTTCTTCTAACTCTCTGACTGTGATCTTACTCATGACTTCTCCTCATGTTGTTCACACATTAATAGAATCGGAAAACACACTAATAAATATTTAAGTTTTTCAACTCATTTATTTATTAATAATATATAGTTTCGGAAACTATATCCCTGGGCGTAGCAGTGTCAGTGGGTACGGGCACCACGCCCGCACCCAACTCACTTAGCCAACCAACTTCTGGAGGTGCTCGGGAAGCGCTGAGATATCCACGGTCTTCTCGGTCTTCACCGGAGCGTTGGCTGCGATGAACATCAGGAGCCCAGTAGGAATCTCCTTGCCTTGCTCAGCCAAGTACTTCTTAAGCGCGATCGCTTGCTTGTACTCATTGCTCCCACTTCGTGAGCCTGGGTTCTTAGCTACGTACTTCACTCCGCCATTCAACTCGGGCGACTTACGTACCCAGTTGTCCAGCAGTCCCACCGAGTAACTCCTCATCTTCTCGGGAGTGTCGTGCTTAGCCCGAGCACCCGCGCTCATATCAATCTCACCATCAACCAAGCCTTGTGTGATCAGAGTCAAGCACTCTTCTTTCTGCTCCTTGGTCAACTTAACTCCGGGAGTAAATCCCTCGATCCCACTCACGATCGCTACGACTGCATCTACTTGCTTCATGTAACACTCCTTAAAGTTAGACTCATCAGTGCAACCACTTAGTTGCAGATACCCTTGCTATCGGGTATTTCGTCCTCACTTCTTCTTGAACACTAGTTCCTTAATCACATCGGATACAGTCAGAACTGCGAATCCCCCGACTAGAACAACCATCAACATCCACGAGAGTTGCCAGAGATAGATCAGGTAAATCAATTCCATCGGATCCTCCTTGTAGAGATAGTTAGAATCGGGGAGGTTATTCTCACCCGTTTCCTTCAGTAAGGGGAGGTAATATCGGGAAGTATACCCGCTAGCCTCTGCTTACAGGGAACCCCTTGTTTCGGAAGTACCGATGAGGGTGCCTAAACACTCTCTACATACTACTTTTACAACTATTGCCATAAGGGATAAACAACCATACCCACCGCCCTTACCCTCTATAGACGCCCACTAGCCTTAAAACGACTCTTGGGTACTGGTACCCCAAGCTCCTTACATGCCTTCTCAGTTATCTCCCGCTTCCTGAGCCACTCCTTAAGCCTTGCCTTCTCCGCTTCCACTTCTAGCGCTACCTCACGAGCTTCCCTCTCCCTCGCCTCTCTGTACTTAGCCTCGCCCTTAGCACGAGCCACGGCTATCATCTTAGCCTTTGCCTCTTCTCTCGTCATCCCGCTGTAGTCGGGTCTAGGCTCGGCCGGCTTAGGCGGCACCGCGTTTGCCACAACGGCGACACCGGATATCTCCGCATCTAGGTAACGAGCCTTGGCCCAGATCGCATCGATCTTGTCTTGGCTCAGCCATACCGATGCAGGCTTCTGGTTCTTGTCACGGTTGCAGGTCATGCACAAAGGAACCACGTTTAGGCGCTTGGTGCCGGTAGTCTCGACGAGGACGAAGTCACCGCCGTTGCACTTCGGCACGAAGAAGTGGTCTAGCTCCATGCCGTTGTCGTTGGCACCGCAGTTGGCACAGGCGCAGTCAAAGGCCTTTAGCAGCTTTAGGGTGTAGCTGCGGCGGAAGCCTTGCTCCCTAGCCGAGTAGCGCTTGTACGAGTTCTGATCTGTTTTGTATAGGGATGGGTCTTCACTTGGTCTTGTCACGATTGTCTCCTCATATCACGTAGACGAGGAGGGTATGGGATCGGGGAATATTGGGGGTAGGGCCGATCGACTTACTTCAGGAACAAGGCTCTTTCTGCTTGGCGGCGCCTAGTTAGGCCAGCCATCACTTGGCCTTTTGCTTTATCCCACTTTAAGAACTCATCTGCGGCTTCTTGGAACTTACCCTCGTTGACTCGCTTAAGTAGGGTGGATCCACTTAAGTTACCGACGCCGCAATTGTATGCGAAGCTAACTAGCGCGGAGAACTGGTTGTCGTTTATGTTCGAGGTGACTAGATCATTTACTTGTTTGCAGAACCTCTCTAGGTCTGTTGTCTTTCTCTGGTCCGCTTGGACTTGGGTCCACTGCGTGTTTGGTCCGATCTTCGTGGGCTTGCCCTGCGCATCTAGGTTGAAGTAGTCTAAGCCGGTTGATCCCCAGCCGACTGTCCAAGGGTCGCCTGACATATTTTCCCAACCCTTGACCCTCTTACTTAAAATCTTTCTTAGTTGTTGGGCTAGGGCTGAGGCCGGGTCCGCATAGGCCTTTAGGACGCAAGACTCGTAGGACTTTATCAAGTCCATGCCTTCTTTAGTTATAGTTCTCACTTTGTCGTCTCCTTCTTTTGGAGGTTCAGGGATAATATTCTTCACCATATCGAATACGTTCATCTTTGCTCAACCTCTATTAGCTTATCTATTATGGCAGATACTGCGGCCCTAGAGTAGGAGCCATCCCCGGTTCGCTTAAAACCAACCGCGTCTGCGCAGCTAGTATAAGTTCCGTCTGCCCTCTTCTTCATCTTTGCTAGAGGGCAGGTTTCACAAACCGACTGTGAAAAACTGTTGCATGAGTCCGTGTCTGCTATGATATATAAGTGTTCCATGTTTGTATTATAACAGGAAATGAGATGACGAACCCAATAGATAAGCCAAACGCCCCTACTCCTGTATCGCCCCAATCCTATAATAGTTATATGCCACCCAATATACACGACTTTAGTGTAAAGAGGGATTCCTTTAATGAGCTTATACAGAACAGAGGGATCAGGTTCCTTCACTCTAAGGCTTACCCGTGCTCAAACATGAAGAGCCTGAGTGACAACAACCACGATCCGCTTTGTCCCCACTGCGATGGAAGCGGCATACTATACTACGATACAAAAGAGATATTTGGTTTCTTCTCGTCTAATTCAATCGAACGTCAGTTCGAGAAACAAGGCGTCTGGGAGATCGGTACCGTAGTGGTCACGTTCCCAACTGAGTATCCAGATGGCGTCGAAGCAGACTTTTCTATGTTCGATAAGGTACAAGTTACTGATTTTACAGTAAGATTATGGGAACTAAAGGAGTTTGAGACTAGGGTCGGGCTTATACAAAAACTAAGATATCCAATAGTTAAAACAGCTAGGATTGAAGCCGCCAATAACTCCACTAGAAAAGAATACATTGAGGGACAAGACTTTAATATAGTTGATGGAAGTATAGCCTGGATTCAAGGAAGACAGCCTCCCGAAGGACAGGTGTACTCTGCTAATTATTACTGTAAGCCAGTGTATATAGTGCTGAATCCGATGAGAGAACTAAGGGTGACACAAGAGATGTCAGGAACGGAGAAGACAGCTAGGAGAATGCCGCAGCAGGTTGTTCTTCGTAGGGACTTCTTTGTTAATGGCCCAGAAACACTGAAGTAAGCCCCTTGAGACCGTATAATGGTCTATAGGGAATACGGAGATTAGCCAATGCCACAGTTCGCGTCTAAGAAGCAGTACAGGATGATGATGGCTATCATGCACGGTGGCAAGGGCAAAACATCGCGTGGCGATAGTGGTCCACCAAAATCTGTAGCTGAGAAATACTCTGGGGGCGGCAAAGATCTGACCGAGTCTAAGGGTAAAGAAGACAGGGGTGGACGATGGGACAAAGAAAAGAAGGCCAAGCACTCCGAGAAGGCTAAGTTTAAAAAAGCAGACATCAAGGGTGTTGGAGTCATCGTTCAGAACGACGAAGGTGCTATCCTTATAGGCACCAACCCCGAAAACGGCCAGAAGATGCTTCCAGGTGGCGGTGTCGACGATGGCGAGCTTCCGATGGAAGCAGCTATTAGAGAGCTATCTGAAGAGTCTGGCTTAGAGGCTCAAGAGGCCAAAGAATTAGACGCTGACGAATATGGCGCGGTGTTTCTGGTTAGGAAGTTTTCTGGTTCACTAAAAGATACTAAAGAGATGGTTGATGCCAAGTTCGTATCCGTTAAGGATATCCCCTGGCACAAACTAAGGGAATGCTGTATCCCTGGGCTTAGCAGATTTGTGTCAGAGCAAATGAAGAAGTCTAAGAAGCTCGACGACATGCTTTATCTAGAGAAGCTAGAGAAGAATATTATTCGCTCATCTCAAGTAGCTCATGCTGTGTACGAGATGACTCATGGCGATGCCTTAAAGCTGATTGGCAATAAAACATTTCGCATACTTCGAGATGGCATCAAGGGCATGGGCGACGATGAAGTCAAAGAGATCGAGATGGGACCATATACGATGGTCGTCAGAAAGCACGTCAACGACGTGTACTCTGGGCACATACGCGACGGACACAAAACAATCCATAATTTTGTAAACAGATCTCTCCCTGCTCTCACAGGTGAGCTGATGAGCGTGTTCGAGTGGTACCTACCAGAAGATATCCCAGATCTAGAGATAGAAGAAGACGACAAGCTTTCTGACGATACCCTAGATAGTGGTATCGAAAAAATGATCCACAACTATAGAAACTACAATTTAGCAGATGTCTACGATGAGATGGAGTCAATCAGGCAAGAAGTCAGGCACGGCGTTGCGGTTGACCTACAGCAGATCGAAGATAGGGTTGGCAAGCTCATAGATAAGCTCGAGTCTAAGTTGGATGACATGTCTGATAAGCACAACTCTCTAGCGCGAGAGCTTGGCTCTGACATAGACGAGTTGGAATCTAAGTTAAGGGAACTTAGAAGCAAAGTGCCCGATAAAGACGATAAGACGGTTGTCAACGCTGTTTCTCAAGAAACACCTAATGTAGGTAGGGTTCTAGACACGTTTTACAACTATCTGTCAAAACCAACTGTGACGATAGAACCCAATGGAAGGATTCAGATATCCTTTTCTTCAGACTGGTCAACCCTGGATCAGGGTAATTTCTTAACCGATCTGAAGGCGAAAGTTGCTAAAAAATGATAGACTACAAGGTGAGTCAACTCAGACTCTACTTGTCGAGTAGAGGTGTCTCTCAAGATACGATCGAGACCATAATCGATAGTATTAACTCCTCAGCTCAAAGTCAGATAGCCTCAATACTTGAGAACAATGTATTCGCCGCCTCTCAAAGAGCAGAGGAGATGAGGGCAAAAGGCTTTATATCCGAGATCGTCGTCAGACCTACCGGGAGTGGTCTGGAGATAACGACCGATAGTGGTAATCATGATTTTAGTAAACAACCCTTTCCAATGCTAGATAGGTTGCTCGCTAAGGGTAAGGTCTCTAAAGACGGATCTATGTATAAGACCATACCTATCGGCTCCAATAATAAAAATATGACAACTGTGGTTAAGGATGTTGCTGCGGGTGTGAGTTCTATAAGGGACTCCAATGACAAGCCAAGATCTTTGACTGAAGCGGTTAATAGCATGGCCCAATCTTTTGGACTGGGTGCTAGACCTATGATTAAGACGTCGGAGTCAAAACCCCAATCTCAAGTACAATTTAGAACAGCGAGCAGTAAGCAGGATAGAAACACCCAGTGGGTTCAACCTGGCATAGATGCTGATATGACTCCTATCTTGAATGAGATAAATGCAACGATGGCAGCCGATATAGAAAACGCAATAGACTCTGCTATTAGAGAGCACCAGATGGAGATAGACTATGCCATTCGCAATGCCTGAGATAGCTGTCTCTAAGTTAATAAGCCATGGATTACAACAACTTAGGGCGGACGAAGAATCCTTTAGAGATCTTTTTTGCTACTTAAGTCACGACCCATTTATGATCGATGCTTACGGACCAGCCTACGTAGATAGGTTGTGGGAATGGTTTAACACCGATAAAATAAGGGTTATTCAGGGCTGGTCTCTAAATATGCAGAGCGTGCCATGCTACTCTATAACTCTATCTTCTGAGGTTGAAGATGAGTCTACGGCAGCTCTGAGCGACTACTATGGTGACGCTGAGTGCAGCGAGCTACTTGTATACCCAAAGATAGTGAATCTTGATATAGGGTGTCACGCAAGTAAATCCCCAGATCAAGTACTTTGGCTTTACTACATACTTTCATACCTTCTGTTTAAAAATAAAAGGTATGCAGAATCAATGGGTTTGGAGCTACAGACAGCTACAGCATCAGACTGGGCTAGGGAAAACGGCAAGACCCCAGAGAACATCTACACTAGATGGGTAAGAATGCGAGTAAAATCATGGGATACACTAATAGGAGATAGGTTCTCAGGACCTTACGATTTGGAAATAGAATTAGACGTAGAAAGGCTTAACAATGAGCAAGAAAACACAGAAGAATAACCCGCAACCTGCACCAGTGAGTCCAGAGCCTGCAGTGGTTGATTGGGCTGCTATTGCCGCTCTAGAGAAGCAGGCTCTAGAAGCCGCTAGAAAGATTGAGCCAATCGTAAGCAGTGAGCCAGAGGCTTTATCGTTTGAAGACTGGTGGTTACTCCGCGAAGTCCTCATCAATAAGCCCGGCCATTATAAAGAGATACTCAAGGCTGACTTCAATGCCCGCGGCCTGAGTAAGAAAGAGCCGCTTGAGCGGTGGGACTGGGCTGGTAAGCAGTTTGGACTTAAGTGGTGAGCTAAGTAGGGTTTTTGAGTTAGATAATCCTCAACTACCCACATAGGTTATAATGAAGAGTGATCTTTTAGGACTAGGATTGGAGGTCAAATAAATGGCTATTAGTGTAAGTTTCAACGGTGCGACGATTTTTAAGCCGGGCGCATATTCTCGTCGTTTCATCGACTTAGGCGGAAACCTGCCACTCGGACCTGCTGGTCTTATCGCTATCCTCGGGGAAGCAGATGCTGGTACGCCAGGTGATGCAGAGGTTGACATCAAGGACAATTTCTTCACCGCAGACTCTATCTCTGTTGCTCGCGACAAGTATAGGTCGGGTCCGATTCTCGACGCTCTCAACTTCTTGTTCTCGCCTGCATCTGACGGCGCCATCCCAAATGGTGCCCAGGTAGTTTGGGTTTACAAGACGAACTCCTCTAGCAGAGCATCGCTTGCTTTAGCAAATAGCTACGGCACAGCAAGGGCTCGCGAATGGGGCGTTGGTGGTAACAGGGTTACTGCTCGCGTAACGCTCTCTGGTGCAGGTCAGGCAGAAGCGGCAAGCGCAGCACTCAACTTTAACGCTGAAGAGCTCCAACTCGGCGGCGGCACGCCAGTCGACGGATCTGTTCTTGCAGTTCCTCCTACTGGTTACTACTTCGACGTTTCTTCTGCAACCACCAACTACAGAGTGTGGTTCGATGCTGGTTCACAGACCGCTCCTGCTGCTGCGAGTAAGACTCTTGTTCAAGTTGTTGTTGGGCCATCTGATACAACTGCTCAAGTTCTTACTGCACTTAAGGCTGCTCTTGAAGGCTTAAGTGGAAATCCATTCTGGGCAACCATCAATGGGACCCATATCTTCATCAAGATTAGGTCGTTCGGTGCAGCTCTGCTTCCATCGAGTATCGGCACCATCCCAGCTACAGCAAGTATCTCTACTGATTCTGGCAGCGGTCATTGGCTCAACTCTAGGTCTTTCTCTTTCAGAGCAAACGGCGGATCAGTCGTAGGACCAGTAACGCTTTCTGGTGCAGAAGCGAACCATGACACACTCGCTGAGATCGCAAGTGAACTAAATGCTCTTCCAGCATTTAACGGCGACTTGGTTGCATCCGTATCTGGTCAAACAATCGTATTTAAGTCAATCGCTGTTGCCAACAAGCATCGCGACGGTTTCTCTGAGACCTTCGAGCTCGTTGACTCTACTGCTGGTGATTTGGCTGCTCTTGGTCAAACTGCTGGTCTCAAGCTTCCTTCTGCTGAGCCACGCGCTAGCATCAAGATCGACCAGAAGCGCGACCTGCTCGTCGAAGAGTCTACTCTCGGCGGAAACGCAGTTCTTACTTTTGGTCACGACGGCTCTGGCGGTGTAACTTCTGCAAGCGTGTCTGTGACAGCAAGCCAGGTTACTATCACTACGAACCTTGGATCTGAGTCTTTTGACAAGGCTGCATTCACAACCGTTAAGCAGCTAGCTGATGCAGTTGAGCTTCTTCCTGGTTGGGAAGCTGCTGTTTCGAACACTGTGTACAACTCCCTACCTCTTTCCGTACTTGACGTAGTTTCTACTGTCGGCGCTCTTAAGACAGCTGCTGGCGCTAAGCCTGCTCGTATCAAGAAAGATGCGTTTGAAGTTGCTCAGTTCTTCGCTCAATCCCAAAGCGTTGAAGCCGTCGGACAATCCGTAACTGGTCTTCCAGAGGCTCTGATTGAAACATTCCTTGCTGGCGGAGCAAAGGGCGCATCGCTCTCTAGCGACATCGTTGACGGTCTAGCTAAGTTCGAGAAGTTCCACGTTAACTTCGTTGTTCCTCTCTTTAGCCGCGACGCTACTGCTGATATTGCTGACAGCCTTACTGACGCTGGATCTACATACACGATCGACGGTATTCACCAAGCGGTTAAGACACACATCTCTTTGATGAAGACAACTAAGAGACGCAGTGAGCGCCAAGGCGTTCTCTCACTCAAGAAGAGCTACGATGACTGTAAGACTTCTGCTGGGACACTTGCAGATGCCAGACTCCAGTTGGTAATCCAAGATGCTCGTCAGATCGATGCAGCTGGTAACATCAAGTGGTTCCAACCATGGGCTCTTGCCTGCTTGGTCGCTGGCGCTCGTGGTGGAGCTCCTATCGGTCTACCTCTGACGTTCAAGTTCTTGAACCTCTCTGGTATCCGTCAGACAGCTCAACCTATGACGACTGCAGAAGCAGATATCGTAGTCGACTTCGATCCAGATGTCCAGTATGATGACGCAATCCAAAGCGGTATCACCTTCTTGGAAGCTCCTCAGACTGGCGGATTCCGCGTAGTTGTTGATAACACAACTTACGGCATCGACAACAACTGGGTATACAATCGTGCCAACGTTCTGTATGCTGCTGACATCATTGAGTTCAACTTCCGTAATGCGATGGAATCGCGCTACGTAGGTGTTAAGAATACTGTTAGGGCTTCTGAAGTCAAATCGACTGCTGAATCCGTAATGGCTACGTTCTTGGCTCAAGGGATCACAGTTAGTACGAATGATGCCCCTCAAGGCTTCCGCGATATGAGCGTACGTATTGAAGGCAATACGATCTACATCACGGTAACCGTGAAGTTGGTCGAAGGAATTGACTTCGTACTCAACGACATCACTCTCCAGAGAGCTACTCAGCAAGCCTAATAGCCAACCTAAACAGTAGGTGAGTTAAACCCCATATCCTAGGATATGGGGTTTTACTTTATGCGTGATACAATATGAAAGTGATGTGCCATTGTGGCCTTCACTCTAAGTATTATGGGTTCTAGAGTCCCAAGGGAGATTATACAATGGCAGGGAAGAAAACCTCTTTAATTACAGGCAGTAACGCCAAGATCAAGATCAATGGCGTTACGTTGGCTTATGCAACCGATGTGAGTTTTGACGTAACAGTCCAAACCATCCCAGTAGAGACAATGGGTCGCTACGAAGTTCTGAGCAATGAGCCAATTGCTACTACAGTTCAGGGTTCTTTCTCGGTGGTTCGATACACTAATCGCGCTAAGGCAAACAACATCTCAGGTGCTGCTGCAAACGGGAACGGTATTGGTCGCTGGGGAACTCGAGCTGGTGGCGAAGGCGGTGCAATTGCTGGTCAAAACAGCGGTATGTCTACGCATGTAAACCCTGGTGACATCTTGACATCGACAACTGTAGATATCGAGATCTATCAGAAGTTTGTAAACGATCCTAACGACCCAACTGGTCAGACTAGATTTAAGCGTCTTACGGACTGCCGAGTAACCAGACAGTCTGGCTCTGTAAACAAGCGCGGAATCCTTACAGAATCCTATCAGTTTGTTGGCGAGCTCGCGGATGACGACAGCTTCACACAGAAGATCTCTGGTGAGGAAGACCTCAGTAACTAAGTTCGCTTACAGCCCAATATAGCCTATCACTACGTAGAGTAGAATAGGCTATATTGGGAGGTTTCATGGCCAACAAAGCTCCATTCTTCATTAGTGGTGGAAATGCGAAGTTACGCGTAAACGGCGTAACCTTAGCGTATGTTACCGATTTCAAATACTCTATTAAGATCAATCATACAGATGTCAGAATACTCGGCGTGTACGAACATGACACAGCAGAACCTATGTCTTACGACGTAGACGGAAGCTTTACTATAATCCGTTACGTAGAGGGCATGGTCAAGAGAGCCAAAGACAAACGTCAAGCAGTACCCAACGGTGCCAGCAATGCCGGTAACGGTGTTGGCAGCTGGACTAGGGGTTCGAGCACAGCTATTGGTAGACTTAAGGCGGGTCAGTTCAATGACGGTCGCGCCAATGAAGCTTTAGATCCGAGCACATTCCAAAACTCTACGTGGTTCGATATAGAGTTCTATCAGAAGATCGGCAACGGCCAAACCGGCGTGGCTCGCATACGCAACTGTAAAATTACCAGTGCCGAGTCCCAAGTGGGTAAGCGAGGTCTCATGACCCAGACCTTCACGTTTATCGCGAATGCAGTAGATGAAGACTCCTTTATTGCAAACTCATCGGGCGTTGGTCAAACTACGGCGTAAGGATATCTAATGTCTAGATCTGGTTTTGATAGAAGCGGCGGCAAAATAGTAGATAGGGTTGCCAATAACCTACTCTCTAATATAGGCAACATATCAACCAAGCCTGAAGCTAAGTACCACACGGGTGCGCGGTGTGTAGTTAAGGTGAATGGTGTACTAGTCGGTTTTGCATTCTCAGTATCCTGGTCTATCCAAACAGAGAACCAAGAGATACGCACCATAGATGAGTATCTACCAGTAGAGCTAGCGCCCAGCATGGTCTCTGTAAGTGGGACAATGGGGACGTTTGTTATACCGGGCCGTAGTGCTACTTCAGAGCGACTACAGTCTAACGCGTTGTCTTTTATGCAAAACAAATACATCACCATAGAGATCTCAGACTCTGCTACTGGCACCCTGTTATTCAAGACTAACAAGGCGGTCATAACTGGACAGTCGACCAGCATTCAGTCAGAGCAGATGTCTGTGACACAGCTAACCTGGAAGGCAATCGGTTGGCAACATGAGTTTGCCCCAGAAGAGCCCACCGAATCCGGTGGCGATAGACTAGTCTCTGGTGTTAAGAATTTCGCTAAAACTTTGGGCTTTTAGTATAATCCATTGATGGAGGATAATCATGGAACTACCATCACGCGAGAAGACTTTCTACTTTGATCACACAGGTGAATCTGGCTTTAGGTATGAGGGTCACTTCACTATTAAGTGTAGGCTGAATACAGCAGAGAAAATTTCTAGAGAGAACGAGATCTCTAGGCTACTTGGGGATTCAACCAACCCAACCAGGGAACTACAGTCCCTGGCACTATGCCTTGCGACGTGCCGCGTACATGTTATCGATGCCCCCGAGTGGTTTAAGCAGACTAGAGGTCTTTTAGAAGACGACTCTGCACTTGCTGAACTATATATTAAGATTATGGACACCACCGACGAGTGGCGCAAAGAGGTGTCTAAGAACGCCTCTAAGACAGATAAAAAAGAAGAGCAAGTGGGAAACTAGACGCGGATAGGGAAGATGATTCCCTCTCCGCTTTAGAAGCCATAGATAAACTCACCTACAACATAGCTCGTGCTGCTCTAAGCACCGAGCAATCACAACTATTATTCCTACGCTCCTGGTGGTCTAAGTACTATAATCGTCCATTAAAAGATCCGCTATTACAAGAGTATACGCTAGAAGACCTGTATTACGAGTACAGGGACAAGGTTGAGCGCGAAGAGGCTGCTCAAGAAGCCTCTGAAGAAGCTACTGATAATATAGAACAGAAGAAGATAGACGAAGCCATGGCTTGGGCGGAAGAGGAAGAGCTGAGAGAGCAAGAAGCGCTAGCTCAGGAGCCAACTGACACCGACACCTTATCTGAGGACGACAAGGCCTGGATGGAGGACCAGCTCGAGCAGGCTAAGGCTATCTACGGTGAAGACTTTGGCGAAGATATAGTAGAGGACTTCGATGGCTGACAACGACGATATCAATAGCCGTAAAGACAAGAAGCATATCAACGAGCGCACCGACAGCTTCATGAAGCCGTATGTAGAGGCTGTCGATAAGTTCAATAGATTGAAAAATCTAGAAACCAAAGGACTTAGAGACCAAGAGCGCGACTGGCACGAAGAGCAGGAATATTACGATACACTTCAAAAACGCTATGGCCACATATACGAAGACGCACTAGGCACTCCAGAAGGCTCTAAAGAAAGAGTCGCTCTAAATAGGATGGAGAATCGTCTAACTCAAACAAAAGAGAGAGTGTCTACTCTTGGCGATAATTATGTTCAAAATCTAACTGAACACGACCTGATGCTTCGCGAGCGTATGGCTAACCAGGTGCGCGAGCATGCCAATAAGGACATGTCGCTAAAGTCCTTGCCTTTCGCTGCAAGAGCTCACGCCATGCATCGAGCAAAAATCCTGGTCGAGAGCGGTGGTATTAATGAATCAAGGATACAAGAGGGTAAGGAACAGCTAGCAGCTAAAGCAGATACTCAGCGAGCTTCGTTGTTTGAAACCATCAGCAATATGAGCAATACCGATGAGCTTGATAAGGAGTTTCTAGGCAAGGCAAAAAAGTTAGAGACAACTAAGAGAAGAGCTGTAACGCTAGAGGCCGCAGAGCAAGTAATAAAGAGCAAGGGCTTAGATACCGAGAGCGTACTAAAGTCAAGCGAAGCCAAGAGAGAAAAGATACTCGCCCAGAGAGACAATCTAGCTCTACAATACAAGGTCTCGCAGGGTAAGACTGGTACCATGGACGAAGAGTCTAGTAAGCTTAATGATTTAACCAATAAGTTTCTAGATGCTCAGCAGAAATTTATCGACGCGCTCGACGAGTCACCAGAGGCCCTGGAAGATTTCAAGAAATCAGTGGTCGATGCTGGCAAAGCCATGGATGATCAGAATAAGATCGTCAAGGAGATGAATAGGCAAGGCAAGGATAGCGGGAATCGTGGAAGCATGATTTCTGTCCTTGACGCGGCATCTGCTGGGATACAAGCAGCGGGTAAGTTGTATACTTACGGAGCAGTTACTTCTGAGAATCAACAGATGGCGCAAAGAGCGCAGTTTGCTAGAATACAAAACCAGACATTCATGGAGCACTATGGTGCATCCCAAGGCGACATGATGGCGTTGGCAATGGTACAGTCGCAAGCCGCAGGTCGATCTACAGAGAAGGGCAACGAACAAGGCAAAGACATGTTAATCGGTCAGACTATAGACGCAGCAGGTGCGGGTATTAGTGCTGGCCTAGATATATCTGCTGCGTCTGGTAGTACTTTAAATCCAGTAGGTATTGCTGCTAAGGCCGCAAAAGAAGCCGCAAGGCATGCAGAAGCGCTTGGTATGCGAGGCATAGATGTGACTCGAGGCATTTCTGTAAACCAAGCAAGCATAGAAGGCTACCAAAACCGATACGATTTATCTAGAGCTACAAATGAGATCAAGGGCTCTGCGATGCAAGAGTTCTACAATCAGTCCGCAACCAACTTTGCTGCGTCTTCTGGTTTTGGCCAAAGAAGAAGCGACGTTTTCTCTGAGATGCAGAAGAGCAGACTAGGGATGGCAGGTCTAGGAGTTAGCACCGAAGAACAAGCAGCGATGTACCAGACTGCGGCTCGCTCAATGGGTGACGTGTTCACGAAACGCGGCGCAGCAGGCATGCAGGCTGCGGTCAGTAGAGCTGCTGAGGTTGGAGTCTCTGGCGTAACTTCTGGACAAGATTACCTCGCTAGAATCGGCCAAGTAGCTCAGGTTGGTGGTAGCGATAAGCAGATAGAAGACATCTTGGCCAACGCTGTCGCAAGAGGCGTAGATGATGCTAAGTCATTTGGCGACATGGTAGACTCCCTAACTCAACTATCTGGATCGTCAGCTGCATCTGGTATAGATGTTACCGGAGCCACTAACGCAGGCATGCTTCGTAGTTTGGACTCTACTAGAGGCAATGGTCTCGATCAGAGATTGAACTTAAATGCGGTAGAGAAAGGCATGCAAGCTGTAAAAGCAATGTCCTCCGATACTGGGCTGACATTTGCATCTCTGATAGAGCAGGCTGACCTGTCCAATAAGTTCTCAGATATGTCTATGCCTGGTAGGGCTAACGCAGCTGCTGTGAGTACAGAGGAAGCAAGGACCGTTCAAGGACTATTGAAGGCCGGCGAAACGAAGCTAGCGAAGACCACTGCAGAGAGACTCGGTATCTCAGAGATGTTCTTTGATCAATCTGGGGAGCTGCGCGAAGACGCACAGAAAAGAGCTTCTGATTTTGTAGAGACGAAACGCTCTAAGATCATGTCGAATTTGTCAGCGCTGACGACCGATAAAGATCAAATTGAAAGAATAAAGAGCGGTAATCTAATACCGGGCGACGATGCGATAGTAAAGGCCAGTGGTTTAAATAGAGAGGGGCTTGCTTCACTTGGTAATGGCGAATTCTCTAAAGAGGAATTGAAACAAATAACAGGTGACGCAGCCGCAGCTCAGATGAGCACTAAAGTAGCTCCAGCTACCGGTAAGGCTAGGATGTCTGGTGCCGGGGAGGAAGTTGGTGGTGGTCTAGGCAAGATAGCAGCGGAGATGAGCAGGATAGCTACGTCACTCGAGCCACTAAAGGCAATGACTAAAGCTACTACAGCCGCAGGCGAGATGAAGTTGGATACAGGAGCATTCGATGGCTCTGTCGCCAACTTTACCGCAGCAGTGGATAAATTTATCGCAGCTATAGGCGAAAAAGGCGGACCTGGTTCTTCAGTAAAACCGGCAACATCGACGACCACAGTACAACCAGCTAGTGATATTCGGCCGAATATGAGGAAAAGCTCACCTAAGGCTTTACAATAAGATGGGTCCATGAATGACTATTAAACAACCAGACTGTAGAGTTATAGTTTTTAATCTCGATGAGAGAGAGGGCTCTAATTTAAAAAATTCTGCAGTAGCGCCAATCGGGTCTACCGAGATAGATATCAGTTCTAATGTGATATCTGTAAAAACAAGTAAAGCCAAGTCTTCCGCATCCGGCACATTTGCCATACAACTCGACTCATCCAGCAACTGGGTATCGCTGATAAGCGTCGGTAGCTGGATCTCTATTTTTATTGACGAGAAACAAATCCCAGACCTCTCTCTTGTCCAATGGGAGCAAGACTCACTTAAATGGATTGGGCGCATAGATACGGTTAGAGCAACTCGTCAAGTCGATCAAACCACGGGTGCGTGGATAACGACCTACACCATATCTGGTAGAGACTGGGCTTCTGCCTTAGAAGCAATGATATACATCGATACTATTGCCTCAGAGTCTCCAAAGGCATTGGCGGCTGCACCGGGCAACTCTGGTGTTGGTCAGGCTACTCGTTTTGTTTTTGACGATAAGGTTAGAGGTCTGTACAACAAGGGCGTCGTAAGTTCAAGCGACATCGCAGAGATGCTGTTGGATATATGGGGCAAGCAAGGAAGCGCTTTCAATATAACATCTAGCCTAAGCGCAGAGATGGCAGAGCGCTTTATGCCATTCGCCCCATTTTACCTACCGGGTAGCATCCCACTATACATGGGTAAGACACCAGAGTTTCGCCTGTCATCTATTGTTGAGCGCAAGTACGGTAAGCTCGTTAGAGAAGGTGAGTACGAGAATAATGTGGAAGCGGCTGGGGCATTTGACTACACGACCATATTAGGCGTGAACTCCATATGGCAGGTTCTTAACGCTACCACTACTGTTGGCGGTATCAACGAAATACTCGCTGATCTTGATTTTTCAGATGGGTCACCAAACATGACCATATTTAAGCGGATCAGGCCGTTCTCTCTGAAAAGAGAAGGGTTGTCGCTTTCTTCTTTGCTGCCTTTTTCTTCGCCATCTGTGTCTGTGCTTGGATCTGATCACAAATCTGAAATAACATCCTCCTTCTTCCTACTGCCTAAGACCTACATAGATACCGCGAACATCCTTTACGTTGACGTCGGCGGCAACTGGGGTGATGTGATTAACTTTATTGAGGTAATGCCGGTTCTATCGCTGTGGCCAAGCTTAGAAGTACCTAAGGCGGTATTCAAGGGCAATAACGCTATCTACAGTATACCCAGCTATACAATCAGTGGTTTTAAACCTATACGCATAGAAGTCACTATGTTCCCACTAAAGAGCGACGGAGCTCCTGACATAGTAGGAATCAGAGATTGGCTCGAAGTGCTACAAGAGTGGTACTTCGACACGCATAAAATGTTAAATGGTACTGTTGTATTCTCTGGTCAGAGTGGCTACATATCCGTTGGAAACAACATCTTGTTTTCAGCAAACTCTATATCGGATGCTAGCTTCGTATCGACTAGTGGGATACCTAATTTTGGAAGCGGTAATGATCCGCACATCTTGGCCCACGTAGAGAGCGTTTCCCACTCAGTAGAAAAGAACCCAAATGGTGCACTAAACTACACAACTACGGTTCAGTTCGTTAGAGGTATTATTGTCGACAATGAAGGGTCTTCTAAGATAGCGAGCGGAAACAGTGGTTTTGGAGTTGATTCAAAGGCGCCGAGCGATCCTAAAAACAACAAAAATGTCTTGGTGACTAAGTGATAAAAGACTCCTCCATATGGCGTGATATAAGCAGTATCGCAGTAGTGCCGAACAACCCTATTGTTACTGGGGTTGTAGTGGATAAAACGGACGATAAAGAGCTCGGTAGCGTCAGATACTTTGTCGATGTGGCATCTAATGGTAGACGCTATCAGATACAATGCATTCAAATGGTTCGCTTCGGTAGCCCGTACAACTACGAGCAGTACACTTACACCAAGATGGAGAACATAATCCCTCCGGCTTTGCCTGATGTCAACCCACTAGACTACGGTTTAAAATCTGGGGACACAGTTATAGTTGCTCAGTTGTCTGGCTCTGAGGGGGTGATACTCGGCGCTGTCAAACACCCTAAGCGTAAAAGCCAAGTGCCAGCCGATGACGTTGGCTACGAGTCTTGCTACAATGGCATTAAGACCCAGATAAAGAAAGATGGTAGCTACAAAATTACCTTTCAAGGCAAGCCGTTGCCCACAGTTGATGCGCAACTAAAGCTACCAATCATGACGCCAACCCTACCAGACGCATTAGCATATAACCCGCTCATATCGGGTAGTAGCTTTGGTTTCGACGAGAAGGGTGGCTACGAGGTTACTGATGCCTCCGTCGTCTTGCCGCAGAGCATCAAGATCGACAAAGCTGGCGGCACAACTACTATCACCTCTGGCTTGGTGACTATAGCGATCGACAAGAAGACTCAGAAGATAGATGTGTCTTGTATCGACGCTGCAATATCTGCGAAGAAGTCAGTGAAGATAGATACAACTCAGCTCGAGATGTCTGGCCTTGCTGGAGTAAAGATCAAGGGTGCCAAGATAGCCATTGGCTTCGGTGGCGTCGAGCTCATCGACTCTATCATACAACTAATCGACAACATTGGCCTTTTGGTCATACCACACCACTTGGGTCCCTGCTCACCTGTGTCTGCCTCTCCTACGTGGGCGCAGATACTGGCACTGAAGGTTAAACTATCCCTGATCAAAGGCAGTCTATAATAGTCGAGGGGGTGTTGTAGATGCCAATAAGAGAAGCAAGTAAAGCCGTAAATGATGCTGCACAAGCACAATTAGGAGGGCTAGTAACTTCTATTGCAAAATCTATTAATTCCAGAAAAAGCCCATACGAGCCAATAGTAGAGAACTGGTATAAGTCGCTCCCGTATGCCTTTATTGCTACTGACTCTAGTGGCGCACAAAAATCATTCAACCTCCCACTAAACCCCAACAACATCAGTATAACTACGCATTTTGCCACCAACGTTATTGCAACCATCGGTGGGACCGTAGAAGAGCATGCGCCACAGCGCTACTTCGATATCTCGATATCTGGCACGACCGGTATAGCTCCTCAGCACATCGAGGAGTCGCCGGTAGTGTCTAGGCCTAACACGGCGATCGATGGCAGAACAGCCTATACGCCAGAGTTCAATCTAGGTGCGCTAACTGGTGGGTTCTTCGCCAAGACTACTGGACAGTTGGATAACGCTCTAAATAAAGCACGTGACATTCTTGGCGGATCTAAGAAGCACGAGTCTGGAGTTGCAGCTGCGTCTAGTGGGTACGCAGCGTTCCACAATTTCTATAAATTCTTACTAGCAAACAAGAACCAGCTGTCAGGCGGCGGCTCTTCTATTGCTGGGTTTGGCTCATCTAGCAAGGCGCAACCACTTAGGTTCCTTTCGTACAAAGACAACCAAGAGTATAAGTGTGCAATTTTGCGCTTTGAGCTGATTCGCTCAGCGGACAACCCAATGCTCTACAACTACAATATACAGCTTAGGGCTTACAGCCTTAGCAGCACTGGTTTTAGCGATTTTAAGGAGCTGGGAAACTTGCGTCTACAAGTACTTGGCTTGGGTGGTGACTCTTCTACGCTCTCTAGTTTTAAGAACAAAATATCGGGTGCGAAGGCAGGAATAGCTGCAGTGTCTGGCGCCTTTAAATCGTTTGGTAGGTAACCGATGACTAGTGCGATCGAGACTGGCTTCTCACAGATGTCAGACCTAAACCTCTGGCTGAAGAACAAGCTGAGTGAGACCTTCACGCTCGCCGACATCCCTGCCATCATCAAGATACGCTACCCGTATATCGTTGAGAACTGGGGTATAGTCAAAGACTCACTACTACAGCGTCTAGACAGTTATCAGGACCCATACCGTTTACAGCGTGAGATCGGCACCTTTGACTCACTGGTCAAGGCTCAGCTGGCTGGCGCAACCACTACTCCATCTGAGACCAGGCTTCTATCCAGATATTACTCGGTGTTCGACGCGCTGACAATAGAAGAAGTAGTTCTCACGAAGCCAGAGTCAGTAATCGTTGACTCCGAGACCAAGCGAGTAGAGACCTTCACGAAAACTACGTTTCTCAAGATCCGAGCGGATCTCGTTGTGGCTAGGGATCAAGTCGCCGACAACATCGGAGGCACTGACCCAGACTACAACCGCGTGTACAACAGAAGTCCAGTGCGCCAGACTCTAAACAAGGGCATAGACGAGATACAGCTGTCGTCACAGTTTCAGCAAGGTGTCTACCTAGTCGACACTATCCTGGCCAACGAGCAGATCATCAAGGGTGATGCAGCTATTGATCCCTTCGCGTTTGCTCGTTCTAACGCAAACAACCCAGACTTCAATATCGGTCAGTATGCCTCAGGCAGGTTGGTTCGCATGCAGTACGGCGAGACTCTGCAGCAGCTGGCACAGCGCACCTTGGGTAACCCGGATCTTTGGTACGACATCGCTATCGCCAACGGGCTGAAACCACCGTACGTAGATGAGATCGGAGTCCAAGTGTCTCTGATCAGCAACGGTAACGGCAACCGAGTCAACATCGCCCAGATCGGCCCCAACAACGTACTCAATCGTGACAGATTCTATTTGAATCAAATCATACTATTACAGTCCAACACTGAGCGAGTCCCAGACCAAAGGGTCATAAGGTCCATCACCGAGATCCCAGTATCTGGGGAGTTGGTGCTAGAGCTCTCTGGAGACGAGGATCTGGACAAATACGCTTTGGCGGACTCTGCGTACATACGGGTGTTTGCAGCGCAGACGATCAACTCTAGCTTCTTCGTCTTGATTCCATCTGGGACACCTCCGGATCCAAACCAGATCCAGAAGACAACACCTTGGTTTCTCAGGAGTAAGAGCGAGGACGAGCGCCAGGCAGGCGTGGATCTCTATATTGGCGACGACGGAGATCTGTCGTTCACGCCGGCCGGCGATGTTCAGCTGAGCTACGGCGCAGCCAACGGTATGCAGGCATTACTGATACTTCTGAGCACTGAGGCAGCCTCGCTCGCTAGACACCCAGAGTATGGTGTGGCCTACAACATCGGCGACAAGAATACCAACGCAGCAATTACCCGCCAGAAGTTGGCAGAAGCCGTGGGAGATCAGATACTTCGTGACAGAAGGTTCGACCGCCTTAAGACTTTGACAGTAGAATTACTAGATGGGGCAAGTGGATACAAGGTGTTCGTAGAGGTGGTCTTGGCTGGTGGTCAGTCTGTTATACCGATCTCATTCTCCGTCAACACCCAAGTAGATTGAGGCAAAAATGGCAGTAGAATTAAAGACGTACAACGAAATTTTGGGCCAACTGGTCCGTAAGATCATTGCCGACACCTCGGTCAACGACCTCGCTACGGGTTCCGTGTTGCTTACCCTGCTTGAAGCAGTAGCAGCTAATGACTTCGACAACTCTACTTCCATACTGAGCGTCCTAGAGACCCTCAACATCGACGCTATCCGCAACCAAGACTTGGACTCCAGAGCTGCAGACTACGGTCTGACGAGAAAGCCTTCCCAGAGGGCAACTGGCTTCATACAAATCTCTGACTCCGCGATCACCAAGAGAGCCACTTCGCTGTACGCGGTAAAGCCGCCACCGATCGCGGGCTCTAGCATCATCTACGTAAATAACGCAGCAGGATGGAGTCCCACTGGGACTTTGTTTATCGGCCGCGGCACTCAGCAGTTCGAAGGTCCAGTATCGTACACCTCTATCGTGAACAACGGTAGCTTCTACACGATCACATTGGGTTCTGCACTGCAGAAAGACCACCTCATCTCTGACTCTGTGATTGACTCACAGGGCAACGCGGATCGCTTGATCCCAGCTGGTACCGAGGTGTCCATACCTGCGAACAACCAGAGCCCAGAGATCAAGTTCTCGACCCTGCGTGACGCAGTCCTTGCTTCCGGTGAAGACACCGTGGGCAACATTGGTATCGTGGCCCAAGCCGCGGGCGTGAGGAGCAACGCGAGTATCAATACTATCGTGGCTTTCGTGAACGCGCCGTTCGCTACCGCTGCAGTCACAAACACCTCGGTTCTATCAGATGGAGCAGACGCAGAGTCCGACGATGACCTGCGTGAGCGAATCAAGTCCTACGCGTCTACCTTGGCACGTGGAACTAGAGATGCCATCCTCTCCGCTATCTTGAACGTATCGGACCCAGACGACGGCAAGCAAGTAGCATCTGCGGTGATCACGGAACCAGCTGAGATCGGCGACCCATCTATCGTCTACATTGACGACGGCTCTGGCTTCCAGCCGAGCTACGAGGGTCAACCACTAGATACACTACTTGGTTCTGCTACTGGTAACGAAGAGTTCTTGCAGCTCGCAAACTTTCCGCTACCTAGACCTCAAGTCGTGAATGCAGCAGAAGGTCCGTACCAACTATCCGACGGCATGAAGCTTAGGGTCAAGATAGACATTACGGAGGAGGAAGTAACATTCTCCAGCAGCCAGTTCTTGAACATCGCTGCGGCTACGCTGCAAGAAGTAGTGGTTGCGATCAACGACCAAGCGATCAACTTCCGCGCACGACTTACTGACAACTCTGCTAGATTGCTCCTGTCACCAGTTGACGACAAGGTAGAGCTCATCCAAGTGCCTGCGCTGAGGGAAGGCGAGTTACTGTCGACCTACGCCAACAACATCTTTAGATTCCCAACCAACGAATACTCGTATATCAAACTGTATCGTAACAACACCTTACTCAGAAGTACACTGAGATCTGCTACGATCACGACTGCAGCATTCTCGTCTTGGACCATTACCGGACCAGGTAACCTAATCCTGCAAGTCGATGGCACGCCAGCGCAGAACGTTTCTTTCACTACACTCGACTTCGGTGGCAACCCGTTCGCGTCACTAGACATCAATGACTGGGTAACCGCTTTCAACGCGAAGTATGCGGGTATCACCGCATCTGCAACTAGTTCCGGTAGGGTGACCTTTATATCCAACCGAGACGGAGCCGCTTCGTCTATCACCGCTATCGGCGGCAGCTACATCACCCAAGTCTTCGGCACCAACGTAGTGTCGGACGTAGGACAAGACTCTGACTTCGTCTTGAATCGCCAGACCGGTAACCTGCAGCTTAAGTTCAAGCCAGACGTTGGTGACACCATCGTCGCTGGTAACACAGATGCCAAGGGTTTCTTCTCTTCGTCTGAGTCAGGCACGGGCACATTCAACTTGTCTTCCGACCCACAGAGCAGAGCTTCCCAGCTGGTCATATCGGTGGATGGATCTACCGACGTAAGACAAGGCGTGTCTTTCTCACAAGGCAACACCATCACCATCCAAGACATGGGAAGCGGAGTGATGAGGGTTATCGGCAACACGCTCGCATCGTTCGCAGCTGCACAACTAGGTGACTACCTTTGGATCACGAACCGCGGCGACGTAGGTGGCGGTGGCGCTTGGGCTGCAGTTAGCAGCAGCGGCATCTACAAGATCCTCCGCAAGGGCGACCACCTCACCGCAGGCACAGATACCTGGGTCGAGGTCTACAACGACAGCATCGTAGCTGGCGGACCATACTCAGTCCAAGATACTGCAGACGTAGCAGTATTCGAGTCCAAGACATACCCACAGATCTGGAGTGCATCCACTCTACCTACTCCAGCAGCTGCGACGCTGCAGTCGATAGTTGACTCTATCGCCAAAGAAGTAACCAATATCAAAACGTCGGTCTTCAAGACTAGTACGGTAAAGACCTCCTCCTCCACTGAGGAAGGCGGGTCGATCGGCCTACCGGTGTCTACTGGTAGGGGAACCAATATATTCGCGAAGACCTTGGTAGAGCAGCTTGGTAACCCAACTCATACCGCTACTAAGATCTCAGATCGTGATTTGTTTGGCAACCCACGCATGGGATCTGAGTCTAGCGCGTTTTTGAATCGAACCGTGTACAAAGAACTAGTGGGTAGCTTAGACGCAGGCGCGACACCTGGTATCGATGGTGTTGATCCGTACAGCGAGCTGCTGAGTATCAACGCTTCGACGCTGAACACTAGCTCCGTAGAGCTCGACGATATCCTCATGCTCGGCAAGGCCAACAACTCTAGGCACTTCAGGAGCATCAAGGAGCTACAACCGACCAACGACATCGGTACCCAGCACCAACTACCTAAGACAATACTCGACCACGCTTCTGGCGACGAGGTCCTGATCAGCAGGCCTGTCTCTATTGCCTCAGATGACTCTGCGGTTTTTGTTCTCGACAGAGATCTAGTAACCAAGACCATCAACGTTAATTTCTGGCGCAGCGGCAAGGTCAACACGCAGTACTCTGCTAGCGTGACCGCATTCTCTGCCGACGACTACGATAACGAGCCAGGCGTAAACTTCGGTTCTCCCGCTGTGTGGAGCAAGACTCTCACTGGAGCTGAGTTCAAGGACTACGGCGTACTGATGAGATCACGCAACTGGTACCGTACTGGTGGTGCAGCAAACGCAGCTGGTGCAACCATGATCCTGCGGTCCAAGGAATACGGCAGAGCAGGCGATCGATTCAGATTCAAACTAGAATACCCTACTATACCGAATCAGAGCACCATCGTAAGTCACAGCAACCTACCGAACTACTCCATCGTTACTGCAACGCTCGGCTCTGACAGCGTCAAGAACGCGGGCATCATCGGCGGTACTACTTTCAAAGTCACTTCCCCAGCAGCTGACATCTATCGCTACACGTTTGATCAAGCGTATGTAGACCTCACTCCGTTAGTTCCAAACGACGTGGTCTCCATACAGCCGTCATCCGGTGTATCTGCTGCGAACCGCGGCGTGTTCAACGTGCAAGCGTTCAACGTACCGGGTAGATGGATCGAGGTCTACAACCCAACTGGGGCAATTACCTCGGTCGGTCAGCCAGAGATCTCTTACATTACTGCTACCGTAGATGTGGTTGGTACACCGCAGGTTACCGACGTGGTTTGTACAGCAGAAGGTGCTGGAGCCGGCAACATCGGAAATAGCGAGTACTTCACTCTGTTTGACGACGTAGGTATGGTCGTATTCTGGTACGACATCAACAACTCGGGAGCAGTGGCTCCTGTAGTACCACTTGCTAGTAGGTATGTGGAAATTTCAACAGTAATATCTGCAGACACCGATGCTGCAGTAGCGAGCAAGACTGCTGCGGTTGTAAACTCAGACCTCAAATTCTCTGCAACAGCATCCACCAACACGGTAACCGTCACCAATCTATTCAACGGAACAGTAGCGCTCGGCGTAGCTGGACCTAACACTGGCTTTGCGGTGAATTTGGTTACAGCGGGTACTGCTAATGCTTCCGTAGGTGGCAAGTACTTCACTCTTGCGGACAAAGATGGCTCCGTAGCAGTGTGGTTCAACGTCTACTCCGAATCAGAACCTCCACACGGAGCAGACCGTAGTATTCAAGTAGTGATCGCTCCTGGAGACTCGGCGAACACAGTAGCAACAAAAACTGCGGCACAGATAAATGCCGACTCGCAGTATGCTTCGTCAGCATCTGGCGCCTTGATTACTATCACCGATGCCTTCAATGGTGCTAGAACCAATATCGCGGTTGGAACCTCTGGCTTCACTATCCCCGTTTCGCCAGTACGACAAGACGGTATCGACGATGGCGTGGAGACCATCACGGTCGCTTCCCTGTTTCAGTTCTTCTCTCTCGCAGAGAACGATTGCCAGACCGTATGCGACGTGATCTCTACGTCCCAGTTGATCAACGCAGTCCCAGTGGGTAACGCGGGTGCTCTGTTTCAGAAAGCAACGAGACAAGAGACCTACACCTACGGCGGGAATAGTACTGCTCTAGCTTTTGACCACGATCCGAACCCACTGAATCTGAAGCACGACTTCGTGACGTTCTGGGACGGCTACTCGTTCGTAAAGACTTACGCCAACACCAACCCACAGTTCGTTCTGAAGAAGGACCTCGTACTACCTGGCGTAGTGCCTAGCATCTACAACATGGCTTCAGTCCCCAACCCAGACACGACCGACGTTGGTGAGATCTTCCGGTTGGTACCGAAGACAGTGGCCAACGTCAAGCACCACATGTCGCACAAGGCTCTGTCGCAGCTACCACTAGTTGCAGACGTAGATACTGCGGGCAATTATCGTCGTATCCAGGTCAAATCGAAGAAGCTTGGAACCGATGGTGCCGTAGAGATGGTCGGTGGTCGTGCAAATGCAGCCTCGTTCGAGCTTATCGGCGACGGCCAACTAGCAACACAGAGCGGCACGAACTACGCAGAGCTTCGCGTATCCGCCTACCCATCGTCAATAAGCGTAGGTGACTACGTTAAAATCAAGAACGCTCTACCAGCCAAGCGGTTGTCTAGATTGGTGTCCAGCGACAAGGTCAACGTGGTCAACACCGCGTCTGGGGTATTTGAGTACAGGCTGATGCCAAAGCTCACGAACTCTGGTCAGTACGTTCCATGGACCATCACGGATACATCTGGTAGCTACTCGCTGCCAGCTGGCACGGTGTGGCGCTGGACGCACGCTCAGGCAGGATCGACTTGCTCCATCACTGCAGTAGCAAACGGCGCTGTACTCACTGGGCCAGCCGACTACCAAGACGACTCTACTCCAGATGCAGCTAACCTACATGTAGTCAGCTACACCAACGGTACGGCTAGCACCAAGGCCAACTTCGTACTCACGCTGAGCTCTTACCCCGTGTCTGGTGATTTCTTCTTGTTCCAGACTCAAGGCGGCTCGCCAGTGATCTTCGCCGTGTGGTTCGATGTGACCGGTTCAGATCCTACTCCTACTGGGGTAGCATTTGCTGGCGCGACACATCAGATCGCTGTTGACGTATCTGGCGCATCTACTGCTGACGGCGCTATCGCACTGATGCAAGCTGCGCTTGCGGGCAACGTAAACTTCGTCGCAAACTTCACCTCGGTACAGACCAGCGCTACTACGCTTACAAACGTAAACGCAGGCGATTTGCTTGCTGCTAGACCTACTGCTGCCTACTCTTCTGGTAACTTCTTGGATCGTTGGAGCAACGGTAACTTGGTTCGAGCTGCTGGCGACGGGAAGGTGTCTGGCTTACCCATCATTGCCGTCAACGCTGCCTCGCGCTACGTAGATGTCTTGAACCCATGGGGCAAGGCTATGTCAGCCGACTACACCGACTCTAGTGGCGTAATCGACTTCCTTCCTGCTGCTGCAATCAAGTGGAACCTGAGTAACCGCGCTAGGGTTCGCGTAACCTCGGTCACTCTAGCTGGCGGAACCGCTACGGTGGTAACTGATGGTGAGCACGGACTCAACGTGGGCGACTCCTTCCTACTCGAGGGTGTAAGCACCTCGCCTGCAGTTGATGGCACTTACACCGTAGTCGATACGCTGTCTACAATCAGCTTCACGTTCGCCCTAGCTGGTACTGCTAGCTACGTCGGCGGCGTGGTGACCAAAGATACCGTCTCAGACGTGACGCGCTACCGCGTAGAGAACATGGGTATGAACAACCTGTTCAGGTACCGCAGGGTCTCTGGACCTAGCCCTAAGTTCGTGGACTTCGGAGTAGCAGTAGACGACTACGTGCTGATCTCTGGAAAGACTTTCTTGTCCCAGAATACCGGTAGGTTCCGAGTGCGAGCAGTCGCCAACGACCACATCGTGGTAGAGAACTCTACTGGCACAGAGCAAATCAGCGGAGTTACTCCGTTCAACGAAGAAGAACTCTCTGCTACTTGGACTGGTGCAGCTACTACCGTCACGGGTACTAGATCTGCTCTACGCAGGGTAACAGTCGGAAGCTGGATCAAGAAGCAAGAAGACCCAGATACCTACTACGTACAGGTCGCTACTATTACCGGCAGCACTGGACCTAGCGATCCCGTTACAATCACGTTGGCCCAACCATACCCAGGTCTAAGTGGAACCGCCAAGGGCGTTCTGCTGGAGCAGGACACTGGCGCAGAAGCCGGTGTTCCACTTCTATCCATCGGCGACATCCAAGTGCTCGAGGGTGATGCAGCGTTCTCTGGCGACTCCGTAGTCGTGGAGAATATCGTCAACCCGAACTGGTTCAACACCAGCAACTCTGGAGTCAGGGAGATTACCGCAGTAGGATCTACACTAACCGACCACACCCAGTTCCTACGTGTAACCAACGCTGGCGGTATCGCTGAGACCAACCGTCTGATGTCAGTGCAGCTAGATGGTCTCTATATCCTAGAGGACTCCGACTTCACTTACGAGACAAACCGCTACGTACACCACGCTGCCATCAGCTCCTCCAACTCAAGTCAGAGGACCGTGTACACCAAGCCATCTGACCGCATCTACAAGTTGAGCGACCTGTATCAGACCGCTGTATCCGTAGAGGGCAAGATGGGCATGGACGTTGGTGTAACCACTGGTGTCGACGGCTACACCTACTACACTGGCTTGATGCGCACGGTGCAAAGGATCATCGACGGCTTCGAGCCAGATCCATCCAACTACCCAGGTAGACGAGCAGTGGGATCGATCATCGAGACCTTGCCGCCACTCATTAGATCTGTGTCGTTGTCACTCAACGTAACCACGAGAGACGGTGTGAACTTGACGGATATCACTAACGACATCAAGTCTGCGGTTATAACCTACGTGAGCTCGCTCGGTGTTGGTGAAGACGTGATACTCTCTGAGATCATCGCTAGGGTCATGGCTATATCTGGAGTCGCGGCGGTAACGTTCACGAACCCAGTTCCGTCAACCGAGAGGATTGCTATCGCAGATGACGCCAAGGCGTTCGTCGCGCCAGAATCAATCAGCGTATCGTAAGGTGAACCATGACCACTAGATCAGCAAGCAAGCTACACAGTCAGCTGAACCCTTACTTCAAGAGTAAGCTGAACAAGAACTGGAGCGCGTTGGTAGAGGCTATCGGCGACATGGACGAGGAGACCGCTACTCTAGTAGAAGAAGTGCGCAAGCAGTTCTTTATTCAGACTGCGGAGAGACCTTACATCGACCGACTTGCTGCGAACCTGAACGTCCAGCGACCAAAGATCGTGGGCATGAGCGATACTGATTTCCGTAGGTATGTGCCAGTGATGGCGTATCAGCCCAAGCAGGTCAAGCTCATCATCGACAAACTAGTGGACATCTTCTTTTTCAAGGAGGCAACTACTGCCTTCGCGCAGTCAGTTGCTTACGAGCCGTACGCGCTAGAAGACAACTGGGAGATCATCTACGACGTAGATGGCTCGATTACCGAGCAGCTCATCTTCAAGGCAGAGGACTTCACCTCGATCACGAGTGCTACTGCAGAAGAAGTAGCCTCGTCCATCAACCGTCAGGCACAGCACTCCTTTGCCATCGTGTTCGACGACCGCATCCAGAAGCGCAAGTACGTCAGGGTCTTCACCGAGACGGTGGGTTCCAAGGGGTCGATAGAAGTCACCGGCGGCAGAGCCAACATCGCGCTAGAGTTTACTGGCTCGCTGCAGAACTCTGGTAGCGGAGCTACTACACAGTGGGTTATCACCAAAGTGGGAAGTACCACCACGTTTCAGTGGGTCGGCGGTGACTCGCCTGGACTCAACTTCGTGCAAGCCGGCGACAACGTCATCATCGACATCCAAGACAACTCGGGCACGTTCGATGTGACTGAGGTCGACATCTCCAACAACTCGTTCAGCTTCGAGAACCTGTTCTCTACTCCGACTTCGTTCGACCACGGTCTGACGCCAAACTCCTACGTACGGTTCATCCGTCCGGTGAAGTCCATCGTGTGGAACCGCAACAACCGAGCTGCGGTGTGGGAAGTCTCACCGGGCGAGGTGATCGTGGAGATCCCAGCTACACCGCCAGTAGTAAGACGTAATCTGAAGGGCTCTGCTCACCTGAACGGTATCGTGGGCGAGATGGTTGCTAGACCTAGCGACACCTCCCTAGTACTCAGTGACGCCTCAGAGTGGCCGACTGCGGGTATGTTCGCATTAGAGCCACAACACTCCATCGACGCCCACATCCTCACACCAGGTGCAGACCTTATCACATCGACTACTATCGATGGTAGGTTCGACATCAGCGAACTGAGGTTCACTTACACCAGTAAGTCGGGCAACAATATCCTCGGTATCTCACCGCCTCTCCCTCGCGCAGCAGAGGTCTCAGAGATGGCTACCACTTCTGCGACCAGATTCTCCAGCCAGGTCTCTGTGCTGACCATACCTCCACACAAACTGAGGGTAGGTCAAGCCGTAAGGGTCCTAGACATGGCAGACGCTACCTTCAACGGTGTATTCACGGTCACCGAGATCGTGAGTCCTACGGTGTTCAAATACAACAACCCAGGCCCAAACGCATCTACTGCTGGTGGCTACGTCAGAGCGGAGTTCGTGGGTCTGTCTAATGCCGGCAGCAAGGTCTTCCTCACGAGCGCCAAAGTAAACACCGGTATATTGGGTCCTTACCTTTGGGACGCAAGCTCTGCCTTCGTACTCTCGTCGTACACAGCAAACACAACTACAGACGTAAGAGCGGGTAACATCGTTCTGAATTTGCAGATCCAGACACCCAACAACGTTCCATTCGAGCAAGGCTTCCTGATATTCGACTACGGTCTAGAGACCCAGGAGGGTCCGGTTAGGTATCTGTACAAAGCGTCTGATTCTATCGTGGCGCTAGACCCTAGCTACGTATTTAGGTTCGATCACCCTCCCAGTAGCTCTATCACTGCGATACGTCGCAAGGGTGGGCATGTGCTGTCTGGGTTGGGAACTGAGTATCCATTCTATGTTTCTGATCCGGCTGCTGCTAGAGCAGTACTGCAGGGACTCATTGCAGACATAAAATCGGTAGGTGTTTTCTTGCGGTTTATCGTGCGATACCCTGAGCTCTTCTACGCGACCATAGACACCTACGGAAGCGGGATAGATCCTGGGTAGGAGTCACACTTGCTGCGTATAACCTATTCGTAGATGGGATATTATATCTATAGATTTGTACCTTACCCTCCAGGAGATAAGTGATGGCCGTTTTAGGAAGAGTCCTCATTGGCTCACAACAACGAGTTGATTTAACAGACTTTTTGGCGATCGACAGCTATTCTGGTGGGGACTGGAAATACTTTGTACAGTCGCTCACGGCTAACCCACTGGTACTCAAGGGCTTCGAAGTCATCGACGCACCACTCAGTATCGGTACTACTGGCATCTCTATTAAGGTAGCAGATTCAGTGGTTTACGCGCCAGGCTCTACTGCTGGCTGCTTCTTCTACGGCTTGCCCGAGGGCAGCGCACTGTCTACGCCTCTGGTACCAGAGCTTCGTGTAAGTGCCACTAACTTTGTCTACCTGACCTTGACTGCAGAGGGTGTAGCACAGGACTCTAGGGCATTCTGGGACGTTGACTTGAATGGTGGCCAAGGCGGCGAGTTCAACCAAGACGTGAACACAGAATCGGTACTCCGAGCTCAAATCGGTGTATCTGTGTCTACCTTCCCAGATGGCGCCATCCCATTGTGCAAAGTGACGATGAGTGCTACTGTCATCACCTCTATCGAAGACTGCCGCGACATGATGTTTCGGCTGGGCAAGGGCGGTGTAAACCCGGACCCCTTCTACAGCTTCGCTTGGAAGAACGAGCCGTCTGCTACATACGCTAGAAACGAGACCCCGAACAGCATCATCAGCTCCGCGCAGCCAACACCTTTCGCTGGTGGCGACAAGAACATCGAGACACTGAAAGAGTGGATGGACGCAGTGATGTCCAAACTACTCGAGATCAGCGGTACTACCTTCTGGTACGAGAGCACTGGTGGTGCTAGCATCCCCACTATATTCGACGACGCTTTGTCGAGCACCATCAAGTCCAAGGGTCAGTGGACCCACTCCGGTACTGTACCTGGTTTGGTGACATGGTCCGAAGACATCATCTACAAAAAAGTAAACGACAACCGCGACATCATCATCCGCGAGAACCCCATCACTGGTGCACAGCTCGCCAACGAGGAAGTGCTCTATCTGAAGATGGAGCGAGACGATGCGATCAACGCCATTAACTCCCCAGTGAGTTGGGCTTTCGGCTCGGTGTTCGTCAACGGCGTAGCGGGCAACTTCGAGTACCTCCGCAAAGGCGACTGGATCCGTAAGCAGAGCGACGACGCTAGACTCTACTACCGAGTCGAGGAGCTTTACTCTGCGATTAGCGGTGGTGGTAGCTCAGGCGTAGCCGGCAACGTAGCTCAGAGTATCAGACTCTCTGGGACATATGCTGGCGTGACTGAAGTCTCTGTGGCGCAGCGCACGAAAGGTGAGTTCCGCCAGTCTCCAGCCGAGTATAGTATCGCAGCAAGAGACGCAGTAGCTTTGACTACAGCCGGCGGTGATGCTTACTGGCTCGCACTGCGTAGTGACTCCATACTGAACATCGCTTCTATCGACACCGTTTACTTCGGTGCTACGGTAAATATCTCTGACTCCGACGGCACTAAGGCCAAGCTTACTTTTCCTTCGGCACACGGGCTTAGTGACGGCGAGCGCATCGTAGTTGCAGGCGCGGGTTCCTACAACGGAACTCACGCCGTAGAAGTCAGCAGCACCACCGAAGTCTACATCGACACCACTGCAGTAAACAACCCAAGCGGCGTGACCGCTTCGTGGGCGGTAGTCACTACCGCAGCTAGAACCAACGGCTACAGTTTCCAACTAGAATCCGCAGACCACGGTTTCTCAACGGGCGAGAGCGTCCAGATCTCTGGCACTGCTACGGCTTACGACACGTATACCGATATCGCTCCTGGCCTCTACGGCTTGAGTGTAAGGACAAGCACTACGTTCCAGATCCCGTACGACGCCAACACCCCGGACGTGGGCGCAGTTGGCCAGTCGACGGTAGCTAGGGTAATCCTACGTACCGAGTTCGGTGCCATCAGCGTAGTCCAAGGCGAGTCCGTGGATATCGGCGGCGACATTCAGAACGTGATGGACTTCATCGGCATGCAGTCTTTGTCACAGACCTCTCCTGCGTACGCGATCCCAGGGGATGCGGCAGGACAAACTTTGCTTGTTGGTTCCCAGGACTACAACTCTGGTATCACTGACTCCCTTACTGTTCGCGTCAGTCGCTTGACCGGTATGATGCAGGGTCGAGTGCAAGACCGAGGACTCGCGTTCAATGGCAGACTCACCGTAAGAAACACGAATCCTACCGATGGTAGTAGCCAGACATTGACCATTACTGGCACACAGTTTCTCTCCAAGCCTGGTTCGCCAGAGCAGACCATCTCCTACGCTGGTAGCTACAACCTCGCCGCGAATACGGCGCTAGTAGCTACACTCAGTCGCGATGGCAGCTCGGCCATGGTACCTACGGTAGAGAGTCTAGGTAGTCCGTTCTTACTTGCTGAGAACAAGTTGGTTCTCTACAGTCGTTTCAATACATCGAGTGTATACGCGTGGGACGGTACCGAGATATTAGAATCTTCCTCGTATACTGTAGGAGCTCTAGAGGACTCACAGTCGAAGAACCTACTTGTACACGACCAAGCCGGCATGAAGATGGATCCGCTTACGGGCGAGTTTGATTTCAACAACACCCTCGCAGACATTACGCTCTTCTTCCCTGGTCCGTCGTCTACATCTAACGTGATCGACACCTCTTCTATCGCGATGTTGAGCTCTGGACAGCGCACTATACCTAGCGGTAGCTGTTTGTGGGTAAGGGTAAATAGGAGAGTAAGTAAGACCTTCACCACCACTACTACCTCACCTACGTATGAGGATACAGACTCTGCTGGTGCTTTGTACATCACCACTCTGGCAGATGTGCCTGCCGACCAAGACGCATTCGTGCTGTTCGTAAACAACGGCGGCGCGCTACTTGCACCATGGAACACCAACCCAGTGGGCAACGTCTACGAGGAAGACAAGGTCGTGGTCTCAACCCCACCGGCAAATGACAACGAACTCCTCGGTCCAGTCACTAGCGGCAGCATCATCACGCTCCCAAGTGACTCACGTAATTTCGACGAAGTGCAGTACTACGTCGTGGGTAGCGGTCAACTAGAGGTATATCTCTCTGGTCAAAGGCTTCTTGCAGGCTCAGACTGGCTCGAAGTTGGCAGCAGCGGAACTCTCTCAAGTCAGATCCAGATCCAGCAGAACCTAGTCGTTGGTGACATCCTCACCTTCCGCATCGGTACTACTGGCGCAGTATACTTTACGACACAGCCACCAAGCTCGGCTACGCTGCAGACCGCTTACGACAACGGCAACGTAGTCAATGTCAACACCGGTACTCCGGTTACGATCAACGGCACCAGCGGTAAGCTGCTGGTAGTAAACGGTGACGTAGAGATCACGGGCGTCATTGACCCCAAGGGTATCGAGTTCATACGCCAGGGTTCCGATCCACTTGGCTCTGGTTCAGACGGTCTTTGGGTAGATGGTGCTGGTCACTTACAGCAGAAGCGTGGATCAGACCCCACGCTAGACATAACGGAAGCGATACTAAACCCAAGCTACTTCGTGACTGCGGGCGACGGCCTATCGTGGACTGGCTCGGTACTCGATGTTAACACAGACTCTACTTCTGGTATCGCGATCGTAGCAGACGAAGTTACTCTGGTCAAGGACGCAGCTGGTGCCATCACCGGCGACTCTACTACTGGTATCAAGGTAAATCTAGAGCCATCCAACGCTTCCTTGGAAGTCAACACCAACCAACTGCGCTTGAAGCGTAGGACTGACTCCGGCTTGGAAGTGGACTCTAACGGTGTTGGTATCGATCTAGAGGCTACAAACCCTTCGCTGCAGATCTCATCCAATGAGCTCGGTGTTAAACTAGACGCTGCTGGTGCGATCGTCAAGGGCGCTGGCGGAGTTGCCGTACAGCTCGAGGCTTCCAACCCATCGTTGCAGATCTCATCCAACCGATTGGGTGCAAAACTGAATCCAAGCGGAGCGATCGTAAGTGGCGTGAGCGGACTTGGACTACAGATCGACTCCAGTCTGAACATTACTGGCAACACACTCTCGGTCTCCAACGTTGGAACCATCCTCGTTGATTTGACCAACAACACTGGTGCTACTGCAGCACCTGGTACACCTATCTCTGCAGACGTCACTACTGGCCAATACATCCTTGCGAACGCTGGTTCACTTGGTTCTGCGCAACGCTACATCGGTATCGTCTACGCTAGCACCGCCAACACAGCCGTAGGCAAGGTGCAGATCGGTGGTCTAGCTACTGTCCCTGGTGCTTCATTCATTGTGGGTCAGCCGGTGTACCTGGGCGTGACCCCGGGTACCTTTACTACTACATCGCCTACTGCAACTTCAGCCGCCATCTTGGTGGTTGGTGTCGCAGTAGCAGTCGATCAGTTCGTGATGAACCAAGACGTCATCGCGGTCAAAGGCAACATCTACGAGGAAACCTACACCGCAGTTGGAACCGTAACTGCCGGTGACCCGATCTCGTTACCAGTCGACTCTCGTGACGGCTCTAGCTTCCAGAACTACTTGGTTGGATCTGGTGACCTAGAGGTCTTCCTCAACGGCCAGAAGATGATCGTGGCCAGCGACTATACCGAAGTAGGTTTGGTCAACACCTTCTCGTCTTCAATTCAGATGACGCAAGATCTAGTTGACGGCGATGCAATATTCTTCCGCGTGTCACCTACCCAGACCAGCTACGCTGGCGGTGGACTCATCGACGTCATGACTTCGTCTGGTGACTTACTCTACCGCAACGTAAGCAACGTGACCACCAGACTCCCAGCTGGAACTACGGGTCAAGTACTCCAGGTCACTGCACCGGGTGTAGTAGCTTGGGCTGCGAACCCAGCAGGCTTCTCGGACCCGATGACCACGGCTGGTGATTTCATCTACAAGAACTCCGGCGGCACGACCACTAGGTTACCGCTAGGTACGATAGGCCAGGTACTCTCGGTAACTGGTGCAGGTACTGCGGCATGGTCTAGTCCAGCTGCGGTGGCGCAAGAGATCCTACTCGAGAACAACTCGGGCTCTACGATCGCTACGTTCACCCCAGTCAGAGCCGACACCAACGGCGACATGGATGTAGTCGATGTTGCAGTAGAAGCAGAGTCGCTGGCCATCGTAGGTATCACCAAGACCAGCGTGCCAGACGCCACTACGGGTGCTATGGTTACTAGTGGTCGCTTGGAGAACGTTACTGGGACCTTCGTGTTTGGTGAAGTCATCTACGTTTCCAAGACTGGCGGTCTGACCAGCACCAAGCCAGATATCGGCGTGGATGGATTCTTGGCGGGCGATTGGGTTATTAAGCTAGGGGTTGTCACGAAGAACCAAGTCAACCCACTGAACAAAGATCTCATCATCCAGATCCAGCTCATGGGGCAGCTATAGTATAAGGTTTAGGTCTGCCCACTACATAAAAGGAGTCAACCATGGCAACCAAACGTAAAGCCAACCTAGAAGCCATGAGCCCAGAGGCCGTCGACAACCTCGCCGAGCAGGCAGGTATTAAGATCAATGAAATCCTCCAGAAAGCAAAGCGCGACTGCGACAAGCTACTGAGCAAGATGGGGCTTGAGCTTGACCTAGGGTATGAGTTAAAATCTAAGAGTGAGGATCACAAACCCAAGGAGTAAATAGATGGCTGATATTACAATCATTTCCAGGCTAGTTGCCGGCATTAGCCGCAACGTCAACCTACAGAACAACTCTCTAGTCGTAGGTAGCCTGAAGGTAGGGTCATCTAGCCCTACCGAGTTGACCAAGGCTATCTTGGACCAACTCATTGATTTGACTGACGGTGGCGACGCCGGGTCACTTCACCACCATGACGCTGCGTACTTCACCCAGACTCAGTTGGGATCTGTTACAGGCGTAACTGGTTCCGATCGCATCGGTGACGACAATACCTACACCAACTTCACTCCTGCTGCAGCTACGGTAAAGGGTGCTCTTTCGGGCATCGACAGTGCCTTGGCTTCTGCTGGTGGCGGTCTGGTCAAAGTTACTGCTGCTGACACAACCTCTGGGTACTTGAACAGCAAGATCGTGGCTGGTGCTGGTTTGGCCAGCTCTGTGTTGAACGGTGGCGGCGACGAGGACTTGAACCTCGCGGTCAACGTAGATGACTCCACGATCGAGATCAACGCAGACGCACTTAGGGTTAAGGCTGGCGGGATCGCCGATGCACAGGTAAGTGCTTCTGCAGCTATCGCCTACAGTAAGTTGGCTTTGACCGGGAGCATCGTCGACGCAGACGTAAACGCTTCTGCTGCTATTGCCTACTCGAAGTTGGCTCTTACTGGCAGCATCGTCAATGCTGATATCAACGCTTCTGCAGCTATTGCCTACTCGAAGTTGGCTCTTACATCCAGTATCGTCAACGCAGACATCTCTGGATCTGCAGCTATTGCATACTCGAAGTTGGCTCTTACTGGTAGTATCGTAAACGCGGATATTGCTTCTGGCGCTGCTATCGCAGTAAACAAGCTTGCGGCTTTGACCGCCAACCGCGCAACCGCCACAGACGCTTCTGGCTTCTTGGTTGCCTCTGCTGCTACTGACACAGAGCTCGGTTACCTGACCGGCGTGACCTCCAACATCCAGACCCAGTTCGGCGACAAGCTGTCGTTGAGCGGTGGCACGATGACTGGCATCCTTAACATGGGTGGCTTCAAGATTGCCTCGGTTGGATCTCCGACGAATGCTGGGGACGCTACGACTAAGGCTTACGTAGATGCTCTTGTAAGTGCTGGAAACGTCTGGCTTGATCCAGTCTTAGAACCAGACCTAGTCGACGACAGTCTCAGTACTCCGCCAGGTAGTCCAGTCAGCGGAGCTGCATACCTCATCGGTTCTTCTCCTACTGGAGCGTGGTCTGGTCTAGCTGGTCGCTTAGTCTACTGGGACGGCGCTAGTTGGGTAGATATCCTCGGTCGCGTCGTAGCGATTGGCGACAGATTCGGTATTACGATCATCCACGGAGCTGGCTCCGAGGGTGGCAACATGGCCACTCGCGGAAACCAGATCGCCGAGCTCACCAACGCAACCCCTGGATCCTACGCGTATACTTTTACTACACCTAGTGCTGGTGACGCCATATTCGTCAGCGAACCAGACTCGCAACACTTCGGTAAGTCCTACACCTACAACGGAACCGACTGGATTCAGTTCGGTGGACCTGGTGCTACCAACGCTGGTATCGGTCTCCAGTGGGATGGCAACACCCTGAACGTCAAGCTAGGCGCTGGTATCGTCGAGCTTCCAAGTGACGAAGTCGGTATCGACGTCCACACCTCCGGCGGCTTGTTCCTGACGGTAGACAACTCTGCTGCGAGCTCTAGTAGTGCGGCCCAACTGGCAGTTAGACTTGATGGCAGCACGCTGGCCAAGTCCGCTAGCGGTCTGAAAGTAGCTGACGGCGGTATCTCAAATACCCAAGTCAGTGGTTCTGCAGCTATCGCCTACTCGAAACTAAACCTCGCTGGCAGCATCGTCAACGCCGATGTAGCTACTGGTGCGGCTATCGCATACAGCAAGTTGGCTCTTACTGGTAGTATCGTTGACGCAGACGTGAATGCTTCTGCGGCCATCGCTTACTCGAAGTTGGCTTTGACTGGCAGCATCGTCAATGCTGATATCAACTCTGCAGCTGCTATCGCCTACAGCAAACTAAGCCTTACTGGCAGCATCGTAAACGCAGACATCTCTGGATCTGCTGCTATCGCCTACAGCAAGCTCTCACTCGGTAACAGTATCTTGGATGCGGACATCAACGCATCTGCCGCTATTGCCTACAGCAAGCTCGCACTAACCTCCAGCATCGTAAACGCGGACATCGCCGCAGCTGCAGCTATCGCTCGCAGCAAGCTCGCTTCCGGCACGGCCAACCATGTAGTCATCAACGATGGCTCCGGTGTCCTGAGCTCCGAAGCTAGACTCTCACTGAGCCGCTTCTCTACTGGCGCTTCTGGCTCTTTGCTCATCGGCCAAGGTGCAGGCGACGCTGCCTTCACGGCTATGTCTGGCGACGTAACCATCGACAACACTGGTGTTGCTACCGTAGGCGCTGCAGCTAAGTCTGCGGTATACCTCACGTTCACTGCTGGTGAAGCTTTGACTGCAGGCGACATCGTGTACCTCAGTACCACTGTGGCTGGCGAAGTACTCAAGGCTGACTCCGACGCTCTGGCTACCTGCGAAGGTGTCGTCGGTATCGCGGATCAAACCGTGTCTGCTGCTGCTAGCGTCAGGGTTCAGGTTGCGGGACAAAGAGCTGTTTCTGGATCTGGCTTCGTAGCTGGCGACAGAGGCAAGAGGATGTACGTCGGTGGTACTGCTGGTGCAGCTACTCCAACTGCACCTAGCGCAACTAACTCGGTCGTGTTCTTGATTGGGCATCTGGTCAACCACACTGCAGGTACGATCGTGATCGCGCCTAGCTTGATCGCGGTCAACGACTAGTCCCCGAATATTGGTGCAGTACAATAGAGGGGTGGGAAGTGATTCTCACCCCTTCGTACTATAGAGGTAGATGATGGCCAAGGTAGTAAAACTGATCAGTGGACTCTTGCGGTATCAAGAGCTTGCCTCTTCTGCCTACGAGGGTATCCTAAACGTGGGCAGCACTATTACCGCTGGGACTAACGTTACTTTGCCCACTAGCGGCACCTACACGGACACCGACCTAGTGATCTTCTTGAACGGTCAGCGCCTAAACTACGTAGAAGACTTCGCGTACGTAGGTAGCCCACCTAGGACCCAAGTCAGCTTTACTTTCAATCTGATCGCTGGCGACATAGTTACCTTCCGCCGAGAGATCTAAGGCTTTCGTCTGATACAATACCTCTAGAAACTTGACGGGAGGGTTCAAGTGACCATGGCTTACTAGAGCCATACCTCCTGCTACAGGAGGATGAATCCATGGTAACCCGCATAGATGCCCGTCAGTCTCGTCAGAGAGCTCTGTTAGATCAGCTCTCGCTAAACACAGACGTCAAACTAGACACCCTACTTAATTTGATCAACGACGAGCTGCAGCCACTGCTACGGCTACGTCAAGCGAATCCGTCTTCCCTGGTCCTGAACGTGGATGCCATCTCGGTGACCACCTCGGACTCTGGTGATGGTCACGGCAGAACTAGAACCATACAGCCCATCTCAGGCGTGTTGCCATCCTTCACTCCCGGTAGCATCACCTTCCCTGGCGCTACTGGCGGCAGCATTACCGCTACCGGCGTAACCCTTGCTGCCGCTTACACGCTAACGGTAGCTCCCAACAACTGGATTAAGGTGCTCTTGGCACTCAATACCGACGGCCAGATCGTACTGACCTTCGGGACCACAGGTGCGAGCGAAGCTGCAGCTGGCTTCCCAGACGTGGATACGGGCACGTTGCCAATCGGCTACGTAAGCATGCAGAACGACGGCTCTGGTACCATCCAGAACGTAACTGGCTCCAGGATCTACCAGTTCGCTGGCGGTGGTGGCGGCGGAAGCGGTACTGGTAGCGGGACTTTCAAGAACTATTTGAGCAAGTGGTTCGATGGCGAAGCCAACATTACCGGCGTCAACAACGGCGGCGTTAGTGACACGGGCAACCGTAGTGCGGCAGACACGGTCTGGGCTAGCACCAACACCACCAATATCACGGTAGGACGCAACGCCGGTATTATTCTGCGTGGCAAGAACTCTATTCTGGTAAACAGCATCACTGGCTCAGGTACAGGCTCTACCTTCGTAGAGACCCCAGTGTTCACGCTTGATACCGCAGACCGCGACCTAACTTCTAGCGCTTTCCTCTTCTACGTGTCTTTCGTATTCAGCGTACCAAGCAGCAACGTGTTTGATGTGGTGCTAGTGCGATACAACTCAGCTGGCGTCTTCCAAGAGAAGATCCCAGTGTACGGGGTGTTTGGCAACAGCGGTGCCGTTCCTCCATCGCAGTTCGTCAGCACCAACACTACGAACAACCGCTACTTTGGCTACAGCGCCAAGATCGCAAGCGGCGTAGCTGCCACCGACAAGCTCGCACTCCGTATCCGGGGTCTGGGCAACCTCGGCATGTACTTGGAAGATCTCTACGTCGGCCCCAACGCAGACATGAACAACGGCAACCAAAGGTTCATCGGGCAGAAAGAGCACGCAGACCGAGTCCAGCACAGACAGGGAACTAACTTCCCGCTGAACATGGACCTGACTGTTCCAGGCACACCGCTATCGGTATTGAACAACGAAACCAAGATGGTAGGCAAGCTAGACATCCTAACCGGCACCGGTATCTTCGTGGATACTGGTTGTAACCTGGTTACCGTCGGCAGCATCACTGGACCAGGCACGCTTAGTGGTGCTGGTACCGTAACTAGTATTTAAGTAGGGGTTTAACACATGGCTTTCATACCAGGCAACAGCGGGACTCCGTCTACCTTCCCAGATGGGTTTCAGATCGCGAACGGCACAGTCACCGCGCCTACACTTAGATTCTCTGACACACAGACAGGATGGTATCGATCTGGTCTGAACCAGATGGCGTTGGCTAGCAATGGCGTGCAGACAATTTTAGTGAGTGCGGCTGGGGCGGTGACGGTTGGTCCTTCAGTAGTTGTAGCAACCACAGCTCAACCCTTCAATGTGTTTGGAGGCATAAACAGCCTAGCCACTGGAACGGCCGATGCGGCCCGTCGCCTCATCCTGAACACAAACACACACATCGCTGGCGAAACAACTAGAGGCACAAGAAACAGCAACACTAACACTCTTGGTGGAGCTGCTCTACAGCTGATTGCCAGAACTACAGACAGCAGCAATGCAGTCATATTCCAGACAAACTTGGCAGCTAACGGTGACACCACTGATGCAACCGCTATCGCAACTGCAACACAAGCAGGCGCATGGACGCTGGGGCCTGCTTCGTCTACCAACCTTAATCTGACGGTTAATGGGCTAGCGCTCGCCGGCGCATTCAGGGTTGCAAGAATCAGCTCAGTTTCAGGTACAGTAAACGACTTTGCTTTGGGTGCAAATGGGTACATCAGTACATCAGCTGGTGCAACTACCTTTACAGGGATAGCTGATGGAGTGGATGGCAGAGTTGTTTACATTACTGCAGCTTCTGGCCTTACTTGCCAGATTAATCACCAAGATGCAGGGTCAACTGCAACAAACAGAATTATCACTAAGACTGGCGCAAATACATCAACTTCAGGCGGATTCACGCTAATTTATGATACAAACTTAAACCGATGGGTGCAGGTGGGATAATGACTAAACTCCACGCCGAACTACAGACCGCAAGAATCGCAACTCTAGAAGGAGGCCAATAACCATGGCAATTATCCCCGGAAATACTGGCACACCCGCCAGAGCAGTAGACGGACTAGAGGGTCCTACCGCTGGCTCACCAGTTGTCTTCCCCTCTGGACTCAGTGGTAACTTCGTGCCTACTGCCCTAGCAGACGCGAATGCTACCTTGACCTCAGCTAACTCTATCGTAGTGATGACACCTAGTGCGAACCGAGTTCTCACACTCCCGAGCTCAGTGCCATCTGCAGCGTTCGCCATCACGGTGATCAACCGGTCGGCCAGCTTCACCATCGCTTTGAATGCAAGCGGCGGTGGAACGGTAGCTACGGTGGGATTGGGTGAGGTAACGATACTCAGTACGATCACCAACCCGACGACTACGGCGCACTGGACCATCAGTACCAACGGAGCCGCTCTACAAGGTGGGAATAGCTTTGGCGCTACGATGCTGCTTGGGACCAACGATAGCTTCGGTTTGGACTTCGAGACGAATGGGACGGTGAAGCTGGGGATATCGGCGGCGGGGGCGGTGACGCTGGGGCCTCCAGTAGTCCCAGCAACAAACGGCGTCTTGCATCGTATACGAACAGGAGACCAGGGCAGTACAATTAGTATAGCCACAGCAGAGCATGGAATACTGCAGCTAGGAAACCAGGCAGGGTCTGAAGGAAGTCCGTCTTTAGCTGGCGTAACGACCGACAACATCGCAGGTCTTGCATTTTTTAGTGGAAGTACCGACACCAACACTGCTGGCGATATGCTTTTTGATGTTAGACTTAATAGCAATGCCTCCTTCACTACTACCGGCAACAAAGCTTTCGTCTGGCGGCATGCCGGTTCAGAAATATCCTCAATGACCAGAGCAGGCGCATGGACGCTAGGTGTTTCTGGTGGTACTCCTAACTTTCACAACATCGTTGCCAACATAAGCAGCAACTACGCTTGTCGTATAGAAAATATGGCTGGAGCTGACGCCACTTGCAGCGTTTTAAGGCTCAACTCTAATACCGCTTCTGGTGCAAGAATTCTTTCTTGCCAAAACGCTAACGTAGAGAGATTCAGTGTAGATGGGGCTGGAAACATCGGTTTTGGGAATAGTGGTTCTCTTGGTCTCATAGCCGCAACAGGCGCATGGACGCTGGGGCCTGCAAGCTTTAGCGGAACCCATACTGTAAACGGTAGCGATACCTTCTTCCAGCGCGACTTCAATGGCACCACACAAGTCAGCGTATCCAACCAAGACGCCGGTTCAAGTGTTTACGCTGGATTCAGGTGTAGAAGCAATGCTGGCGATGCTTTTTTCATCAAGAACTCTATTGCCAACACAGCAGGAGCAGCCGAAGCCCTGCGGGTGATAAACGAGACTGGTGGTGTTTACCTTGCGGTTGGCGGTACCTCCTGGCTTGCAATCTCCGACATGCGTCACAAGACCAAAGTCCAAGACCTGGGTAACGTCCTCGCAGGTATCCAAGGACTGAGTACCTTTACTTACAAACTGAATGGTGACGACGGTCTTATTGGAGAGGGACCAACCGAACTCGGTCTATCCGCACAAGAACTCAAGCTTGTTGCCCCTGAGATAGTAAACGGCTCAGACGATACGTCCTACTCGGTGAGCTATGACCGACTGTCTGTAGTCCTCGTCAAAGCCATCCAGGAACAACAAGTCCTTATTCAGTCCTTGTCGGCCAAAGTAGAAGAACTTAAGGCAGAGCTAGATGCAGCCAAAAACCGCATCACAGAACTAGAAGGAGCTTAAAATGAGTTTTATCCCAGGCGGAACTGGAACCGCATCAAGCTTCCCAGACGGATTCACTGGCTCCCCACTAGCCAACGTGGAGACGATTTCTGCTACCAAGGTGCTCACCACCTCGGACCGCAGGACCCAGATTATTACTCCTTCTGGAGCTCTGCGAATTGCACAGCTTCCAGCCACCGCCATCATCGGCGAAGGCTGGTCTTTTATATGTGCAGCTGGCTCTTCTTTCTCACTGCAGATCAACTCCAGCAACGGTAGCCAACTGGCTTTAATCGTGCCTGGGCAGAGCATCACCATCAACGCTTCTTCTGCTACTCCTACCACACCATCCAACTGGTCCATCCAGTCTGGTGGTGGTGGACTAGACCCGGTAGAAGTAAGTTCCAGCGTGGCTTTGGCCGCGAACCGTACCCAGTACCTCTGCAACACTAGCGGCGGCGCTTTCTCCATCACCCTACCTACGGGAGCAAGTAAGACGAGTATCGGCATCGCGGATGCTAGGGATACCTTCGCCACCAATAACCTGACGGTGATTCCTGCTACCGGCCAGACCATCGACGGACTGGCAGTGAACGAGACCTTGGTCTTGGACTTGAACGGTAGCTGGGTGATTTTGACTTGGAGCGTGGCGGACAGCAGGTGGGTAATCCAGAGCTCGGCACCAGGAAGTAGTAGCCAGGCGATCGTTCAGAACGGTAACACCCTTGGCGCAGCGATGCTCATCGGGACCAATGACAACTTTGGCGTCAACATTGAGACCAATGGTACGACTAAGCTGGCTGTATCTAGTGCTGGGGCGGTGACGCTGGGGGTAGCCTCAGGAACACAGGCTCATGTTGTCAACGGAGCGACTCTTACCGTAACGGCTCCTTCTGGCACCAACGCCCAAGTTAGAGCGGATGCAGTCTCACCA